TGGGGGAGAGGGGGATTTTTGACAATTTTCTTGACAATCGTAGCTTTTTTTCTTATGGTGGCTCCGGAAATGGGAAATCCCCGAAATCGGCAAAAACTGAAATTTTTTGTTGTGTTATTCCGGCATCTTGCGGAAACGGCGATGCGAAAATTTACCCCGTTTTTTGGGTGCTAAAAAATCGACAATTTTCTCAATTTTTCGTTTTCAGTCCGAAATCGGACATATCCGCGTCATCAAAAAAACAGGAGGTCAGCTTCAGCATGTCACCATCAATCATCGCGGCGATTGACCCCGGCGCAACCGGAGCCATCGTTGTCGCGGAATCCACCGGCAATGCGGCAAACCCGCAGGTCATTTCCGTCTCGTCGCTCGCGGCAGACCATGAGATCAGCGTGCTTGCGGTCAGTCAGGCGCTCACGCCCCACCTTGCCGACAAGACGCTTATGGTGTTCATCGAGCGCAGTTTCATCATGCCGGGCAGTTCTGTTGTCGCTGGCGGCAACTACCTCGCCGGATATGGTGTCATCATCGGTGCGCTGCTTGCTCTCGGCATCGCGGACAGGCGCGTCATCAAAATCCGCCCGCAGGACTGGCAGAAGCACATCCCCGGCCTTGTCCCTCCCGAGGCGCGGACACAGCATGCCCGTCAGGAGCTTCAGGAATGGCTTGACGCGCACGGAATGACACTGGCCAAGTACCGCAAGGACAGGAGGAAGATAATCAAGGAGAACAGCCGTGCGATAGCCGGCAGGATGTTCCCCGCTTTCGCTCCGGAGCTGACAAGGGTATCATCCGACGGCAAGGCGGATGCGCTCCTCATCGCACAGTTCGCCCATCTTGTAATCACAGGGAAAGTTTCCTTCACTCACACAGAAAAAGGGAGTTCATCAAATGGCCGCAAGAAAATCGCAAAAACTGCCTGAACCGGACAGCGTTCCTCCCCTGCACGCCAATGAAGGCCAACAGGACGCCGCAGGAGACGCGAAAGTCGAAAACCTGACCGTTGACTCATCCAATGAAGAAAACAGCCCCACAGAGGCTCCTGACACTAAAAAGAAGGATGACACCCTTCAGAGTGTCCAGAGGCTTGCGGCGTTTGTTCCGCCGAAACCGAAAGTGGCGGCGAAGCCGAACAAGATGCTCGGCGCACTCAGGAAGGCATGTGGTGATGCCATCACCCAACCGACACGCGGTGTGCTTGTTTCCACCGGTGTCATCGGTGTGGACATGTGCCTTGCCGGTGGCCTGAATTTCGGTTCGGCGCATGAGTTCTTCGGCTTTTCCAAGTCCGGCAAGACGTACCTCATGCAGCGCACCGTGGCCTGTGCTCAGGCGCTTCTTCCGGATTGCATCGCGGTGTTCTTCGACCGTGAGAACGCATACGATCCTCAAGTGCTTGCCGGTGTAGGCATCGACCTCGACAGGACGATTATTGTCCCTGCCAAGGAGATACCCACACCGACCGTGCTGTGGGATGTGTGCGTCAACATCATGGAGAAAATCGACACGCTGTATTCTTCAGAGGAAGCCGAGGCTGTGCAGGCAGAGAAACTGCGCATGAAGGAGCTTCGTGCCGCGGCGAAGACCGACCCGACGATGGCGGCGCAGCTCGAGGCCGAGAAGAAGGCTACAAAGGAGTTCTTCGGTCGCCGGATAACGAAGCGTTCCCCTCATGTCATCATGTGCGTCGACTCCATCCCGGCCTTTGCCGAGAAGGAGGACATGGTCGAGGATCAGGGCCGCCGTGCGAAGGGCTGGCATGCCTTTCTCCGCAGGTTCACCGGCATGCTGGAGGCGAAGCTGATGCTCCTCATGAGCAATCATATCATCTACAAGCCGGGAGCATACGGCAATCCGGAAGCCAAGACATCCGGAACGGCCATCGACTACTACCGTGACTGCGGCATCAAGTGTATGAGCCTGCACAGCATTTATGACAAGAATGATGTCGTCATCGGCAATGTTCTCGGTGTGGAAGTGGACAAGTCCCGCAGAGGCGCTCAGGGAGGGCACTGCTTTTTCCCTGTCTACTACTCCGGTGGCGCGTCGTATTATTCCGGTCTGCTCTCCTATATGGAGTATCTCGGCATCGCCAAGCAGGCTAATCCTGCAACATTCAAGGACAAAAAGGCGTATGGCCGGGTGTGGCCGACATACACCGTTGAAGTTCCCGGCGGGAACATCAAGCTGTCCGAGGAAGACCCTGAAAAGCTCAGGGATGCCATTGAGAAGTACGGCCTCATCCAGAAGGTGCAGGACTTCGTGGACAAGCATCTTTCCATGGTAGCGTCGGGAGGTCAGGCATGATCCCTTCTTTCACTATGGTGGAATATGACGAGGTCGTGAACAGATTGTTCACACGTTTTGCCGAAGACGTGTACCCGATTTCCGATTCAACCGCTTTCGTCAAAACGCATCCGGAATACGCTCTGAAGGTGAAGCGTGCGGCGGAACAGATTCTCGATTCCGGTAGTCAGTGGGGTGCGCTTATTCCCGGTGTCGGCATCGACTGTCTCGGTTCAATCATTACTGTCGGCTGCAAGTCCGGGCTGTACCGCATCCCGAAGGGTGTCCTTGCTTCTCTCGGTTCGCAAGGCATGCGGAACAACGAGCTTGCCAAGTCACCGTACACGCTCCACCGCAGACTGACGCGGATGCTCCTCATCATGGTGGAGAAATACTGCCATGAAAACACACACTGCATCCCCGTGGAGAACCCCAAACAGTTCTACCCCGGTGACATCTTCTATGTTCCTCATATCGTCCAGTACAACGGAGTGGCGATGCTCCCGCACCTCACCATGTCGCTTGGCGGTCAGGAGATGCTCTCATCCAATCCCGGTACGGGGACGGTTGTGAAGGTTGATGTCAAAACCATGAACTACCCCATTGATATGGTTCAGGAGGTGTACCGGCAGAAAAACAGGTTGTTCATCTTCAGATTGGTAGACGGCCCTGCCGATGACCTCGCCAAGCAGTATTACAAGGATCTGGGGGAGAGGCTGAAGAACGAGGAAGACAGGCATGCGCTCGATTATCGGACAACCATGCCGAACTTTCAGGCATAGAATTTGACAAAGTTCTTGACTTTCACATCGAAAAGCCGTATATGTGTCCCTGTGAGTGCACCTTTACCGAGTAATTTGTACTTTCAGCATCATTTTTCAACTTTTCAAACTGTACGAGGTATTTTTATGGGTTACGCAGACCAATCACAGTTCCAGCAGAGCATGACTGCCAGCCGCGGACTTGTACCGTGCATGATGAAGTCTTTCGGGCTTGACTACTGCCCGCACTGCGAAAAGGCCAATCAGCTTTTCGCCGAGTTCAACAACAGCGGCAACAAGGAAATTGAGAAGAGTGCGCGTGCCCTGTACCGCAAGCGCATGTATTTTTCCATGGGCATCGTGTATTGGAGCGGCAAGCCGCAGGATCAGCAGATTTGTCTGGTGTACTGGCCAGCCAACCGTGTGAAGGAAATTATGGAGAATACCAGTGATCAGGCTGATCCTCGCTTGCGCTGGCCGAATCCCGATGACCTTGCCAACGGCCGTCCCCTTGTTCTTCAGAAGTACAAGAAGGATGCGCAGTTCTCCGATTACAAGGTACAGCTCATTCCTGACCAGCATGCGCTCGACCCTGAATGGTGGTCGAAGATTGTGCCGACCATTCCCGATATGGCAGACCCCAAGGCCATTCTTGAAGCGTTCAATACATGGCCGGACAAGAACCGTTTCCAGCCCAAGGCGATGGCTGACGGCGAGGCTGTAACCATCAGGATGCTGCCTTCCAAGCGCAACAGCAACGGCGCGTGCTATGTGCCGTTTGGCATGCTGAACGTGCATTACACGGAAGCCATGACCGATTGGGACAGGGCATGGGAAGAGGCCGGATACGACATCACCCGCAAGGCCGAAGTGTACGCCAAGCTCGGCATGGGCGGAGCGCAGGCTTCCGGTGGCTACATGCAGAATGCCATGAGCGTGCCCGGAGCCGGTATGGCCATGGGCCGCGGCGGAATGGACGACGATCTTCCCTTTTGATGTCGCTGCGGCGAGAAGGAGTAAGTTTCTGTCATGTCTTCAAACCGTATCTGTGGAAACTGCACGCACTTTGTGGAATGTCGCGGAGTTCGTAATACCGATACTCCTGAAATGATGTTCTGCCACGCTTTCACTCTCGACACTACCAAAATTGAAGGAAACACCGATATGGGTATCCCCACTCCTCCCACGTTTGCCGCCCCTGCGGCACCTGCTCCTGCACCTTCGGCTCCCGCTGCGCCTGCGGCCCCTTCTGCTCCCCAGCAGTTCGCATCGGCCACACCCATGCCCGCTCCGGCTCCTGCACCTGCTCCGACCGGCGCTGTTCCGACGCCGCCCGAGTCACCGTTCACTGGTGTCGGAGGCATGGCTGCTCCTGCGCCGATGTCCGCCCCTGCGGCACCTGCTCCTGCACCTTCGGCTCCCGCTGCGCCTGCGGCCCCTTCTGCTCCGGAAGCTCCGGCCATGCCTGCCGAAGCACCTGTTGAAGCTCCTGTTGTTTCCGTTGCGCCCACTGTACCGGCGGCTCCCTCGGAAACTCCAGATGCCGAAATGCCTGTTCCTCCTGCTCAAGTATCCGAAGGCAAGTACAATACCGGCAATCAGGAAGTGGACGACCTGCTGAACCTTGACCTTGAAGGTTACAAGGCGGCCGAGAAGAAGTCCTACATCGCCACGGTGGAGCAGACGCGGGATTCTTGGTACCAGTTCATGCAGAGTGATGTTCCGACGATGGAACAGCTCGAGCATGCCAAGCGTGTCGTCGATGCCTGCGGTGAGCGTCTTGAGGAACTTTCAGCGGCCAAGGCCCCTGCCAAGCGCGGAAGGAAGCCTGCCGGTACGCTTCCCAAGGCTCCTGATGTTTCCAAGATGACGCCCCCGGAAGAAACCGCTGATGCGCAGGTACAGAAGACTGCTGATGTGGCTCCTGTGTGCGATAGGGAAGTTCAGACAAGCGGATGTGCCGAGAGCAGCCAGTCTGTGGAAAGCGCGTCCGCGAGCGTGAAGCTGGCGCTGAACGGCTTCATCCTTGCCTGTGCCAGAGAGATTGTCGCGTCCAGTGTTTCCGGAAAGCATGACGTGGCGGCTGCGCATGTGGAAAACATTGTTTTCGCGCAGCGTATGTACGCCGTACTGGACGGCGCGAACATCCCGGCTCAGGACTGTCGCGGCTAAGGCATCGTTACTGATAACATAAAGACATGCTGTGCCGGAGAGACATGCTCCGGCACAGCACATATGAAAGGAGATAACGCCATGGGCACTATGAAAGATATGACCGTTGAACAGCTTGATGCTCTTGTCGAAGTTATGGAAAAAATCAGTATTTACGAATTCATCTATCTTTCCGCGGCAGTTCATGCCGAACGTATTTCCGGAAAGTTCGTGTTCGATGGACAGAACTTGTACGGCATTTCCAAGAATGGCGTTGATGCCGTGCTCGGCAAGAATCTTTTCCTGAGCAATTTTATGTTTCCCTTTGCCGAAGCTGGCGGCAATCTGTACCGTGCCGGTTGCATTGATTATGATGCAGCGGGCGTGTTCGCTACGGAGAAGGGAAAGCAGTTGTACAGCATGTATATTGCCGAGATTGGCGATACCTATATTGGTGCGACGCTGGACGCCGAAGCCACGCCGAAATGCCTTGTCGACAAGCTCGTGACGGATATCCGTGAAAAGGCTCTGGAATTGTACCTGATGCTGTCTCTGCGCGGTGCGCTGAAAAGAAATCCGCAAACGAAGCGGATTGTCGTTGAGGCCGAGAAAGAGCAGGGCACCGTCTTCTTTCCGATGGCTCTTGACCGTGTTCCCGGACGTGAAGACTCCATCCTTCTCGGTGAGGCGAATGTCGGCGGTGTGAACAGCGAGAGTTTTGCCGAGCTGCTCGATGCGCAGACCGAAGGTGCATATGTGATACTTCGTGCGGCGCGTCAGGGGGATGGTGAGTAGCCATGACATATTCTGAAGCACTCATTGATCGCGCTAACGACTACATTCTGGCAAAAACGCTTGCCGAGATGTGCGCCGATACCGAAGAATGTCCCTTGTGGCATGTGTATGTCGGCATGTCCGACAAGCAGGTGTCGTGTCCGTTCGGGAATACCGATAACAACGTAATGTGCGACAAGATCAAAATGGGAGACTGGCTTGTGGCATTACACACAAATATCAGTTAGCCATGAGCTTACGGCACTACAGGCTTTTCACGGACGGAGCATGCAGGCCAAAATACGGAATTATCGCATATGCCGGAATATTCATGTGGAAAACGGAGATTCTGGAAAAGAATTTCGGAGGAGTGTTCTGCCGCAAAAACGAATGCACCGTGCGATGCGCGGAGTTCGCGGCCATATGCTCCGGAGTGCGGATGGCGTATATGCACCTGCGACGTATCGGAGAGGACACGAGGAAATGTTTTCTCACAATACTGGCCGACAATACGGAAGTCGTGAATAGCATGAAGCGTTTTGCGCTTCCCAATACGGAACGCAAGGCACGAAATTTCGTGTCGGACGCTGTCAGGGATATGGAGCAGAACAGACGGCTGATACTCAGCACGTTCGGCTTTCTCGATGCGTTCGGCGGTTTCAGGTTCATGTGGTGGAAAGGGCACCAGAACAATGACAATCCGCATAACATGTGTGACGCGATGTGTGCGGAAAAAGCTGATTTTATGCAGCGGGAAGCGATAAATATCTATTCACGAGAGGAATACAGACAATGGCAATTTCCGGAAAAAACGCTCTTCGATTGGAAACGGCGGGGTTTCTTGCCGAATACTGCACACAGCAGGCGTACAGATTCGCCAGTCAGGGTGTGAAAATAAACGACGACAGCACTGTGACCGAGGACTACACGCCGGTTATTGCCGAAAAGTGCCAGATTGTGCGAGGCATGTTTACGCTGTGGGCCACGCAGTACAAGCTCGACCAGCGTGACAGGTATATCCAGAGATTCACGTTCAGGATGCGGAACACCATCATGGAAGTTCCGATTGCCATTCTGAACATGCTCGGTGTGCAGACCGCACATCCGCAGGTGCATGTATCGCCCATGTTCAGGATGATGCAGCAAGATCTTATTGCCGAGCCGTTCCAGCTTACGTCCGTCATTGCGATATCTGCCGAGATGTTCTCACATGTCGTTGATGACGTCGTGAAGTATCTGGATGCCGCGCATCCCAAGACACAGAGCCTTATTGAAATCGGCGAGAACATGCGGAAGAAGCTCGATGACCTCCTGTGGTATACGTCCGAAGTCGTCGATGATACTCCTCATTGTGAGAAGGACGCCGGAGAAAAGAAGGCGCTGGAGATCATGAAGGCCAGATATCACGCGCTTATGACAGGAGCTAAATGATGCACTCCAAGGGAGATTTTATTGCCGCAGTGCTTGCCGAGGCGATGATTCTCGAAGCGTGCAAGTTCTCGCGGATGTGCGGCTACATGGCGGATGACGACTTCAGGAGCTTTGTGTCCATCGCACGCCATGACAGACGGATAAACAGGGAACATGACGTGTCTCGCCGCTATACCGAACTGGATGCGGCGCTCAGGTTTCTTCAGCGGCAGACATACACGGTCGTGCGCAACATGTCGTTCATGGATGTTCGTGATGCCGACCGTATAAGGGCGTATCCCGATGTCGAGACGGTGTACGAGGACAGCAACGGAAGTAAAGGTTTTGAGAGCTTTTTCTTTCCTGAAATGTACACGCGTGCGCTCCTTGCCTGCTCGGTATCAACTGCCGCGGCCATCATGCCGTTCGACAAGGAGCTGGCCGACAGGCTGCACAACATGTACCTTTCCGCTGTCATGCGTCAGGCGTTTTCCACGCGTTACGGGGTGGTGATGGATGCGAAATACCATCTTCCGCATATCGAGGAGTTTGCATGGCATGTCAGAGTCATTACCGGCAATCAGCCGTGGCTTGATGATCATGATGCCCGTTCCGGGTATTACATCGGCTCTCTCAGCTACATGACCAGCAACTACGTCATCTGAGTCATTATGCAGCCTGAAGACAGCATACTTGATACCTTGTTTCATGACATTCTTCGTCAGCTTGTATCCGAAGTTTCCGTCCCGCCGTGCATAGTTCCCGTGCCGGATGAAAATGACGGATACATCTTGATGAACGTGCTCATCCGAAAGGAGACCGCCGAGCTTCTTGCGGCGTTCGGCGGAATACGCAATCTGCCCCCGCAGGTTGCGGCAAGGAGTATTCTCGATGTTTTTGCAGCCTACATTCGTAGAAGCACTGCGAACCACAATACGCGCGGCGTATCTGGAGGCTTACGGGAAAGAGATTCTGATTCCCCAGCAGATGCTTGTACGGTTTCTCCAGCAACGAAAGTTCACGACTCTTGATGACGCCAGAGCGTATTTCAGGCGTGTCATTCTCTATTACAAGCAGAAGTATTCCTTTGCGCCGTCATTCAAGCACCTGATCACCGCAAAAATACCCGTTCTCGATTCGCTTGCCGAGTGGGAGATCAGGCTGTACCGCAGGTTTCCCTTTTTCCAGCCGGTTATTTTCACGCCGTCGAAAAATGCGCTCAGCATGAAATACGAGCTGCAGGAGGCGCTTATTGCTTCGGCAGACCTGCTGGATACCATCCGGAAGTTCGGTGAGTTCGCATACACATACACCGAGCTTGCGTACCGCAGAAATGCCGTGTGGATGCTGGAAAGGGCAATCTACACCATGGCGTACAGGGAAATACGCGAAGACAGCGCTTTCGAGCCGCTCACAGCGTGCCACAAGCGGTTCATGACCATGCGGGTGCCCGGAGATGACGACAGAACGAAAGGCATGCCTTGGTATTCGGCTGTCACCGGAGACAGTGCGGTATTTGCTGTCGGAGATGGAACATACACATTATGGGATGCCCTTGCCGTTATCTCCGAAGATACCTTGTGGGAGCGGCATGCCGAAGGATTGGACATGCAGGCGCGTTCCTCTGCGCTTGAAATGGTCACTGCTCGACTGAGAATGCTCGGCAGGGCTGCGCAATTCATCATTTCCGATACACCTGTCGAGATGTCGCGCGAGGCGTATTTCAAGCTGTGCAGCATGTTCCCGGATGTCATGCGGAATTATCCGTACCGGAGGGCCGCATGAGCGTCACAGATTCACCGCTGGAGTTCGTGCAGTCGCAGAACTGGGAATACCGGCTTGCGGGAAAGGAAATAAACGTCAAGGTATGCCCCATATGCCACAAGGGAGAATGGAAATTCTCCATGAACATGCACACCGGCATGTGGAACTGCAAGCACGAGAACACGCATGCCGGAAAGAATCTCAAGGGTTCGCTCGTCAGACTCCGCAAGATTCTCGGACTGACGCTCGATGTGCAGGCGGACAACGCGCCGATGCTGCCGCTCGGATATTCCGAGTGCAGGCTTGTGGATATCGCGCATGACGACCTGATGAACAATCAGGTGAAACTTTCAGAGCTTCTGGACGAGTGGGGCATCACGGAAGATGTTGCACGAAAGTGGAAACTCGGAAATTTCCGTGAAAACAACAAGGAATGGCTGATTATTCCCCATTTCGTCGACGGCAAGCTGTACAACATCAAATACCGCTCATGGTTCGGACTTCCCAAGACGTTCAAGCGCGTTACCGGTGCGGCATCGGTACTGCTGAACGAAGATATTCTCGCACGGGATAATCCGCCGAAGTCGGTATTATTGTGTGAGGGAGAGAAGGACGCCATCCTCGCCACGTTTGCCGGATGTCCCATACCGGCAGTCGGCATGACCGGCGGCGCAGGCACACTGCTTGAACGCTGGTACAACCTGCTTGACCCGGTCGAGACGATTTATGCGGCATATGATGGGGACAAGGCTGGTTCAGAGGGAACACAGAATCTCATCAAACGTCTTGGTTCAGGCAGGGTGCGCATCGTGCCCATGCCTGCCGGAAAGGATATTGCCGATGTCGTGAAGGAACAGGGGCCGCAGGCGTTTCTCGACCTGTTCAAGAAAGCGGCGGAACCAACGGAAAAAATCGTTTCGCATATATCAGGCATCCTCGACGAGATGATGGTCGCCGAGGACAAGCAGGCAATTCCATGTTTCAGTAGGAATATCACACACATTCTCAACGGCGGTGCCAAGGGCGGGCAGGTTATTGTTCTCACCGCGCCGCCGAAGATAGGCAAGACGACATTCAGCGTGATGTGGTGCCTGTATGTGGCATCGGTGCTGAATATCCCGTCGCTGCTCTGGTGTGTGGAAATGCCGAAGGCAGACCTCGCCAAGTACGTCATTTCCGCGCGGTTCGGCACAGGCCGCGCCATAACCAAGGCCGATGTGTGGATGATGCGCCAGCGTTCGTCTGAAATCCCGCTGTACTTCGGTTATGACGGCAATACGACCATCGACGTGCTTACGCAGACGTTCAGGGATATTTTCAGGACAAAGGGTGTGCGCTTCTTCGTGTTCGACAACATCCATTTTATGGTGCGCAATGCCGAAAACAAGGTGACGGCCATCGAGGACGCCATGAAATCGTTCAAGATGCTGGCGATGGACTTGGATGTGCCCATCATACTTATCGCGCAGCCTTCCGGAGCTGGCGGCAAGAAGGGCGCGAACATGAACTACTACGATATCGGCTGGTCATCGTCGTTCGCGTCCGATGCGGACACCATCTGCATCATGCACCGCGAGCGCGTGGTGGATACGGAGAACAGTTTTTCCGACAAGCTGATGTTCAAGGTCGACGCAGGGCGTTATACGCCGGGCGGAACGACATATCTGCAGTTCTTCGAGTCCATGTGCCAGTTCAGGGACTACTCGCACAACGAAATCAAGGCGGCCATTGCCGCGAAAAAATAGGAGCAGCGCACGATGCCCGTACTCTCCACGCTGGAATTTCCTACAAATGACGCCAAACAAAGCAAAATCATCCTGACACGTCACAGAACAGTCGACGATGTGTGGTGCGTCTGGCTGTCCATTCCCGGGAAAGGCAACGCCATAGACTCGATGCAGGCCGTGGAGATGTTCTCGAATCACGGCATATGGGGTTTCACCGACATGGCGAAGCGTGAAATCCACTATGTGCGCCGCGAGTCCACCGAACGCGCACAGATTGTGGCGTTCATGGCGCATGAACTTGACCATATCTACCGACATGCAGGCAGCATCGAGGAGAGCGAACAGCACGCGGCGCTGACGCAGTATATCACGCTCACGGCCGATGCGATGACGGAATGGGAGAATTCATAGCTTTGGGGGAGGTGGATGTATGGTTCCGAACGTTTCAGTTCCCGGGTATGTATCTTCGGCGGTAAATATTGAATCCATGCTCCCGGATGGCCCTGACATACTCAGGCAGACAAAGAAGTGTGCCAAGTGCAAGCTCTACGCCGGGTCATTCCTTCCGCCGCGTATCAATCTCAGGATGGTGCAGGCAGACCTTGTCATCGTCACGGATGCGCCCACGAAACAGGACATCAGGAATGCCGTGTATCTCTCGGAAGAGCCGGGAATATTCCTGATGAACTCGCTCCAACCGTACACCGACATCACGCGGTGCGCGATTCTCCCGGCAATACGCTGTTTCATGCAGCGTGTGAACGCGAAGACACCGGAAGCCCGCGCGTGCTGGACAGCATCGGGCATGGACGCAGCAATCGCGGCGTTCGCCGATCCGTCCACAAGAACGGGTCATCCCAAGCGCATCCTTGCTCTCGGGTACTGGCCAGTGAAGCTCATTACCGGGAAGGAACTGAAGGAAGTCCATGGCCAGATTGTCGAGATTGGTGATGCCAAGGTGGCCTGTCTGTACAGTCCGGCGTATTTCAAGAACAAGAATGTGAAGTACGTCAAGGACAACGATGGGCACTGGATGCTGGTTCCGCCGAACGGCATGGACAAGGCACGCGAGGAATGGCAGCGCCATTCGGCAAAGCCGATAGCGAATCTGTTCAGCACATCAACGTCATGTGTCGTGAACACCAATGACCGTATCCAGTTCCCCTTTGTGCGTGTGGACGAACACGACGCAATGGTGCGCCGCCTGCACGAACGCAAGGGAAAGCTCGTTCACCTCGATGTCGAGACATATGCTTCTGAAGAAGCGAAGATGCAGGGATTGTCCGCGCTCGACTGGTTTTACGGCCCGCACACCTGCATGCCGCTGTGCGCGGGATTCAGTTTCTTTGATTCGCTGGAGCAGACGGGATATGCGGACAATAACAACAAGCCCGACTATGACCCGAACCTTGTTCCCGTATACACCGGGCCGTGGACGAAAGAGCTTGCCGAGGCGATGAACGAGACCCTGCTGTATGCGTTCAATGCCAACTACGATACCGGCACGATGCTTGTGCATACCGGCGTTCCGCTGGATATCTACGCTGACCCGTGTGACATGGGGTACGTCCTGAACCAGACACGGAAAAGCTACTCGCTCGCGTCGCTCTCGCTTGAATATGTTCCGGCGTGGGCATCATGGGGTGATGCAATCAAGGGAAAGACGAAGGATTATTCCGACATTCCGCGTCCGATATTGTGGAACTACAACGCCGGTGACAACGCGGTGTCGTCCGTGCTGTTCTTCAGGTTCCAGCGGCTCATAAAGGAAAAGCACCTTGAGAACGCATACTGGTCGATTCACGCCGGAACGAAGACGATTCTGCGTGACATGGAAGCCCGCGGCGTGCGTGTGGATGAGCGGTACTGGAAACAGCTCTGCGAGGAGCTTACCCGGGACAGGAAGAACGCGCTCGATACCATGTTCAACTGCGAGAGCGTACTGCGCTACAGGCGTGCTGCAGCGACACCGGAAAATCTCAACCCCGAGTTCAATCCGAACTCCGGCGCACAGATTACGAAGGTTCTCCAGTTCGAGTACGGCGGAGATGTTCCGGAAAATAACCAGAGAAATACGCTGACGAAGTGGGTGAAGGAACATCCGGAACACCAGAACACGTTCCTGAACGCGCTGCTTTCCTACGGAAAGATCAACAAGGCATACGGCATCTATGTCGGGTCGTTCAGCAAACTTCAGGCTCCGGACTGGAAGCCGTGCTACCCGATGCCCGAAGAACGGAAGCACATCGGCAACAACGTGATTTATTCGTCGTTCAAGACGAATACGACCGCCACGGGCAGAACATCTTCCGGCGGCGGAAATCCGGTCGGTCTCGGCAAAACCTCGCAGATAAACATCCAGAATGTTCCGCGTGACGGCGGACTCAGGAAAATGTTCGTTTCCCGTCCCGGATTCAAGTTGGCATACGCCGACTACGGACAGATTGAAATGCGTGTTCTTGGCGCATACGCGAAGGAAGAGGCTATTGTCGAAGCCTGCATGTCGTCAGACCTGCATGGTGCTATGGCGGCAAAGGTGTTCCATTGCACGTTCGAGGAAATCATGGCCGAGGATGAGGCGATAAAGAAGGCCGTGAAGGAAGGGGCGAAGTCGGGAACATCACGGCGCACAAAGGCCAAGTCCGTCAATTTCGGCATCGCCTACGGCATGGAAGCTGCAGGGCTTGCCGAGCGTCTCGGATGTTCTGTGGAAGAAGCGCAGGGAGTCATCGACGACTATTTCCGTTCCATGCCGAACGTGAAGAAGTTCATCGATGACACGCACGATTTTGTGCTGCACAATCAGTATGTTCGTACCATATTCGGCAGGATTCGCACATTTGACAATTTGTCCACATCGACTATGCGCGAATCCGTGAACACGCTGATTCAGGCCACGGCGTCGGATATATTTCAGTATGCGCTACAGGCAGAGGCGGCCATATTCAAACATTATAAACTGTACGGGAAATATGTGTTTCCGTGGGCTGAAGTGCATGACGCGAATACATGGGAATATTCCGAGCAGATTCCGGATGACGAAATGCGCGGCATGATGGAGTACGCCATGACCGAGCATGTACGCAGGATATTTCCGCAGGTCGATGATTTCCTGTGGAAAATGCCGCTTGCAGCCGACTGTGATTTTACTTACGAATGGCACTAGGAGGGAAATGCCATGATGTTTGATGCGCCCGACCCGGCAAAGTATGAACGGATACCTCCGCGCACGGTGAAAATCTTCGCGTGGTGTATCCTGCTCAGTATGCTGTTCGGCTTTATGCCGGTTATCCACTGGCTGATTGTGACATGGTAGCCGTCATGCGGTACAGAAACTACGAGGACTGGGAACAGCCGTATTCTGAGTCACGCTATCACACATACATGGATATTGCAGTGCTGATGAACATGTCTGTTGCGTGGGCGCGGAATGACGATACCGTGTTCGACGCGTTGGATACCGGTTTTGTGTCGAAGTATCAGCATGCCAGAAGTGCCATGTTTTCTGGAAGACTGACAGAACTTGACGATGATGCTATTCTTATGGCTGTGGGAGAATGCGTGCGGTGCAGGCCGTGGCGCACATAGCGGGGGAGAGGTATCGTTGGAAATCACACTGGAAATACGCGATGCGGTGGCGAGGTTTATCGGCGAGCGTTCGCGATCCGTGTTCTGGCGGATAAATGTCGAGCTTTCCAGTGAAGATTTTGTTCCGGATGGCATGCTGTGTTCGGTGCAGTATAACGTGCCGGAAAAGACACTCACCGTGCATCTTCCCGAGCAGTGGCCTTCGTACCGTGACCTGAATGCGGTAGGCACAGCGGCAATTATCTCCAAATACATCCGCGGGCACATCAGGTTTTTCCTTCGCGAGTATGTCAGCAGCAATAGCACCGTGCCGATGAAACATGCCGCGCTGGAACTTCTGAACAGCTCGGGGAATATCTGTTTCTGGGGTTTGAATCCGCCGCACAGACGCCTGAAGGCGTGATTTGCTTGAGAAAAATCCACAGTGATCCCTATCTATCGCTGTGGAGTCAATCAGCGGATGGGGCTGATTGTGGGTTGAAACTGGGGACTGAATCCGCCACACAAAAGGAAATCATCATGAGAATATCCGATCTTCCCGAATGGCTTTTTCAAGAGGGCATGCTGGTCAAGCACTGGAAGGGCGGTATCTACTGCATACAGGGCGTGGCGCACATGGCAAGCTCGAAGTACCCTGATGCCGATGGTGCCGTGTGTGTCCGGTATGTCAGAATCATCGAGCCTGACGGCTCCATGTGTGTCTCGAGCAGTGAATACATCCGACCGGCCGCAGAATTTGTTGATATGAAGACGTGGATTGATGAGAACGGAGAAGAGTTCCCCGCAGAGCGTTTCAGGCCTATTCACGCCGTCATGTAATGGTAGCGTTCCTTGCCATGCCCGCATTTTTCCCCTATCCGTAGGTTTGTCGTTACGAAGGAGATGCGGGTATGGCAAGCACATCAATTTCCGAGCAGATAACACAGGAACATCCCGATTACGCGATGCTGAACGAGGCATGCACGCGCTACGCCGCAGTGCTTGCCGCTGGAAGCGACCTGCTGTCCGAGGACTACATCCATCGGCATGTGTTCGAGGACAAGAAGCAGTACGAGAACCGTGTGGAGCGGGCGTTCACCATACCTTTTGCGAAGGCGCTCATCACGCGCCTCGTCAACGCGCTTTATGCGGACGGCGTGCTCCGTTCCGGAACTTCCCTGCGTGATATTCAGGGCATGCTTATCGACGCTACCGGCACGGATGTCCCGTATGACCAGTACATGCGGAATGCCGCGGCAACAGCGATTGCATTCGGACTGTGCCACACGGTCGTTGATTTCAGTGTGAGCGAGGCGGAAATTGCCGGTTCCATTTCCAACCCGATATCAAATATCCAGTCGGAAGGGCAGATACTTCCCATACTCCGGAAGTTCACGCCGATGGATATGACCAACTGGATATACCATCCGCGCTACGGCTATGAGGCGGCGATATTCAAGATAACGAAAGTCGTCGATAACTCGGAGAAGAACTGGTATCTGTACGTCGATTACGATTCCATCATCGAATATGATGAATCCGGCAATGCCCAGACGACATGGAATCACACCCTCGGCTACACTCCGGTGTTCACGCTGGTGAACCCGGGAATGACAGAGGAATCCGAGGCGCTGATGGAGTCCCTGTCCGGAAGCCAGATTGCCGTTACCAACCTGTGCAGCATCATCGACGAAATATCTGAACGCCACGCCTTCAGTCAGCTTACCTGTCCCGATGACGGTACGTTTGCCGAACTTGCCGCCAAGGAATCGGATTACCTGTCCATCTACAACAGGCTCAATACGACACCGAGTGAAATCACGGACGGTAATCTTTTCACCGGGCTTGACCGCGTTCTGCGCAAGGTCAGTCAGTCATCCGTGTTCACGTTCCCGGCAGGAACAGGTCAGCCGCCGTCATTCATCTCCCCGGACGCGTCACAGCTCGGCACGGTCTGGGACATCACACAGCGCATTATTACAACCACGGCAACAAATCTTGGTATTTTCGATGCTGCCGGGAATATCATCAAGGACGTTGCCGCGCCGTATTTCACCAGTTTCGCCTCCACACTCGCCACGCATGAGGACAGGATACTCACCACGGCGCTTGCGTACCTTAGTGGTTCCGGAAGCAAATTTGATTTTTCCGTCACCTACCCGCAGTACCAGAAGGAACTCAACGCCGACTGGATGGATATCGCGGACAGGATAGCATCCGCGAAGTGGCTGAAGGAAGAGGCCAAGGTCGCCGTCATTCAGGGGCTTATCGACACCAACGTCAGCGGTATTCCTGTTGCGGACAAGTCGCAGCTTGCTGATGCGGTGGAAATTGTCGACGAGCTTCAGCAGCAGATACAGCTTGCGCAGGCTACTGGCAGAGCGTCTTCCAATATTCCCGCGCCTGCCGATACGCAAACATCTTCCAGCAAGTAATGCCGCATATCGCGGCATGCACATACACTCACGAGGTAATCTTATGAATCGCATCAGTTTGAAGGCACGCCGGATGGCGGCCACCCTGCTCACCGATTTTGCTCCGTGCGTGCAGCCTTTCAGCAAGGCCGCCGATGGAGAAACAAATCCCGCGCCGAATCCCAATCCTGCACCGAACCCCACGCCGACTCCGCCGCCGTCCAACAATGATTATGTGAACAACGCGTTGTTCCAGCAGGTCATTGCGGACAGGGACAAGGCCAAGGCCGCGGCCGCTGAAACAACGAAACAGCTTCAGGAACTTCAGAAATCCTTTGATGCCATGAAGGGTATCATCGGTGACGACCCCGCCGCGTTCACACAGCAGCTCAACGACCTGAAGGCGTTCAAGGAAACTGCCGAGAACGCGAACAAGACGGAGCTGGAGAAACTCCAGAGCCAGATTTCCAAGCTGGAAAACGAACATAAGCTGGCGTCCGAAAAATCCGCGAACGAATGGCAGAAGGAGCGCGAGAGCCTGACCACCAGCATCAACGAGCTGACGAAAAAGCTCGGCCTGATGCAGGCGTACAAGCGCGACAACGAGCTGTACCGTGCCGCGTCCGAGGCCGGTGCCGCAAATCCCGATCAGGTTGTCATGATGCTGTCGGGCGTGTTCCAACTCGGTGAGGACGGGGAATACTATATCACCACGACTACGCCCAAGGGCGCGGAAGAGAAGAAGTCCATAAAGGACTATACGACTGAGTTCCTTGCGGATGAAAAGAACGCGAACCTGCTGAAAACCGGCATGACTCCCCGTACATCTCCCGGCACATCGCCCGCTCCCGGTACACCCAAGAGCGCATCCAAAGGCGGCGATACGAACACCGGCGGCAAGCAGGGGAATGATGTCGGAAGTTCTCAGGAAACGAGCTTCCTGCAGAAACTCGGCAGGCAGATTACCAACGCTGAACGTGCACGTTTCCGCGCATCCGATTTCACTGATGAGCAGATTGCGCAGGCGCTCTATTATGAGCAGAAGATGCGCGATTCGCACAAGGCGAAGTGGGACGATATCAACGCCGGGAAGGCTCCGCTTCCCGGCGAACGCACATACTGATGCGCGTATGATATAATAAAAATGGCTCCATTGCCTTGTCTGGCAGGGAGCCATTTTCTGTTTCCGGAAGACGCAGCGTGACCGTTGTTTGTTTCAATCCACAGCCTGTCCCATCCACAGACTGACTCCACAACAATGGGTAGGGGGGGGACTGCTGCGGCTTTTCAAAATGTCAGATACTATTCAGCATCAATGGTATCAAGCACGTTCTGATACCATTTCAGTTGCGTTATCGGCGTTCCGGCAGAGTGCCGCTTTCCGGTGTCGAGAATGATGCCGTATTGTTTGCCCAGTTCCGTGAGTACCCATTTCCCGTCAGGGAGCCTGTACTGCAACCCGGCATCGGCAAGCATACGGTTCACAGTTTTTCCTGACAATCCGCCGAGCATCCCGCCAAGTTCGGTGGGTGTAAACAGGTGCTCCTGTACCGGAGATACAAGCTGGATACCTGCCACGGTAAGCACGGACATGCTTGTTTCTGCTTTGTACACGTTGTCCAGTGCAAGCGCGAGCTGGTTCCCTGTCACGCCTGCTGCGGAGAAGATGGCCGCGATGTCGCACAGCGGACGTTTGCCATCCGGCATTCCCGGCATCATGGTGTTCATGTTCTTTGCATTGGCAAGTTTGCGCTCCATCTCATTGAACCGCGCAATATACGCTTCCTTGATGCGCATGGCATCAGGTGTGGTATACCCCATCGTCAGCATCATCATGCCGTCCTTGGTAAGGAGATACATAGGGTATTCACGGGATACGCCATCTCCCAAGTCCTTGGAATAATTTGATAGCTGAAAGTTCAGCTCGACAAATGACTCGGAGCATTTTGAGATCATATTTCTGATATCGGCCAGAACATTCTTGTGTTCTTTCACGAACGCTTCAGCCACCTGAAGAGATGTAACCGCCGGAACTTCCTTGCCGCTGATTGTCATCAAACCAATTTCGACATTCATAGGATGTACTCCAAAAAATTGCCCCCGCAGGGGTAGCGCAGAGCGTCTTTCGACGCTCTCCCTGCGGGGGCAAATATTGATTTCGTGCCTATTATTCCGCGCTACCGGAACGCGCTGAATAATAGGCACGGAAGTTTCAGGTGTCAATCGCAGCTTCGGCACAGGTCAGTCGTCGCAATCAATACTTCTGAACGTGATGTGGTCGTACATGCTGGCAACGTGGATCACGGTACGGTGTATGCGGTCACGGCGTATGTCATTGTCGGCGGCATAGCCGCGCGGCGCACAGACAAGCGATACCTTTGCCAGCGCAGATATGTATTCGGCTATTTTACGAATCTCGATGTTCTCGTTATCGGCATACAGAGGAACGGACTTTTCTTGAATCGTGTAGCCTTCAGAAACAAGTTTGTCGCAGATACGTTTATACGTTTGTTCAGGCATACCTTCATTAAGTACCAGTGCCATCTTTCTTTCCGGCGCAGGCGGTGTTTCAATCGGCCCGTACCACATGCCGCCGACAAGCTGTGCGCTCATGTCCTTGCCGTCGATATATGCAACAAGTTTACCTTCATTTATCGGCATGACACGGACGATATTCGTCATATGGTTTTCATAGCTTTCATAGTCCTGCGTATGCAAGTACAATCCAGAAGTGTCGGGCAAGTTGGTAGTCCATTTGGGCATGATTTCCTCCATCAGTGCAGGACGTGGAAAAGGGACAGTGTGATCATCAATCCCGAAGCGCACAAGCCGATTACAGCCAGCACATTCGATATAACCATCATGCGTATGGACACGCCTTTGGGCAGGCCATGCAGTTTGACCCTGCGATATATTTTCAGCATGGACTTTATGCACGTCACGGAAGAGCAGACGATGATCAGCAGGCATATGCCATACGCGGCAACAGCAGGGCTAATCATCGGATGTTTCCCACAGCACACGCGCACTCGTGCCGTTGTAGAGCTTCTGATATTTCTGGTAGACTTTGCGGGCAGCGTCCTTTTTTTCAGTCCAGTCCACGACAATTTCGCGGCGTCTTCCGGCGGTGCTGGCGGCATGGGCGACAACGACACGGTATTTCATACGAGCATTCCTTTTTTGACTAAAGGCTGGCAAATGTCTCTGCTTCTTGCAGGTATTTTGAGATGGTGCAGGCGTTCATGACGCTTCCGTAGAAAATCTTGTATGTTACGGCACGCATGCTGGCATCCTGCGTAATATCAGGGAGCAGGCTTCCTGCCTTGCGCCAGTACAGGCACAGGCACAGCGCAATATTGTACGGCACGTTGTTTTCCGTGTTCCACTTGTGTGTCTGTTTTTTTTCGTAGAACAGCATGAGGTTCTGCCACACGTCGACGTGGTTGTTCTTCAGCCAGCTTACAAGGTCATCATGGGTCGCCGGTTCTATCTGGACAATACCCTTCGCGGGGCCGCGCATCTGTCTGACATGCTTGCCCCTGTGGCTTTCCGTGGCAATGGTCTCCATGACAAGCCGCGCGATGTTCGGGTCATCCGGCACGATGGCCATCCTGCTGATGATGCCGCATATCGTCTGGAAGAGCTGGTCTGTGCGGATGGTATCGTTTCCCTTCCATGACCACACCTTGATGGGGACATAGTTATCTTTCGCCTTTGTGTACCGTACCGTCCTCGATATGCGGCCTTCCTTCACCGGAAACGGTTTCCAGTCAGGAATAATCTTCCTGACAAGCGCGTCTTCCCCGGCGTCATCTATTTCCGTGTATGCGTCGACGGATTCAATCGTGATATCCGTCAGTTCGCCTGTTTTATGCGACAAGTTGTGCTTATCCGGCATGACGAATATGGCCTTTGCCGCTTCGAGAGCGGAATCGCTCCGCCATACCCTTTCCTGTTCCGTTATGGCGAACGCATCAGGATGCTCCATGCGGAATGCGATATCCATCATGCCGACCAGAATGGCGAGTGCAAGAATGGCGCTCTTGTAAATCATAAAAAATTGTGTGATTTGTTTGCCCATCGTGTTCTTCTCCTTTCCCCCGAGGGATGAGGCTGTCCGGTACGGAAGATTATGTGCTTGCCCGTACCGGACAGCTTCTGTTTATGCGGGCTTGTCAGTGCCGGATACGTTCGTACAGCCTGTCGAACATCGAAGCGTAGTCGGTATCCGCACTCGGATGCGCGAACTTCCAGTTGGTTTCTTCCCTGAGTCCCTGCCTGAACAGCTTCATCATTTCCAGAAACGCCAGTCTGATGCTCGCCTGCTCGGATGCCTCATCCGGTATGTTCGGCATGCACATGTACCGCTGCTCCGGCCATAGCCCGGGTGTGTCGACCATCGAGTCACTGTGCCTTTCCGGAACGCGATTCCTTGCATCCGCGTTCCAGTGCGGCATGTAGATACTGAACACGGGAATACCGGCATGCTTGGCGGCAGTAAGGATGTGCTGGCTCTCATGTGGATATCTGAGGTCACGGATGATGTGTACAATACCGTTCTTCACGATGTTCTCATCTGTACAGTAGCGTGTTTCTTCTCCCATGATGTCATGCCACACGATATGCGCCCATATCCAGCGCGGGTATGCGTCGAATGTTGCTCCGGCTTCTTCCATCAGCGCCCGGAGAGACTTCTCCGGCGTATAGTACACGATACTCTGGTTGCCGCAGTAGGGAATGATGTCGGTCTTTCCGGTGAACCTGTTCATGTGGAACACATGCGCCTGACGGTATTTCCCGGACTGCATGGCCGCGGGAAACGCATCGCGGACAAGCATGTTTTTCCTGTCGTCGAAGAATATCTCCGGATCGACGTTCGCGTTTATGGCCACGGTGCGTTTCAGCGCATTGGCAAAGGCGTAATTGGAGACATACGCGCCCATTTCCCATAATGCTTCGGCAAGCAGGTCGGCTTGTGTATCCTTGCCGGAACCTGCTCTTCCGGAGAACATGACGATAACCGAATCATTACGCATTATGCTCGTTCTCCGCAGCGTGTTCGGCCACTTCACAGGCCGGAGCAAACATGGCGAGCCATTCGCTGATGAACCTTTCCTGTTCCTTCCAGCGTACCGGATTCAGGCGGATGCCGGAAATCATCCTGAAGAAGTAGCTGACGTTGTGAATCGCCCACATCAGTTCGTTCATCCACAGGGTCAACGCCGCGTCCATATCGGCCTTGGCGTCATTGGAATCCTTTCTGCGCACAGGCACGGGAGGGTTTTTGATTGTTGTGACAGTCAGCTCGAAAGGTTTTTCGATATTCATGCCGACAGCGGCCTTGAACACGCTGTTCGCCATGACAAACTCGGCGGCAGCCAGCACACCGCTGTTTTTCCACATGAAGTAGCGCAGGTTGGAGTGCCTGTTTTCGGAACTCTGCACCTTGTTCTGGACTTTCGTGGCGATTCCGGCGGTTCCGGCGGTCATCTTCGCATCTGACGGGTACATGTCGAATACGGCGGTTGTTGATGTGCCGTACCATGCGTTCTTGAACTGCCGCGTAACATTGTCGGCATCCATATCGGCATCGGGATACGCCGCCTGCGTGGTTTCGCTCAGTCCCCACATGTTCTGCAGAACCTTGCCCATGAAATGGGGAGCCATCAGTTCGTGGTCATCAGCCAGTTTGTACTCGAGGTCTTCATGCTCCTTGTCCGACATGCTGCTCATGTCGGAAATGAGGTGCAGGGGAAGCTCGTGTAGTTCAACAGCACCGACGCAATCGCGGCACCCGAGCGCACGGGAAATGCGTTCCATGACCGCCTCTGATTCCTTTTCAGTTGCGCCGCCGATGCACACAAGCTGGTCGCCATACAGGAACACGACAAGCACATGCTTCGGAGCCATGACGGTCTTGGTGAGCAGTTCGTTCCTTGCCGCGGACATGGCGGATGCACGTTCTTCCTTGGACAGAAAGGTGCGCGGCTTGTGCGGATTCTGGACGTTCCATTCCGCAAGAAGCTCATCGCCTTTCTTTTTTGCCAGCAGCTTGCATGCCGCAGCGTTCACGTTTTTCCGGTCGAAGCGATAACCGAGAATCGCATTTTCGGCGACGACAGGATAGTTCGCTTCGGCAAATTCCGTGTCGTTCATGTCGAATGCGGACACAAAACCGTGGGTATATTCGACCATGGGATCGCCGCTGGCGTCATGGAATTTCGCCATAACTGCCGCATCGGCAAACGCGTTTGCGGAGTACATGGGAGTGCTTTCGGCCTCGGGATCTTTCGGTAACAGGCTGAAAAAGCGCCATGTGTACTTTTTCTTCAGTGCGTCCTTTGCCATTGTGTTTTTCTCCTTGTCATTACAGGTTGATACGGAAAGACGATTTCGATCTGGTTCCCATGCTCGACCTCATTGTGCCGCACGGGTCTTTCCATCCTTTTCCGGAGGAGGCATCCGACTTGTTCAGTCCGCCGATTTCTCTGAGCGAAACCTTGCCGATGGCGGACTTGGATGCGTATTGCTGCAATATGGTGGTGTTCACCTTGCGCTTGTTCCTGTACGCCCACACCTGAAGCAGGTCTGCCGTCTCGTCGGTGTACAGAAAGCGGTGGAAGCACTTCTGCGTCTGTCCCGGGCGGTCGATACGCGCCACTGCCTGATCCATGACGGACGGTGCCCAGTCCCACTCGACGAACAGGTTGTGCTGGCAGTATTGCAGGTTCAGTCCGGCATTCATGGCGGTAAGCTGTCCGACAAGCACGCGGAGCTTGCCGTGCTTGAACTCGTTCAGCACGGTTTCCCGCGCGTTGTTCGACATGCCGCCCATGATGATATCGCACATGCGGACACCGTATGTCTGGTTCAATGTGCGCTTGATGCGGTTGGCGGTTTCCCTGAAGTACACCCAGACGATAATCTGGTGATCCTTCCATTCGTCGGTCACGATTTCAAACATCCGTGCCATTTTCAGGGACGGGAATTCGTGAATTTCCCCATCGCCCATGCCGATGAATCCGGAGCTTATCTGAAGTTCACGCATGAGCGCATTTTTCACTGCGCTGGTAAGATGTATGTTGCCGGAGCCGATATTCTGCTTCATCAGCTCGACCTTGCCGTTCGCCACTTGTTTCATGAAGCTGCGTTGTTCGGAGGTCATGCCGAGCGATTCCGTCTTGCTCTCTGCACCAGCTTCGCGCGCGGGAGAGGCCATGACAAGGCTGTTTCTGTCAGCAATGCCCGCAAACAGCGGTGCCGAGGATTCCTTGAACTTGTAGACGGTGCGGCCCTTCATGTCGAAACTTCTGAAGTGTGTCTTCAGCATTGCCGCGTGCGTGAACGGAAACGCATACGGGTTGATGAACGATAGCTGTGCGAACAGGTCATCGGCCTTGTTGCGTATGGGCGTGCCGGTCAGCACCATGCGATGCCAGATATTCAAATCAACGAGCAGGGAAAGATTCTGGTACGTCTTTGTTTCCACGTTCTTGGCCCGCTGCGATTCATCCAGCACAACGCCCATGAACCTGTTCTTGTGGTGCAGGACAGCCTCAAGCTGCTCATAGTTTGTCACGACAACATCGGCGGACAGGAAATCTCTGTCTGTCGGGAACGTCTTCACCTTCGTGCCGAAGAACATCGGAAGCTGAATGCTCCATTCGCGGCAGACACTTTTCGGCGCAACGACAAGCATCGGCTTCTTTTCGTTCGCCAGCGGCCCGAACATCTGCCAGTATTTCATGATGTACCCGGCCATGAACGTCTTTCCCGCGCCCATGTCGGCAAACAGCGCAAGCCGACCCCAGTTCAGGGCAAGCAGGATGGGCACAACTTGATCCTCGCGCGGAGCATATCCATCAAGGCAGATATCTGCGTCGCGCATTTGGTACTGCAATGTGTCCATGTCGTTCACAGGGCGGCCATACTTTGTGCAGTTGGCGCACGCCGCTTCGTAATTGTCGGCCCACTTTCGGATGAACTCGCGATATCCGCGCTGCATCGGAGCGGCCTCACGTCCGAAGAAGTTTCCGCCGTCCGTGAAGATGAGCGGATTGTTGACATACTGACGCTGCTGGTGCGGAAAGTACATGACAGCACACCCTGACTAGTAGATGTAACTGTAGGTGAGTGCAGCACTGCCCTGCTTTTCCGTGATTACTTCGTTGTCCTTGAGCATCCGCATGATGTTCTTTCCGACAACCTTTTCCAGCCCGAATGCTGAGAATGTCGCCGCCTGAACGAAGTTCCCCTCTCCGATTGCTTCCATGAGTCTGGATTTGTCCACTTCGATTGTGGTGCGCCCGCTTTTCATGGTCAGCGTGCCGTAGTCGTTGCCGTACACTTTCCTGTCGTTGTTCACGGCGACAAAGTCATGCTGCTCAGTAACAACGTCCTGCACCATATCGGCAAGATTCTTCAGCGCCTTTTCCGCGCATTTGAGCTGCATGAGCAGGTCGAGCCTTTCCTGCGGCGTGTAGGCAAGAAGATGTACCGTGTCCAGCCGCGCATCGAGTTCAAGCTGCGTGAGCTGTATGGATTCATCTTCCATTCTGACAAAGCGCATGTTCTGAATCATGTTCGTATTCATCGAAAAATTCTCCTTATGGATGTACGGTGTAATCACCGCATCAGTTCATTGTTCCGGTCGCCTGCACGGCAAGCTGACGTTCCTCGACAAGTTCTTCCATCACGGCAAGCACAGCGATCCTGTCCGCTTCACGGCGAGGTCTCCGTCTTCCGGCAACGTAGGCGTAGAAGTTCGCTTCCGTTGTGCGGAGAAGCTGGCATATCTTCCGTGAAGTGACGCCCGGCGTAAGCTGACGATATTTTTCAACAAGGTTGTTGAACTGCGCCGTCCAGTCATCCGAGGCATTGAGCGGCTGGTGCAGAATGGGAAGCTCGTCGGGAAACGCAAGTGTAAATCCTTCCTGCACAAGCGCTTCGTGTGCCCTTGTGAACGCCGCGGCCATTTCTTTTGTCACCTGCCCGTGGGCGTACCACGAGAGAAGCTGAAGAACAGCATACGCCTGCTGCGGAGGGCACTTCGTTATCTTTGCCAAGTCTTCGTAAAGCAGCTCGGCAATGTTTTCGTATGTCTTTCCCTGCCCGCCGTCCACGCGAAGATGATTCACGTTGTCGTTGTTCTTCATGTGCAGGTAGTATACGCGGAGCATGTACTCCGCTACGGGAAAGATGATTCCCGTATGGTACGCTTCCATTATCCAGCGCACGAGACTGAACGTCTCCTTGGGGTTCCAGACATGGTTCTTTGTTGAAAATGTTGCTGTCACAATGTTCCTCCCTACGATTTCAGCCACGGCGACATCAACCATGTTCCCGTAAAGATGAGCGCAAAATAGAGTATCAGATTCAGCATGATAACAAGCGCGTACTCTCCACGATACCAGTGCTCCACACTCGCATTGGCCCATCCGACAATGAATATGACAGGCAATGCGAAAATAAACAGCAGAATTCTAAACACGATTGTACCCGGCCATTTTCAAGGTTACGAACAGCAATATGGCGTCAGACATTGCCGGACTCAGGTTGCCGAGAATGAACGCCTGCGCTTTGTCCGCGTATTCCAGTACGCATGAAGCGTTCGTTTCCGCGGTCAGTTCGTCGCACTCAATCTTCGTGTAACACCGGGATACATTTGACAGGTTGATGGTATCACCTTCACCGTTCACCGCGTGCTTTACGGTAAAACTGAGCGTGCGCGGCAGATACAGCACACCGGACATGTCCTGATTCACGGCGATAATGTTGTGCAGCAACTTGAACTCATCCGGCATGAGTCCCGCCGCAAGCGCCCTGAGCTGTTCGTTTGCAATCTGAGGCATCATAACAATCTCCTTTTTCATTGTAAAGACTATTGTCAAGTGTTGACGCTGATTATGCCAGCATGTCGGCAAGTGTCGGCTGTTCGGGCTGTTCGGGCTGTTTGTTGTCCGACATCGTTGTCATCGAGGTTTTCGCCGTGAAAATGGGCGGCACGAACGACTCCATGAACAGGTACGCACACAAATATTTTGAATCACCAACGAGGATTCGTTGGTTCGTTGTCATGGAGAACGCCTTTTTCAGCAGTTGCACAAGGCTTATTTTGCTGATTCCCTGTGCGTTGCATATATTCACAGCCTCGATGCAGGCGGAGAGAACATCACCGAAAACGCAATGGTATGTCGGTTTGGCATCAGGTTTGCTCCACACCATGACCGATGCCATGTTTGGATAACTTTCGCGGTTGATGTAGCTGTACTTGTTATTGTACTTGCTGCGCAGCCTGACAAGTTCAAGCAGGCCGTCTTCTGTCAGCAGAAAGCCGTCGTCGATATTTCCGACGATGTGCCCTTTAACGATGAGCTTTTCGATCGCCGCTTCAGCGTGTGTCTGCGCTGTCTTTCCCGCGATCATCGACGTTGACCTGAACAGTATGTCCATGAACGCCTTTTCATCCCTTGTTGTCGGGCTTGCGTAATCGTGCATGAGCACGAAGTGCAGCATGATCAGCAGATAGTCGTCAGCTTGTTCCGCGGCCATGATTTCGGTGCGTTCTGCGGCGTTGGAACGATAGCGCATTGAGGTAGGCTTGGTGTTCCGATTGTTGAAGACAATCCCTTCAGCCATGTTAGACATAAATTTGCTCCCTACATGTAGCGGGAGAGCCAGCGCCGCAGGTGATCAAGCGGAGATTCTCCCGGTAAAGGTTGAAACTGGTTGAACATGTCAATCATGCCGCGATCACGCATAACGCTTCCCATTGTGCCGAGTTTGCTGAACAGCAGCCGCTTCTCGACCGCGGAGCATATGAGCGTCCGTTCACACAACGCGGGCATGTTTATCGGAAGTTTTTCAAATACTTCAGACATCAGCATGTGCATTGTCGTGCCTTGTCGATACGCAAGTTCCTTTATTGCGCTATGCTTCTGCCAGTACTGAAACTCGTAAAAAATGGCCCATACGCGGCGGCGTATCTCGCTTTTGTTTATCGGCAAGCTGTATCTGACACGCATGGCATCGAGCGTGTCCGGATTGGAAGGGAAAAAAATGTCGTCACCCTTGGGGATATATGCGTTCCTGTTCGACAACGACGCCCATTCACACCCCAGCACAAACATGATGCGGCACAGATAGAGCGCCGCAGATTCGTTTCTGAGACCGTGAATGACATCGGCCAGTGTGTCTGGAAGGGCCGCCGCTGAAACGCGCGTCAGCGGGCATGTGCAGGCCATTGTTCCGGGTTGTTCTTCTCGTCTGAGCGCCTCGAAAATGTGGCGCTCAGACAGTTCTATTCCGCCCTGACAATATCTTTCCGCGACGCTATTCAGTATCGGGATTGTTTTCCGCGTCAGCAGCATTTTCCTGTCGCTCCATGAGTATTTGCAGCATAAGCTCGTTGTAGTTCTGTGCCAGTAATTCGGCCACCTTTTTCGGCAGGTAGACCGCGGGCTGATTGATGATGCGCTGATCCCGCAGGAGCAGCGGGAGATACACACGCGGAATGGCATAGGTGTACGGCGTTACCCTGATGCGGCCATGCCTTCCACGGGTTGCCGGAAGCACATGCGTCACCTGTTTGGCATCGGCGTAGTTCCTGCACTGCGGGCAGAGCATATATGTCCTGCCGCGTAATGCGCCCTTCATGTCGTTCAGCTTTTTCTCGGCGCATACCGGACATTCGATATACGCTTTACCAACATACTGCCGCATGCACCTGCGCATGTACTTATGCGCCAGTTTACGCATTTTGATCATTCTTCTTCACCTCCATGTTTGTGTACATTCCGAATTTCTGCCAGAGTTCGCAGATACGTTCGTAATCAGCCTTCCACATTTCCCTGTACCGCTCGATATACGCGGTGAATTCTTCCTTGTTCATGCCGTCAGGAATGTTCGCGGCTTCTTCAGGAGATATTGCAAGCGTGCTGGCAAGCGCGTCATTGTCACGTTCCTGATACGTTGTTCCGCCATACCAGTAATGGCCGTTTGCCGCAGCGTACATGGGTTCCATGCTGTTCATGTCCGGGGAGATATTCGCAAGGTGATACCTGCTGAACAGCGTAATCAGCCCAACGGCATCGGCCATGCCGGAATATTTACGCGGCATGGCGTCGAGGGCGATATCGCCATGTCCGGCACCGCAAGATTGCGTACTGCCGTGCGTAAGGCTGATATGCCAATGCCTGTTGCTCGGAAACAGATGCCACGCAAGAATAAGGGCTGTTTCGCAGTCGGCGAACAGGAAATATTTTTCTGCCGTGTAACTCTTATTGCAGTTATTGAATATGTATACGTCACCCATCGGGAATATTTCGGCAATCCCCGCGTCACGGCACACCCTGCCGATATGTTCACGGGTAACGTGCGTATACATTTTTTCGTTGCCGACAACGTAGCCCTCAGTAAGTTCCCGGATTTTCTTTTCAATCTTGTCCATGATTGCTCTCCTTCTTCATGTGCGGCGGCGTTATTGCCGCCGCGTTTTTATCCATTACCCAAGCCGTACAATGTTTGTTTCAACCCACAGCCAGCCCCATCCGCCAACTGACTCCGCAGCGATGGATAGGGATCGTGCGGATTGCCCCCCCTTTATCTGTTATCCAAGCCGCGCAAGAAACGTCTGCTTGGCATGTTCGTATTTTTCCACAAGCGCCGGGTCGTCCAGCAGGTTGTCGGTATCTGCCATGACACAGCACTCGAGACACTTTACGCCCCACACATGGAGCATCCACGCAATGACAGGTTCACTGAAGAAGTCCCGCAAATGTTTCGCGAGAATATCCATGCGCGGCGCGGTATCCTCACGGCATATCGTCCAGACGTTCTCTTTCAGCCTGACAATGCCGATACCCAGAGAGCTGCGGCACAATGCCTGAAATTCCAGAAGCGCCTTGAATGCCAGTCTGTCGGCCTCATTCATGTGTGCAACGCGCATAACCGTTTCCGTATTCATGTTCCCTCCCTAGAGCTGTTTCACGTTCCACGCGTTGCCGTCAATGTCGGTCGCGCCGCATTCCTTCCCGTTCATCACCGCCATGATGCGTTTCCATTTCGCCGGACGGAAATAGGCGACACGTTCCCCGTTGTCGTCAATGGTCGTCATGTCCGCTTGTACCTGTACAACGCCGCTCCCGCCAACAGCGGAAATCGTCAGTGTGGTCAGCACAAGATTCTGCCTAAGCTGTTCACGTTCACGCTCGCGGCGTTCCCTGCGCTCTTTGGCGATTTTTTCCTGTACCTTTTCCGGCATGGTGATTTCGGCGTTTCCCCAGAACTGGACATACTCCTGCAAAATGATGTTGCGGATGCCTTCAGGAAGACTCCGCCATGACATGGGCGTTCCGCGCACGGCGGATACGTGCAGAATATCCGTATGCTCATACGTTTCGGCCACGGCATTGAACGCAATGGCCGGAGTCAGTCCGCCGTTCTTCTTCTTCGCGTAGGTGAACATGCAGAGGCAGTTCAGACTGCCGGGCACATGTTCCCCGTGTTCCTTGACAAGTTTGATATTCCGAGGCGTGCCGTCGATCAGGTAATACGGGTTCTTTACCATGTTTTCATCCTTACTTTTCTCGTTTTGATTGTAAAGTGTGAATTGTATCCCCTGCATATGCAGGGGATACGTCGCATGTGTTGACAACTGAATCGTCGTTTGTATGGCTATATTTCCGTCACGTAGTCGATGCCGGTCAGCAGCCCGGTGAAGCGGTAGTACAGGTCGTTCCTTTCAATGACGTGGTCGACATAGCTCTCCATGTCGATATACGGGAGCACGTCTTCCGGCATGCCGCTGTCGATGAGCTTGTCCCGCATGAACCGCATGAACTCCTCTTCCGTGCAGGTGAGGGACACTTCCCATATGAACTGGGTAATGCTTCTGCGCTCATGCAGGCATTTTTCGATATAGGCAATCGCCATTCCGCCTTCGTACAGGTCGGCGATGGCGAACACGTTGCACGCGAACACGACAAGTTCCGTTGTGTTATTCCACGCCGTGTTCATGATGGGCGCGGTTGTGTACACGAAGTCGTCATCCAGCTTCACAATGAACTTGGCCCAGCCAAAGTCGCGCAGCGTGGTGACTTCAGGCAGATTTTCACGACTGACGACAAACGATTCACAGTAGCCGTCCTTGTCCATCGCGATAACGGTAATGCTCTGCATCTCATGTTCTCCTTGTGCATGGGCGGGGAAGCGCCCCCATGTCTTCCCAGCGATAACGTGTTTTTACCTGTAGATGTAGGTATTGCCGGTGCATATTCCGTAAAATTCACAGAAATCGGACATCAGCAAATCGTCGGCGTACCTCTCTTCGTCAAAGTAGCCGCGGAGATGCTCGGGCAGGCAGGAGAGTTCGTCATCGAGAACTTCCGGCACATACACTTCGCGGAAAAACGCCGCCGTCATGATATCCTTGTCGTCATACTCGCCCACGGTCAGCACACGCTGGAAATCAATGCACGTTTCCACGAACATAACCGGAGTCGCGATGCTCGGAAGTTCGGCAGTCTCCAGCGCGTCGGCCAGAAAATACAGGGAATCGCACAGCCAGCCGTTGTCCGGCGACACATTGCCGTTGAACCGGATATTGAGCGCGGCACGTTCCGAGTCATCGCATATCACGAGTTCTGCGTTGTCGTTGTCCAGCTCCAGTTCCCATTTTTCGCACATATCCTGCGGAATGTACTTGCCGATGTATTCCGCGATTTCGTCCGTGTCCATGCCGATGAAATCGTGCATATCGACAACATGCTTAACGCCATTCGCAAAGTAAAACACAACGTTCATGTCCAGCATAACATAGTCTCCTTATGTATTTGAGTAAACTCAATAAAATCTGGTTCACTCATTTGTTGACAAAGATAATAACAAAGTTGTCAACAGTTGTCAAGAACTCATTTTTGCCAAGTTATTTCGGCAACTTACAACAAACACTTCTTCAGAAGTCCGCGATAGTACCTGTCACGCTTTCCGCACAGTTCCGCAACGTGGATATCAGCGTAATATGCGGCATCGGCGTAGCTGTTATACCTTTTGCGTTCCTTGCTCCCGATGAAGCGCGGCCATTCGCGCTTCATGTTCTGTGTTTCCCAGATGTTATACACAAAGCCGTCGCCCATTCTCACGATTTCCGTTTCGTACATTTTGTGTTCTCCCGCCATATGTGGAAAGAATTTCAATCCGGCCCCGGGAAAAATCCCTGTATCGCGCGTTACCTGTTCTCCTCACGGCAGAAGCAGTTGTTCTCGTTATCCCACGTGAAGCCGTGCATACGGACTTCCGTGCGCAGCTTGCCGTCCTCCGTCACCTTGCCGCGCACGATAAGAATCGTCTCGTTTTTTCCGTCACACCGCATGTTCCAGCGCGTGATCATGCCGCCGTCCTTCGCTCTTGGCCCGCCTGCAAGCGTTGTTTCTTTGCCGTCGATGAATGTTTCCTGCCGGAAATTGCGCATTGCCATAATAAACACTCCCTGTTTGAAAAGTTTTGTGCCTCACACATAAAAACGGGCGCACAGACTTTCACGTCCATGCGCCCGTCATGTTCCGTTATGCGGTTCTGTTACGCCTCATTCATCAGGCAGTTGTATGCAGCCTTCGTCCCTTCAGCCGTCGCGGTTTTTGCAAGTTCACCCGCGATTTTCGCCGCTTCCGTCCTGCTGAACTTTCTTCCGCATTCCGGCACGCCGACGAGAATTACCCTTGCCGTTACCTGCGGATAACCGCCTTCAGTTTCCGCGTAGAATCGTGCGGCGGCAATCATGTTATTCTCACGTCGCACAAGTTCCGTTTCTCCCTGCCACGGTTCCACGGTGCGCAGTTCGATGCTGTGCATGGCAACGGTCAGCTCGACGCGGATATCTTCGCGCATCTTGTCGAGTTCTTCCCTGCGCTCCTTAAACATGTTCAAGAAGGCGCTATACGCGGCAGTTTTCCCATCGGAAATGGCGTCCGCCAAGTCACTGTATCCGCTTGCGCTGTCGATGATTTCGCAGTTCCCGTGCATATCGACGCTGTACGCGCTCCATTGCAGAAGCTGTCCGAATGCCCATGCGGAGTATTCCGCGACGAGTATCCGTGCGGAGTCCTCTGGTGCGCTGTTGTTCCTGTCTTCGCAGTACAGGAAAAACTTCGTATCGCGATATCCGGCGTATTCTTTTTCCAGCCTGTAATAGTCATAGCCTTCGCTCACGAAGTAGCACGGTATTCCGACCTCATCGCAGAGCAGCTTGACGTGTTCAAATACGGGATCATCGCTCGGCCCGACATAGGTATCGCTGTCAGCATCGAAGAAACGCGAGTCGATTTCAGTCTCACGCGCCTTGTACGCGTCCGTGTCTTCCACCACGCGGAACAGGTGTTCCATTTCGCCGCACAGTTCTCGTCCGGACGTTTCCGCGAGTGTCCAGCCGAACCAGCCTTCCATCGGGTTTTCGCTGATATCGTCGTTTTCGATAATGCACAGGACTTTTCTGTCGACATCGGCGTGGCTCCATTCATACGCTTCAGTTACGTTATTGCCGCAGGGGTACCTGTTTTCCTTGAGTTCCTTCATGCTCAGTTCACGTTCGACGATTTCGTTCATGTTCATGTCAGTATCTCCTTTTTGCATGGGCGGCAGAGGCATTCTCTCTGCCGCACGGTTATACGCGTTTTTTATTCTTACGCGGCCTTTCTCGGTCTTCCTTCCGCGTAAACGACAGTCACGCCGTCGATCACGTCCGTGACGATTTCGTAGCCGTTCACGTAATCGGCGTGCCGCGACAATGCTCTTGCCACACTTTCGCCGTACACTTCCCGTCTGTCCAGAAAGCCGTCCGCGTATCCCTGCACGGTGATGAACAGATCGTGTCCGATTGTGCTGAGCATCGCATCATCAACCCTGTCGAGCCGTTCCGCGATGCTTTCCGGCAGTTCGCCTATCCAGTTCGCACAGAAGTCGTGCATGTTTTTCACGTCCGGGACGTAGTATTCATGTTCAGTCATGTTGATATATTCATCGTTTTCTCCGTCTTTTTCGACGAATTCGAGGCAGCCCATCCAGCCCCTGAATATTTCACGCACGATCCTGTTATCCGCCCGTGTCAGTCTGTCGAACATGCGTTCATACGTTTCCATTGCGTCATTCATCGTCATCGCCCCCGTACATGTTTTCGAGTGTTTCCCAGCATTCCGCCTTACTGTAGAACATGCCGATGTTTTCTGTCCTGTCCAGATATCCGGGCATTTCCGCCCATCCCGTATGGCCGTATTCAACCGTGATATCCGCGTCCCTGTCCGCGCCCGTTATCTGCCGCAGTTTGTCCTCATCCGCGTCACGGATGATTTTTTCCGCCGTTTCGACATCCACGTCGCACATGTTTGCGATATCGAGCGCGGTGAAGCAGGAAACGCCCTCATGAACGTCATCCGCAACGACGCACAACCCGCGATACACATAAGCGGTCCAGCCGTTGCCGATATCATGTTTTTCAATCAGCATATCTTTGCACATAACGATTACCTCTCTTCGTTTTCGAGTATTACGCGGTGGATATCGCCGAGGAAGGCGTCGAAGCTGTCGGCGTCGATTTCCCCGACGAACACGTCCCCGTCATAGAGCAATGCTTTCACGCCGCACATACCGAACACGGTCATCACGTCACTGCCGATCTCAAGTCCGATTTTCCCCGCGTATTCCCGGAGCATCGCCAATGCCTTTCTGCCCTTCCGTGTCGCAAGTTCTCCGACGATTCTCTCCCTTTCCAGCGCCTTCACCGCGTCAGTCTCGTCCACACCGCACGCCCTCGCGATATCCCGTACCGGCCACATTTCCCACATGCCGTTCACTTCCACCTCAATCCCCCGCCCATACATTACCGTGTACCGCACAACTCACCTTCCCGATACATATCCAGCGCGTCCATCAGTCTGACCAATGCCTCTTCCCGTCTTTCAAACGCGTGTATTCTTCCCACAATCCCGCGCCTTTCCCGCGCATTTCTTATCCCCTGATTTACCTCGTCCAGTTCCTGACACGCTTTTACACGTTCGCCGTACAGATACGCGTACAGAAACTCGAAATCCTGTTCCAAGCTCTTTTCCGGATTCATACCCACACACCGCCTTATGTATTGCCGCGCATACCAACGCGGAATAAAAAATAAAAAAGTCGAGTTCAGTAAAAAAAGAAAATCCTTTTCCCGAACTCGACGAAAGGCAGTATAGCCGAAAATTCCATCCAAGTCAAGCCCAAAAAAATCCAATTAGTTAGCAAATTCAAGCACTTACGCATAATACGCTATACATGTATCCCATAACGTATAGACGCATAATATGTAATCGTAAACCATAATCCGTCCATTTACGGTTTACATATTCCGCATACCACATAACGCCATACCCATCCCCCCCCTTCACACACTCCGCACATATTCCCGCAAATGCACACATGCGCCGGAATACTTCCCACATGGAAAAACAGCATGCCGCATACACACACTCACCCGGATTATCCGCGCATGCACAGAACACACCCATAACTCGAAACAACACCATATGCGGGCAATACCAACCAGAATTACCCCCCCCCACCATACACAACCAGCAGAACATACCAACGCCATATGTGGGCAATACCCATCCGGATTACCCACATATCCATACGGGAATACATATTCCCGCCATGCCATGCCATGCCGCATATCGCATATTCCCGCCATGCCATGCCATGCCGCATATCACGCGCGGCACGTTGTTTCCGGGATATGTAAACCACGTTATGCCCACACACGGTTTACATTTGCGGCAAAGCCTACTGCCGCAACGATATGGCGTAACGCATAACACGATTTCGATCCGGTGGCGCGTCCGTTCCCGTAAGGCATGCTGTGCCATACATACCGCGGCATGGTTTACAATCCGGCCCAGCGCGTCCGCCTGTAGGAAGCAGCACATACTCGTCTTGCACATAGCGCGTGTTTACAGGGATATTCCCGCTATATGGCCGCGGTTGATGATGGGATTTCCCCCCTATATAGCGGGAATTCATGCTTGAAGTTTTTCATGCCGTATGGAGATGCGGCATGAAACAATGAGTTTCCCTATATAGTGGCGGTTCGTATGGGAGGAATGCGTTATGCGCTATATGCAGGGGAAACTGATGGGAGAATGCCGCCTCATATGCGTGCGGATATGGTGGCTTGTACAGAAAAAGCCCCAGAATTGATTCTAAGGCGTATTTATGTGTGAAGCCTTATGCTGATATGGATTTTGTGTTTCCGTGTCTGTATGAGGCTGCTAGATGCGTTATTTGCGTATGCGCCGATTATTGCCGGTGTGAGGTTGTCACCTCATATGCGCGGATATGAAAAAAGCCCCGCATGGAATGTGCGGGGCTTTTCGGTGTGAGGTTGTCACCTCATATGCGCGGGGAAGGGATCAGAATGGAACCGTGAAAAGGATACCTTGGAAGTACATAGAGAAGGCCATGATGGAACCGATAGTCGCCGGAAGAAGAATTTTCATGCTTCTGAACCTCATTTTGAGGGTGAAAAAGGGGGTGAAAAATGGCCGCGATTGTCAACACATGGGGAAAACGTGCAATCTTTTTCCCGGGAAACTTTTTTGAAATTTATCCCGTAAACGCCCGCAGGAAAGGAACTTGACAGGATTAGGCAACTTTTTGAGGCCGCCTTGGATGGGCGACTGTAGCGTAAAAAGTCAATGAAGTTGCCCATGTATCCTCGCGCGTGTGCGCACACGCGCGCGCAAACGAGCCATGAAAGTGTGAAAATGGGCAGAAAATGGACGATTTCACAATTTTTATGACGGGAAATCGTTGCCGCAGTAGGACTAGACGGAAAGTTGCCTAATCCTGTCACGGCCATTTTCATGAGTGATGCCGGTGTTTCGGTGTGATTCCGGCATCACCATGCCCATTTCAGGCGCTTTCATGGCTCCGGCGAGCTACCAAGACAGGCAATCCGGAAGCTCATCGAGCGTTGCCGCCATGGGGAGCAGGTCAGCAGCCAGCTTGAGACCCTTCCGCAGCTTTCTGACGGCCTTTTGAGGTTCAGGGCATGCCTTGGCAGCCATTGCCAGCTTTGAAGCCTCTACGGGCGTGCCGGCAGCCTTGTCTGACTTGGCAACGGCAGGCGCGGCCTTGTTGAGCAGGCGGGAGAGAATGGCGGCCTCATGGGAAGAGAAAAGGGACGTGTTCATGGCAGAAGTCCTTTTGCATGGCCTGCCCAGAAGAGGCAGGGAAGAGCAGGCAATCAGGTGGCAGGAGAAAGGCCGTTCAGCGGCCTTACATTTGCCGATTCAGTTGTCAAGTGTGTATTGTGGCCCATACTTATGTATGGGCCATTTTGGCATGAATTGCCCTATCCAGCGAGCTTTTCCAGCATGGTGAAGAGCTGGCCCATCTTGGCTTCAAGGGCGTCCATGCGGGCGTCGCCGGAAGGCGCGGCCACGGGAGCTGAAGCAGGAGCGGCGGCAGCCTTGGCCATAACCGGCGCAGCCTTGGCCATGCTCTTGCGCTGGATGGGAGCAGGCACGGTCTTGGCAGGCGCGGGAGCGGCCTTCACGGTCTCCCTGACGGCCTTTTCCGCTCCAACCCTACCAGCGGCAGGGGTACCGCGCAAACGCGCTTCTACGGGCCTGCCAGCGGCCTTTACGGGCGCGGTCTTGATAACCGGCGCATAGTCCTGCCAATCACACTCTTCATACACTGCCTGCACGGCGGCGTAATCTTTGCTGGACGTGCCATGCTCCAGCCCGTAATTCCGCAGAATCAACGCGCCCGCGGCCTTTTCCGGATAAGGAACGCCCATATCCTTACTGGCGTTAATAAGCGCGGCTATCTCATCCATGACGGAAATCGGCAAAGGTTCGCCATCTTCCGCCGTTACCGTGATCGTGATACGGCGCGGCAGTCCACCGGCAGCCTCAAGGTTAGCGCGGGGAACGTAAAATTCAACGTCGCGCCTGCCGCTTCCGTTCTCCGCTACGTAACGGGCGGAAGTAGCGCCAGAACTTGCCGTCCGGAGAATGTAAGAGGCTTCCAGCACAGGAGAAACAGTCTGAGCAGCGGAAATGGTCTTGCGAGTAGCCATAACATAATCCCCTTGGATAGCCTGCCCATAAAGGCAGGGATAAAAAGAATAAACAAGATTTTCAGGGAGGCGGGGAGCATGAACAAGCCATGCTCCCCCTGACGGAAACTTACTTTACGTCCGCTTCCGTCAGTCCGTGTTTCTTCAGCAGAGCCGCACGGAAAGCGGCTTTCTGTGCGTCCGTCATGCAACGCTTGCCGAGCATGGCCGCGCGATATTCATCGGCCATAACGGCATTCCATTCTTTGCTAAACTCCAGAATGGACTTGCGGATTGCCAGCTTGCGGAACATGGGAACCTCCCTCTGCATGTGCGGCAGGATTGCCGCTTTCGCGTAGCGCCCTATTGCGCATCGCGTGAATACACAATATGCAGGCAGGCATTACTTGTCAATAGTTTTGTCAAATATTTTTTGAAATATTTTTTGTGCAATAAATTTCAACTAGTTATAGATATGATATCCCCCCTATGCGTCATGCTGGGGGGAGGGCTTTCTTTGGCCCATGCTGGTAGCGCGGTATTTTTTGAAACTGGTGGTTACAATAGCATTGGCGGCTGTCACCAGTAGCTGCCTCTAACAGATGTAGAGAGCAGCTTTCTTTGGCTGAATATTCCATATGTGAATAACAGCTTCACGCCGGGGGCTTTCTTGTGCGGCAGATATGAAAAAGGCCGCCATGGTGTGTCATGGCGGCCTGTGTCCGGCTGTGGCGGACATGGGGTGGCGGTCAGTCTGTACAGGGATTACCCGCGGCTGTTGTTCCCTGTTTTTGCTGCTGTTCGGCTTCCCATATTTCTCTGGAGAGCAGGGATGTTTCCGGTGACTGGCTGAGCGGCCAGATATCGACAAACACATCGGTGACGAGCATCACGACGGTGGCCGAAGTTGCTGCGGCAGGGTATTCCCATGAGAATGTGTCGCTGTTCCACACCGGCTGCGAGAGGTACAGGTAGACGGATTTGTCGCTGTCCATGGCGAGCCATTTCCATTTCGGGTTGATGGCGGGCCAGATGAGGTCGCGGTTGGCGATGTATTGTCTGGTCGGTCTGGTGATGAGCGTGTTTTTGTCGATGGTGTCCTTTTCCCAGAGGTCGAGGTAGTGCGGCTTCAGGGTGAGCTTCGCGGCGAGGTTGGAACGCTCGACGCTCCACATGATGCCGATGTATGTCGGCGTGTCGTCACCGGCATAGGCGAAGACGGCGTTGTTTGCGCGGAAAATGAAATTGATATCGGGGTCGAGCATGTCCCACAGGCGGGCACGGTTGATTTCGTATGATGATGTCATTGCTGCTCCATGAAGTTGATGATGTTGTGTTCCACGGCGTCCCTTTTCGGGAATCTGCCGCATGAATGCGTTTCCGGGCAGTACAGAAGACCGTGGCATTTCGGGCGGAGAAAATCCGAAAGATACGGGACGGATTTGCGGACGTTATCCGCCATTTCGTTCGCGATATGCCGTATCTCCCACTGGGCGCGGCAGCACATCCGCTCGCGGCAGAAATGGATGAGTTCACGGAAATTCATCGTTGTGACAATGTTCGATGTGACCCCGGAAGGAAGCACATATCGGGCATCCTCGGCGGGGACGCCGCTCTCAATGAGCCGTTTGTACGCGTTGAGAGCGGCAGTGTACGCATCCGTGAAAAGCTGCTCCATGTCCGGATTGCCCTTCGCGGATTCGGGAAGCGTGAACGTGCAGTCGTCAAACGTGATGTACCGCTGACTCTGCTGGCTGTACGACGCCATGCGGTGACGGACAAGCTGGTGCGTGCAGGCACGGGATGCGTTCGAAATGAGAAACGTGAACGACGCATGCTCGAATACGCTCATGTGGCCGCTGTCGTGCAGCTTCCACAGGAACTTCGCCGTGTCGAATGCGGCAGTGCCCCGTATGGATGTCCTGCCCGGCAGATAACATTGCCGTGCCGATGCCGCGATAACATTCAGCGCATCCGGCGTGCAGGAAAGAAGCTCGACATCAGGCCGGTTCACAATATCCATGTGTTCTCCTCCATATGATGGAAAAATCAGTCGGCAAGCATGTACAGCGCGGCAACGGTAAGGGAAGCGATAACAGCAGCGCCGACATACGCAAAATCAATGACCCCGAACATCGCAAGTACGCAGGACGTGCCCTGCATGACGAGAAGCGCGGCAAGGACACATTTCATGAATCTGTCCATGTGCGGCTACCTCGGTGATGCAAAACGGAGCGCAGGGTCAAGCTCCCCCCTGTTCACCGTCACCGCCATGCAGTTCTCGGCAGGAACGCAGTACATCCTCGGAATGACGCCGTTCCTGAATTTCTCGACGCCGAAACCGAGATCGGGCGTCACAATGCACCGCGCAAAGTTCACCACCTTCTTCACACTGAACAGAACACGCTTCGTCTTCCCGTCCAGCGCGGCATGCCCCGTTCTCGCAGGGAGCACATCGAACGGCGTCGCCAGAGGCGGAACGACACACAGCACCTTGCCGTAGTCGAACGACTTGCGCCGCTCCCCGACATACTCGACCGTCATTCCCGGTACGAAACCATAATCGTCATGATCATGCCGCGCATACATGCTCGTGTCATTCGCGGCAAGGATGTAGTCGGCGTCCATGAGCGCCGTGCCGCGCAGGCTGTATTTCCACAGCAGCGCCTTTCCGGAAAACGACGCCGCCTCGTTCATGTAGTCGATGTCCACCAGCGCCCCGGTCGTGCAGGACAGATAGGCATCCACATCCATGCCCACACACGGCGTTCGCGGAAGAACATAACAGGTGAACGCATACGGACGGAGTGTGCCGTCATCAAAGAACAGCAGTTTTTGCAGACTCATGTCTTCTCCTTCAATTTATGACCGAGAAAGGCCATGTGAGCGCAGAAATCACCCCACGAAAGCATGGTCGTGTCCCAACCGGAAACAACCAGCGCAGGGTTCACGAAATCCCATGAATACGGGAGATACTCGCCGCCGCGGAGCAGCAGACTCAGTGCGCCGAGCTGCTCCGCAACATGTGGTAGTTTGGGGTCATCGCCGGTGTCGTTGATGCCGTTCAGGACGCCGAGAAGGAAATCCGCGTCCTGTTCACGGATTTTTCCGTACATCATCGCAACGATGTACGTCCGGGAGAAATACTCTCCCGGGGGAGTCTCTTTCCGCCACATCTTGTGGCATTCGCTTTCCGGAACAAGCTCATTCTGGATAAGAAAACAGTCCGAAAGCCTGATGCCTGTCCAGTGATGCGGCAGAACAAGCGGAATCTGAAGCCGCAGGGCGACAAAGTTCCGCAGGAACAGGTCGATGTCCACGTCATGTTTCGAGAACATCAGGCCACCTTGATCCGTTTGTCCATCAGCATGTACGCGGCCTGCTTTACACGCTCCGGATATTTGCCGATGTCGTGCCCGCTCCCCTGCGTGAGCATGGCGTCGTCCACCAGTGATTCCGCTGAATACACAGCCAGATTGAGCCGCCGTGCTTCCTGCCTGCGATGCAGCAGCGCTTTGCACATCGCGTCAAAGAACTCGTCGGGAACAACGCTCTCGTTCTCCCTGTAATACAGGAAGCTGAACATCAGGAAATAATGTTCGAGCATGCCGATGTTCCCGAACAGGAGCAGGTCTTTGTGCATGATGCCGTCACGCAGTATGTCGGCCTTGTGGTACGCCTGCGCATCGTCGTAGAACTCGGGCGCAAACCAGTTCCGCATGTACGACCGCAGGTGCGCCGTGTATTCTTCACGGCAGGTCAGTATCCGCAGCACAGGGGTGTTCTCTTCGTGCAGAACATGCAGGTAGTACGGTGCACCGTAGGCGAGATTGTTGTCGGCAAGGTAGCCCATGCCGACCGCGATATGCGGCTGGCTTTCGAGCGCGGGCAGTGCCGCGGGAGAAACATACAGTGTCTCCTTGCAGCGCCATTCACCGGGAATACCGGCAGTGTTCGGATTGGGGAACGACACGCTGTCGTCAGTTGTCGAGATGGTTGAGGTCATACCGATACTCTCGGTCACATATCGAGAGGGATGGCGACAACATTGTATTTGTGCCATATTTTCGTGTTTTTGAAGCCGTATTTGAGCATGCTGTCCATGATGCCGAGAACTGTCATCTTCTTTATCAGCTTCACACTCTCCCGTGTGCAGCAGTAAACGCTGATGACGGCGCACCGTGATTCTGGCCATGTGTGCATGATGGCGTGGCTTGATGACAATATTGCACACGCGGTCGTCCCATGCCCGGGAAAGTGGTGCTCTGTGTACTCCACAATGTCTGTGTCCAGATACTCGGCAAGGTCGATCAGTATGTCGCGCACTTGCATTTTCAGCTTTTCATCGAGTTCATGTGCGGAAAGCTCATCAGAAAAGCGCATCCTGATGGTCGCTTCGCAACCGAAGTTCACTCTGCGTTCGGCGCTCATTTCCCGGTACTCCCGAATCCATTGGTGCCGCGGTTCGTGACGGGCAGTTCTTCGGCGGCCATGATGGTGACATTGCCGTTCATCTGAAGAATGAACTCTCCAAGAAACTCACGGTGCTGCCCGCATGTCCGCACGGTACATTCCTTGCCGTCCTCGGTAAGGAAGCTCGTGTCATCACGCAGGATACGGCACGATGCCACTGGAAGAATAACGAGCTGCGCAACGCGCTCATAGTTTTCAATGTACGTTCCGGTGCTCAGGGTACTGGTCAGCGGAAGCATCACTTCACCACGGTAGTCGCTGTCAATGACGGCGACTTGATTGGCAAGACGCAGACCTTCTTTTGCGCTTTTACCGCTCCGCATGCAGATAAGTCCGACATAGCCTTCGGGAATCGCCAAGGACACACCGGTACGCAGCATGCGCACGACGCCCTTGGCAAGCCGTGTGCCGCGTGATTTGCACCCCTCGAGACAGACGCGAAGGTCAATCCCGGCACTGCCGTCTGTGGCATAGGCAAGTTCTTCGGGAAGGTTTTCAAGGTATTTCACATACAGCACTGGACGAGTGTCTTTCTCGGTTTCTTCCACGGGCTTTTCCGTAGTGCCCGCATTTTCTGCCGCGGCCTCATCAACGGGCTGTTCGTCGGCAACGCTTTCTTTGTCGGCGGCAGGCATATCATCAATATTGATACCGGCAACGGCAGGGGCCTCATCCTGTACAGTTTCCTGCGCATCGGCCTGCACCTCGGCGGTATCCTGACTGTCCGGAATGTACTTGGTTTCGGCGAGAATCTCCGGACGGGCGTATTCACGTTTCGCAAGTTTTGCCATGGTGATGTTCTCCTTGTATGGCAGATAATAAAAATGGTGACGTTTAATTGTCACCATTGAAAGCCTTGTTGTGGAAATCTGTATACCCTGTTTGTGGGTAGAAGTCAAGATTTACCCACATCACTGTTCCTGCTTCTGTCTGGTGTGACCTTGTTGGGTGTGCTGTGTGGACATGTCGACCTTGAGGCCGATTTTGTCGAACACATGCGACCCCATGGCCTGAAGTACCTTCGGCCCGAAAAGTCCTGCAATGCCGACAGAAACGGTGGAAAAATCATTGTTCATACCGACTGCGGTGCAGAGTTTGCTCATGAGAAACCCTGCAAATCCGCTCACACAGACCGCAGCGAGCAACGTGCTTGCCGTAGGTTTCTGGTTTTTCAGTATGAGTGCCACAATGCCGCCAGACCCGCCGATAATGATTGGCAGGAAGGCATTAATCATGGGTGCGATGTATTGCTCGATATTCATAGGGGGGGTGCTCCTCACATGATTGCGAGTATCCATACTCCCAGCCATGTACCGATAAACCATGCCCATGTTCCTGACAGCATGGGCACATAATTGTATTTTACCCTGTGATACAGCAGTTCAGCCATAATGCCTGCAAGCCCGAACAGGCATATAATCATGAGATAGGGTTCTGTTACGATATTTGCCAATCCAAGCGTGGCATCAAGCAGTATCATGGAGCAGATGCCGATGAAGACAAATCGCGCCAGTATGGATGCGTTGATACTCGACGCCACTCTCATCCGCGGTGTTATCATTTTTATCGCGTCGTTTGCCTGCAGCACATGTGCAAGGAACAGCCATATGACGAATGACGTTCCCATTGGTGTCCAGATATGATCAATAACCAGTATCGACAAGTTAGATTCTTTCGGTGTTATTGAACTCAGTGTATTAAATGAGAATCCAAATAAAATAATCTGAACGAGCAGGTAGGTGACAATCAGATAAAATGCCCACGCAAATTTACATTGAACATTTTTTCGCGGGCGAAGTCCAGCAGCTATAATGATGAGCACCAAATTGAAACATGTAATGAAATGGGCACAGAGCTGCCATTGAAGAACTATCTTGTACATTCCGTTCACGATTATTTACCTCCGTTGCGATAATCTTTCGTGTCGCATGCACCGGAGCAGTTCGCGAGGCAGTAGATTATTACGGTGAACAGCGCAAGCGACTGTCCGATGGTAATCAGCTTGCCCCACCATATATTGTCCATATGGTTGCCTGACACGATGTGCATTATCATGGTTACGAACTGGCCGGTTGTCACCATGATAATGAGTGTGAAGGCGTGGTACGCGTAGTCATCAATGAATCTGAGTTCGTTGATGAGCCAGACCTTGTTCAGTCCGTAGCCGATAAGGTAAGCGGTAAAAATACACACGACAATTTCGCAAGCGAGGATGATCTCGTGAGACATAATGTACATGAGAGTGTCTCCAAAAAATGAAAAACAGGGTGGCTGAAGCGTTATTGTTCCGGCCACCCTGAATGTGCATCAGGCACGCTTTACCCGTCAATCACATGTGGGCAAGTCCTGAAACGCCTGAAGTTTCGCTAGTTGCGCCTGCATCTCCTCGATGCTTGGAACTTCCACACCTTCATCTGCGGCGAGCTTCTGCACCGCGCTCACGATAGCGCCGATGAGTTCGGTAACAGACGTGGCGGTCTGAATGATGTTCTCCACATTGACGCCATGTTCCTTGATGGAGCCGACACCGTTCAGGATACCGCCGATGCCGTTGATGACTTCCTGCGTGCCGTCGACAATCTGTCCGATATTCACGTTGCTCATATGCTTTCATGCTCCCTGTGCCGACCTACTCTGCGGCTGTTCCGGTTACTGCGCCGATATCCATAATAAGCGGCGGAATGGTCTGTTTCGCGTTGTCGAGCTGCAATGAAAATTCCTTCGGTTCGGCCTGTGATTCTTCCCATTTTATGGTCAGGTCGGTCAGTGTCACCATCAATTTTGTGGCTGTGTTCACCCTGCCGTTCATACTTTTTTTCAGCTTTTCCTGAACATCGGTATCCGCTGTCTTGTAAAACGTCTCATAAGCGGTTCTGGCAGGGATGTACATGTCATTGATGGTCGCCACGGTAATTTTGGCTTTGTCCAGCCCGGAAAGCTCCGCATTTTTGATATAGGAGCATCCGGTAGTGCTGGTGAGCAGGAGCGCCAGCACAAGCGGTGACACCAAAAGGCCGATACCGTTTTTGTCCATTGGCGTGGCAATGACCATGTGATCTGCCTTGATGCGGAAATAGATGGCGAGCAGTGCGCAGATGACGACCATTACCGAGCTGATGATTTTCACCTGCACCATAGAAAAATTGATGAACGACATGTGCGTCGCGTTGATGCCGACGAGTGCGGCGCACAGCATGCAGACCACCGCCCATATGGTGCGGCTGAACAATATGGCTTTGAAGAACCTGAATTTTTCCATTGTCTGTCTCCTTTTTAGTTGCACCGCGCAGCGCCGTGCGTGAAATAGTCAATCATGCCCTGCGGGTCATGCACGATTCCCATTGCGTAGCCGAGGCAGCGCATCGCTCGGTTCAGCCAGCCTTTTTCGTAGTATGCGTTCTTCAGTCCGCGATAGAAATCCATACGTTTTTCCGTGTATTCGACGGCTGCACGGGTTTCGTGTGTAAAGTCTGAACACATTTCCCATGCCCGATTGAGCGTATTGCTTACCGGCCTTGTCCCGACAAGTCCATCAACAAAGTTCTTCGGCAGTCCCGGAACAAGCGTGACCTCTGTCTGCTGCAGAACGGTTATACCGCGTCTTGCACCGCTGGTGACGGCGAGGTCGAACGTCAGGATTGCCATAAGTCCCGGCATCTCGTCGCATCGGCACTTGTTCCAGTAATCGCCGGTGTAGATTGCGATGGCGTCCTTGAGCGTAATCGCTTCGATTTTCAGTTCGGGATATGCGGCCTGTGAAATGCCGTATTTGGTTGTTCCGCCCTTGTCATGGCAGTCGTTGACCACGGTATCGCCGCCTTCCATGAAAATGGTGGCGAGAATGGCCGCTTCGCGTATCCGGTCAATATTGTTGTCGCGCATAAATTGCTCCTTCCTTTATTTTGCGCAGATAAGCACCTTGTAATCGTCTCCGAGCGGTTCAGGCGCGTACAGTTCGGGAAGTTTTATCATGCCCTTGTCATACGGTACTGCCCGGCAGGCGTAGCTGATATCAAATGCTTCGTCGCCCACATTATAGAAATAAACACTTCGCATGATTTGTGGAGGGTCGACCGACAGCCATAACCACTGGTCTGTTTTCAATGCCGTATTTGCGTTTGTTCCGGGGTTGCCGAACCAGCCGAGACTGTAGATTGTGCCGAGATTGATGTAATTCCCGTACTGGTCGTGACCTTTCACTTCCATTATCGCGTAGTAGCCATTCCTGCGCGGATTTTCCCGACGAGGTTTGGTACATTTGAACCCGATTGCGCTGACAAGGGCGAAATCCGGAAAACCTATGTTGACGTAGGCGTCGTACTTGTTGTGGCTAACTCCGGCGACGGGACAGGAAAACATGTTCATGTTATAATGCCATTCCAGCGTTATGCCGAACATTGGGGCCTGTCTGATGGCGCTTACCGGATTGATGAAATCGTGTCCCGGCACAGCATCCTTGTTGTGTACTGCTCTGATGACGGGGTTGAGCGGTTTTGCCCCAACCGTGCCAAGGATGACTCCGAGCATGGGATAGTCAAGAATACTTACTTCAGAGCCGTCACAGAGCAGCCAGTAATCGTTTTCTGCCGGAGAATCCTTGTGTGCGAATTTTAGCTGTCCCACGACAGGCGCGACAAGCTGACTGAATCCGGAATCGTCCCGCTGCGGCGATATCGCGCTCTGCGGTAAAATATCTATGTCAGCGTAAAGATTGCCGTCTTCATCGCGTTTGATGGGTATTTCATTCATTTCACACACTCGTACAGATGAGTGTTTGTGTACATGGACAGGTCGTCAGGGCCATCTTTTATTTCGACAAAAAATTCGTCATCGGGAACATACGCCTGTTTGTACACGAGGTGTACCTCTCCAACGGCGGTCACGGCTTCACGGCAGAAATCGCTGTCATCACGTTTCTCGGTAAATGCGTTATGCGGTATGTCACCGTATTGCAGGCAGTACCCCGTTTTTTCCGAGCGTGATACCGGACTGTCCAACGGTTCAGTTCTGTCGGCCATATCATATCCCCGTGCATATCCAGTATGCGATGTGCACATCCGGGTCTTTCAGTATCGGGGTCGTGTTTTTTCCAAGCTGCGCGAACAGCTTCTTGTACACGTTGCGGTCAAAACTTCTCCCGTCACATGGCAGCCAGTGTGTGCCGCCATCAAAGTCGCCGTAAACGAGTTTCAGTGCGCCGACAGTGCCGACTTGCGCGTCCTGCGCGGACTGCTTGAGTTGCTCGAGTACACCTTCCGCCTGTTGCGTGATGCTTGTAACCATGAGGGTATCGCCAACCATCACCGCATCACCGGGGGTGATGACGAGTGCGGTACGGCCGTCCTCGAGTGTTACAAGCGGTACACCGCCACGGATGACATCAGGCACTATTTCACCCTCATGAAATAAGTGAAGCCGTCTACAGGTGATGGTTTGTCGGGAAGCTGGATAAATTTTGAGGCTGGTTCCGGAGTTATCTGCCAGTCGCAGTTTCCATAGTTCAATGATGTTCCGATAGTATTCAGCGTGTGCCTGAGACGGACAACATTTTTCCAGTCTACCGTGACACTGGTGTAATTTGCGGCGTAGGACAGCGATTGACCTCCGACCTGTTTCCCATCCTCACTGTATGCGTACAGTGCTCCAGCGCCTGATGCCGTGTTTGAAAAGTGTGTGCCTTTTTTTGATCTGATTTCAGTAATGTTGAATGGGCTATCGTAGTAGATATCCAAATGTCCGATGATGCGATACGTCGAGTTTGTGCGTTTTCCGGTAAATGAGTATGTTGTGTTCGCGCTCAGCGCATAGCCGTTTGTTGCGTAACGTTGCAGGGAAGTTCCGTATACCGCCTCATGCGTTACTGATTTGAGGTTCGGCAGATTACCGGAAACAGATGGCTCAATGATTGTGGCCAAGTCAGTGTATGTTTTCGGGTCAAGCGTGCTTCCGTCACACTTGTGCCAGTTGTCATCAAGCACAAGGTTGGCGCTTGCGAGCACACAGCCGCCCACCGGTATTTCTTTCGGATTTTCCAGAATAGCGGAAATGGCCGACTTGATGTCCGTGATGATTTCATTTCCAAGTTCGCCGTTTTCCGTGACAACGCTGTCGATGGTGGGGACGATGACGGCGACGTTGGTGTCACTGAGCCGTACTACAGGTACTCCGCCTCTGATGATGGCTGCTGCCATGGCTACTTCATCCTGATGAAATATTTCATTCCGTCAGCTTCCGCGATTGTCGGGAGCGCCAGCGACGGCAGCAGTGCAGCAAGTTCAGGATAGCTGTCTGCGGTAAATGTCGTTCCGTCACATTCGTGCCATTTTGTCGTGTCGAGCGATATCGTGCTTGCCGCCTGCAAGATACCGCTGACGGGAATGGAAAATGGGTTGTTCAGCGCTGCCTGCACCGCTGTTTTCATGTTGGCAAGAACGTCAGGAAGCAGCTCGTTTTCGCCGCATAAAACGCTTTCCGCAGGAGTAAGAACAAGTGCCATTCTTCCATCAGCCAGACGGACAATCGGCACTCCTCCGCGAAGCAATACCGGGGACTGTGACATTGTTCATTACTCCTGCGGTTAAACGGTTACGCGGGCATGGATTCGACCAGATACAGCACGCCGGTTTTGTTCACGTCTTCCGGCCACGAATCCGGAACCGTGGTGACGATTTTGCTGTACGCGCCGCCGACGCTGCCGTCCTTGAAGGCGGTGACAGCGGCGTCGATATCCGGCACGATCGACGTGGGCTTGTTCTGTACATTCGCCCAGTCAATCGTTGTGGGGATGACGATATCCAGCCCTTCTTTTTCCTGAATCTTTTCCCACGCCGTACCATTGTAGCGGTAGATGGCCCACCCCGCGGATACGGTGGAGTCGCCGGTGGCGTCGGATACGAAGCAGGTGTCGCCAGTTTTTGCGCCTTCGATGGAACTCAGTTCGGCGTAGGTGGCTTTTTCATAGTTGGTGGTAGTGGAACCAGTTTCGTACAGTTCAGGCGGAATCTTGCCGTCAGCGCCGATCTGCACCAGTTTTTCGGCGGCGTTGAATTCCTTCAGCAGCGCGTGTTCAGCCGCGGTGACATGCACATCAGTGTCGTCGATGTGGGTCTGAACAGTACCCCCCCCGGTCTTGTCGATGTATTTCGCATCGAATTTGAGGGTGACGACATTGCCGGAAGAGTCGCGAACGACCAGATTTTTGATAATGGAAGAAAGACTTGCCATGGCAAAAATACCTCACAGCGTTTTTTTTTTCATTCTGTGACAATGAGAATACCAGAGGTATCTAGGTCTGCCGGAGTATCGGATACGGTTATCTGGTCGGAAGCTGTGCCGACTCCAGCCGTATCTTCACGGAGTACCACCATGGCCTTGTTCGTTACGTCGCCTTCGTGTGCACTGCTAATCATGGTGTCGCCGGATGCGGTCACGGCATCCTCGGTCAGAATGAGGACGCCGACATCAGGCGTATCCGCTTCCGAGTCAGATACTACATAACCGCCTGTCGTTGCAACCGAGCTTACGGGCACCGCGCCCTTGGCGACGATGTAGTTTTCGTACATCGGGTGGATATTGGGAATGTTCGGGACACATATCGTGCTTCCCGGACGGTAGAAGTTTACAACGCAGACTTCGACGCCGACATAGTTTGCTGCTGTTGAAGTGGTTATTCTAATATTTCCGAATGTCACTCTGATGCGCTTTACTTTCGGGAATGTGCCATTGACCGGAGCCAAGGCGAACTTGAGCTTGCCTTCTCCTGTAAAGTCGACAGATTTCCTTTCAATCGCCAGTTGCGTCCAGTTATTCGAGGTGTCGTCAGTTGAACCCTCGATTTTCAGGCTGGAAAATCCGCGCTGGTCGCCGTAAGCTGCCGCGGTTGACCCGGCAATAACCGCGCATCCACCGACTTCTGTAAGTTCAGAGAATGTGAATATGACGGATGGCTTTTCCTGTGTTTCCCAATTTGTGTTACCTGACGTGTAGTAACACCAGTATGTGTCAGTGTTATCATCAAGCAGATTTGCTACATTTCCGGTACTTGTCGCACTCGCTGCTGCGGTGATGTTTGTCAGCTTTACGTTGAAGTCGGTAATATGCGAAAGTATTTTCGCCAGTTCGGGATATGCTTCGGTATCAAGCGCCTTTCCGTCGCATTTTATCCAGTTGGCCGGAGGTTCGGCTCCTGCGACATACTGCATGATGGTTCCGATTTCGACGCTTGAATGCACGACAGGATCAGACGGTTCAGGTGCGGCAAAGGTTGTTGCCTTCTCCACAAACGAGCTGTCGTAGCAGACACAGGGAAGGAGCAGCACATTGCTGATATCGACCGCATCTGAAGCACCCATAGCGTCTGTGACATCGTCTTTTTCCCATTCACCGACCCTGTCCGATGTCGGCGCGGACTTGAAGACATCGCCCATGATATTCGGCAGCCTGAGCGTATTGGCTATCAGGTCATACACATAGTACGGCACACCGCCTGCGGCCCCGGATTCCTGCGCAGCTTTACGTTTTTCCTGCCATACATCTTCCGTGACGCATTTCCATGAGTTGTCTACAAGGTGCTTCAACAGGAGCGGGCATTTTTCATTCGCGTTCTGGATGACCTGCCCGTTGCAGACATACCAACCTGTCGGCGGTGTTTTCAGATGGAACTGCCTGAGTTCACCGATGTACGCATCGTCGCCGTGCACAGATACCGTGGAATCGCTCTGCGCGATGATGTACACCTGTGCTCCGTTGTGTGTCGGGTACAGCAGCGGAACACGATAGACATCCGTACTTGGAGCGTGTGCGGTCAGTTCGCGCAGGATGAACGATGTCTGGCCGTCATTTGAATTTTGCCGTGTTCCGAGAGCCTCTATTTTTATCCTGTGCCATTTTGTGCTGCGGTATTGCTCCCACACGAAAATTTCATGGCCGTAATATTCTTCAAGGCCGCTAGTCCAGTCGACACTCCGGCCTATTTCTGTCCAGTTGTTATCACCTTCATCTGTTTCTGTCGCGTACAGCCTGAACTGCCGGGCAGCCCATGTCGGATACTGGTTTGCCTGCCAGCCCACAGCCGCTTTTACGCATGCCAGTTCACTCGGTGTATTCAGCGCAGCAACAACGTACTGTCGCGTACCTGCTGCAACAGTTCCGAGCTGCACGCCTGTATTTGATACGGGAGTGTACACACCGTTTGTGGCCAGTGCCAGTGATCCTCCGGCAAGTGATGTTGATGGCCCGTGTTCTGTCGCGGTAATCGGGATGATATCGTCGGAATACGATGGGCCGAGCTGCTTTGCCAGTTCAGGCCACATGGCGGGGTCAAATTCCTGCCCGTTGCAGGGAAGCCAGCTTTTCTTCTGTGGAACGCCGAATATTTCCTTGACCGTGCCGACATCGTCAGCACTCATCACATCGACGTTCACTTTCTGCTGGCGGTTTTCCATCCTTGCGACAATGTACACCTCACCCTGATCTGATGTACCGATTTTTGGAACAGTGTAGATGTTTCCCTTGCCGTACAGCTCGAACAGCGTTGCGTAAATCCAGTACATTTCGCCGGATTCGGGAACAGGCCACAAATCCAGTCGTACTTTCGCATACTGCTTTGAGGTGTGTTTTATCCGGTGCAGCGCGAAAGCGTCATTGTGTGCCGAACCTGCGCCTTCAGGCCGCGGGTATGCGCCATCATACAGGAGTTCCCATTCAGTGCTTCCGGAAACCTGCCCGTAAAGTTTCAGGCCGTGATGACCCTGTTTATATTCGTAGGCGTCTGTCCTGCCGCCCCACAGCCTGTACCCGGTGATTTCCGATGCTGCGGACAGCGTGAACTCCCACGATGTGTTTGCGTCAGCGGATGGGAGCTGGTTACTGTGAACAAAATTTGTTTCTGATGTGTCGAACAGGTTATTGAGAGGGTAGGAACCGTTGAGGCCATAAGTGTCCAGTACCATACCCGATGCAATGGACAGCTTGTTGCCAACAGGAGGAAGTATGGCGGCGAGGTCTGGGTACTCTGTGGGGTCAAACTCCCTGCCATCGGCACGAATCCAGAAATCCGGGACAGTGCTTCCCGGCATGACGTATTTGATGGCCCCGACAATATCGCTGTCACTGTGGCTGATGTACACATCACCCGGGATGTATAGACTGTCCCATGCGTCGAGCGGCGGCTTTTCGCCGTTGTACACTTTCCTTGCTGCGACAATATAGGACAGGCCGGTATCTGTCGTGGGAATGTTCGGCAGAACGTACTTGTCTCCCTCGCCGTACAGGAACAGCTCCTCGCCGTATATCGGTTGTTCACTGTACATGGTTGGCGCAAGGTCGAGCCTGAGCTTTTTCCACTTCTTGTCAGTAGCGGCAAGGAATGAAAGCTGGTCAAACGCCGCGTACAGCCCTGTATCGCCGGTGCCTGCCGGGAACGGCCAGTGCGAGTCGTCAAGAAGCACCCACTCTGTGCCGCCATCCTCCTGCCCGAACAGACGCATGCCGCGAATGACTGCTGTGCCGAGCGCAGTCGCGCTTCCTGCAAGGAAGCGCCATGCCCTGAGCGATATCGGCTCGGCGAAGACAAACCCCCACGAAGCGTACACGTCACGCGGGTCTGTACCGGCAGGGAACGCAAATGTCGTTGTGCTGTGCGCGAAACTGGAAGTGCCGTCGAACAGGTTTGCCAGTGGGTACGCCGGGCGTACACCATTCGTGTCGTATACTTCATACTCTGTAGGCTTGAGCCGTTCAGTCCCTATCGGCGGAATGACCTTTGCCAGTTCCGGCCATTCTTCCGGGTCGAACTCGCTTCCATTAGCCCTGAGCCAGAATGACGGTACGAAAGTACCGGCAAGCGCGTACCTGATTGTGCCGACAGCATCGGGAATGTTTCCGCCACCGAGCGTACTCACACTATACGCATTATGGCGCTGGACAATGTTTGTTATCATCCCGTCCTTGTCGATATCCAGACTGGCGAACCAACGCCATGTTCTGCCTTCCTTGGGATGATACGCGGCCACATTTTCCGGCATGACAGACAAATCACGGTACTGGTTGCCGTACCTGTCGTATACCGGGCCATCCTGAGAAAACTTGATGTTCAGCTCGCCGTGATTGTTCGCGGCGTACAGGTACATGGCCGCAGAAGTGACGATGACATCTCCGTTACGCAGCGCATCCGGAAGATATACCGTCATGGGGAAACGATTGTGCAGAACTCTCCCGTTGACCTCGATGTTGCCGGAAGAGATTTCGATTGTGTTCTTTCCGGCATTCGTGACAACAAGTCCGCTCTGGTGGTCTGGGGAGTGGGCAAGCTGTGCGACATCTGCCTTGCGGTAGAACCTGATATCCAGTTCGTACTGGCGGTGGACATGCAGATACAGGTTGTTTATCACGTCAGATGCCGTCGAGCGCGTTGCCGTGCTCATCCAGCACGGGCGGCAGTAGCTTGTCGAACTGTAGGCATCGCCGCGCTCATCGAGGTGCATGGATATGGCAATACGAGGATTTCCCGCACCTTTTGACGGATCTTCGGTATCGACCTTTTTGAAAATTGTGCCGTACCCGCTGTTCGTGTTCATCCTGTTCGCAGATTTCAGCGGTAATCTGCCGCAGGTATCCGCTGTTCGTGACGAATCGGCGGTATCGGCGGTGTACCATGAATTGGCGACGGCGTTCAGCGTATTGTAGGTGAACCCCATCGTCATGTTGCCGAGGATGGTATCTGACAGTGCTGAAGTTGCTGCTCCCGGAAGTCTTCTCGCGGTGAACTCGAAATGGATGGTGTCCTCGCCGGTCTGCCTGATGGGAATCTGCACCGGCTTCTGGAGTGAGCCATCAATCTTCCCTTCCCAGACAAGCTCAAGCGCGGATATGTCCACGGTGGCAACCGTGCGCCGTGCCCACACCTTGATATGGTAGTTTTTCGATATGTTTTGTGTGGTTGGCTGGATGGAGAATTTCGATACCCTGTTCTCCAGCGCGGCAGTTGTGAATACCTCGGTTTGTGCAGTGAGGTTGGGCGCAGTATTTACGCGCTCTCCGGGTGTCGAGTACGCCATGTACTGTGTGCCGAACAGCGTATGGTCGCTGTTTCTGCGGAGAGATATTTTCCCATAGCACCCGTATTTTGCCGCATTTGTCGCTGTTCCATGCAGCCAGATATGGTTACTTGCCGCTGCGCCTGATGGTGCGTTCGTCCAGTTGGTAGTCGACTGGATGTTGTTGACGTTCTGATAGCTGAGCTGCCTGTACCACCATTGCACGGTCTCGTTGGAAATCAGCAGTTTGATTCCGGCATCAGCAGACACAGGAGTATCGGCGTTGGGCTGTGAGTCGCACTCGATAATCAGTTCCTCGCATTGTGCCCAGTCCACCTCGAATGTGTGCGTGTAATTGGGATTGTTTGCCTGCTGCTGGAATTCCGCGATAAGGTTGAAGCCAACGCCTTCCTTGTAGTCGACTTCGCAACTTGTTTCTGCGCCCGGTATGTATGCCATGGTCTATGCTCGATACCAGTTTTCGCCGTCACAGATGAACGACGCTGTTTCCTTGTTGGTGTACAGGTACACTTCCGCATATTCATCAATACTGCCCGATTCCGCTCTGACGGTTATCGCCCCGTCCTTGGTCATGCGCTTCACGTCCACTTTGGCGTCCTTCAGGTTAGTGAGCGTGATGATAACAGGCGCGGCGGCGATAACAAAATCGCCGTTTGCAGCGTCATAATCGTGCTCTGTCCGCACAGTGTGCAGGGAGACATTGCCGGTTCCTCCGCCAGATTCACCTCCACCACTGCCGCCGTTTCCACCACCGGATGCTTCCACTTTCGGATCGATATAGAACGCCGAAAGTGTGCATTGTGTTACGGCAGTGGCAACATTCAACTGAATACTGACGGATATGATATCTCCGGCCTTTACTGGAACCTGCGCATATGCCGTGGATTCGCACGCGGTGATGGTGTTTACCGTCGCTTCCTGTGTCCTGTATGCCTGTCCGTTGACGTTTATTTGTGTATTGGCGTGGTATAGGCCGTTTACCACGTTCATGCGGACGTTGGCGGCGCACATGATTACACCGTCGCGTGGAGCGACAAGTTTCCCGTCATCATTGGGAAGCCAGTCTGTGTTATCCGTATCCGCGAACGGCTTGAATAGTTTCAGTTCGACAAAGGCATTGGCGGCAACGCTTACAGGATAGAAGCTGTTGTTCTTGTCTGATGTATTGTCGCCGACAAGGTATGTGCGTTCATGCGTCACGCTTACGGAGACATCACCGCCTGAGCCACCGCCCCCACCTCCTCCGGTAGCGGTGACATCCGCGAAGTTGGTGAGATAGGCGACCGTGGTGCGCAGATTGGACAGGTTTATGCCGACACCGGATATTGCGCCGTTGCAGTAAAACGATATCCTGTCTCCCTTTTTCACACGCACAACGGCGTTCAGCCGGGCATCGTATGATCTTCCGTTTGTCTGCTGCGCGGGTTCGATAACAATATCAGCGTCGTTTATGCGCATAGACAGGATTGTAATAGCGGTTACACCTGAAGCCGCCAGCGATTTGTTTGTGTCAAGGTCTACGGACGACCCTCTGAACTCCACGGCGACAATGCCGTCTTCAGGCATGACATAGCACTGGTTTTCGGTGTCGACATGGATATCGACAACATCTGCCCACTGCGGGTCGTCCTGTTCCAGTTTGATGAGCTGTACTCCCGCGCCCTTGGAGTATGTGTGCGCGGAGTTCAGTGTGGCGTCGTTATAATATGAGCATCCCCAGAGAACCTTGTTCTCCACCGTGACAGAAATATCTCCACCTCCACCGCCGCCGCTTGTGCCCAACACATCACCGCGGCTGCCGTTGCCGGTATACACACACGGCAGGAGGTTCCCTGCACGCACCCTTTCTTCGTCAGCAGTACGCGCTACACGCGCGTTGTCCCATCCGACGCGATAACCGGCACTGTCCGAACCACTTGGATTGATACCTTGTGAAACGGTACCGCCTTTCACGAACGCGCCGATAGCGTGGCCATTAGGATTGGAATCATACTGCGACTTTACGAATGGCGCATACGATCCAGTCCACATGGCAAATTCGCCGGTAACATGCTGTGTAGCATCCGGATGCCAGTCGCCGACCTGCCAATATGTTGTGTCGTCCTTTTTACCTCCGGCAAAGCGCACACTGTCGCCGCGGACATCCATGAGCCTGAGCGTGTTCTGCGCTTCGTCCATGACATAACGCCAGACACCGCCGACACCACCGGCTTCGGACGACATCTGCTGCCACTGTTCTTCGGTACAGCATTTCCATGGGCTGTTTTTCAGATGTTCCCACAGACGCGGATATGCTGTGCTGGCGTTGTTCAGCACACTCCCGTCGAGACACAGCCAGCCTTCAGGAGCTTCCAGTTCATGAAAAAATTCTATCTTGCCGACAAACAGTGAACTCTGCCCGCTCCCGTCATATATTGCCGGTTTGCATCTGATAAATACAGGAATGTGTGTATGCTCAGGAGCATATGAGGACGGCGCTCTGCCTGCGCCATTCTCGAACATTTCCCATGATGCGCTTCCGGCATATGATGTCGCAGCGTTGACATTTGTACCTGTTGCCGCTCCCTGCGTGCGGAACAGTCCTCCGGGCAGCCAATACGGGAATGTGTTCGGCTCATGCGCACCGACGAACCGTTCGCCGTCCGGGATATCGCCCATGAAGTATCCGCCGTTGCCGACGCAGTATTCATTTTCCTTCACATCACCGGAGTACAGGAAATAGATATCAAACGCGCCGATTTCGACAAAGCTCGGATTGTGGCTTTCCAGCACGTGCAGGCGAATATATCGGTATGTCCTGTCTCTCGCCGGATTTTCCTTGCAGAAACACCAGAACTGCTCCCGCGCACCCCACAGGTCATGTTCAAGCTCTGCGGTAAGGTCTGTCCAGTCCGTGCCGTTCTTGCTTCCCAGAATCTTGAATTTCTTCGGCCCTGTAGATGCGCCGACACCAGATGCGGATGCCGGAACATTGCCGGTATTCGTGGCGATATTGTTCACGGACACGATGCGGAAACGGCAGGGAATGACGTTATCCTCACCGAAGTCGAGCTGCACCCATGCGTCAGTGGATGCGCTGCGCCAGAACCGATCATTTATTCCCGGGTCTTTTCCGCCGGGATAGTTGAATATGCGCCATGCTTCGTATGACGTGTTCGATACGCTGGCCGTGACATTGTATTTGCCGTTCTGCGGCCCGGTGAACGAGATATCCAGCGGATGATCGAGATGGGAAAGGAACACGTCTCCGATGGCGTTCCACAAATCAGGATAATCCGTTTTTGTGATGACGCTCCCGTCCATGCGGAGCCAGCCTTCCGGCGGAGTTATCATGGGGAAGCGCATGATACCGCCGACGACCGTGTAATCCATAGCGCCGTTGATGCTCGGCGGCATCCATGCGGCGTCGCCGTTTTCTCCGGACAGCTTCGTCAGCACTTCGCCCTTGTTGCCGCCATCGGGAACACTGCCGCCCCCACCGCTTCCTCCGCCACTGCCAGCTCCGCCGGACATCAGCAGATGGAACTCTTCGTCTTCACTCATGTAGCCGACAAGGATACCCTCACCCTTGGAGTTCAGTTCCCCGATGCCGGACATGTAGACGTTCTTTCCGGCATCAAGAACAAGCTTTGCGGGAAGCGCACCCTTGGGAAGCACACCGACCTGCAGCACACGAACATTTTCTCCGGTAATAGCGGTATCGAGCGAGATGCCGATGAGCGCACGCTGATCGCCCTCGTTGACCCTGTGTGCCACGCCGGAGTTGTCGATAACGACACCCTTGAATTTCGTGATGTCTGACGCCGCCTTGGCCTGAAAAAATGATGTGGAGTGCTGCGCTGGACTCCAGAACTCCATATTCTTCGTCGCAACGAGCGGTGCGCCGTCCAGTGGAGCTTTTTTGCTGTCACGGTCATAGTTGCGCGAACTTTCTATTCGCGGTGTGCGGTCAAAGCGTTCGTCGATGCGTTTCATGTCCTAGATATCCCACGGTACGTCAGGGGTGATAACGGGAACAGGCTGGCCGTCATAGGGAGACCGCATGTAGTAGATATACACACGGTCTCCTTTTTTCACGATATCTTCCATCGGGTAGCCGTCCCATCGAAGTCTGTTTGGGTCGTGCGTGTCATAATAGAAATCGACATCGGCCAGCAGCGGATAATTCTGCCGCAAGTGGATATATGTGGCCCGGGTCATTTGCGGGTCTGGATGATAGAGCATTCTGAGTGTTTTCTGGTCGATATGCTCTTGCCTGAGCTGTATTTCCTGCATGCACACGTTGTACAGGTCGGACGTGCTCATGGTGTACAGCTTGTCGAGGAGTGCCGTATCCGGAGGATTTTCTCCTTCCGGAACAGTCCCGACAAGTTTTTCCAGTGCGATGATGGCATCTGCCATCCAACTGAAGTGTGCCTCGGTAATCAGCCAGAGCACGTCACTCCGAAGCTCGTGTGCAGCGGCCACGGTCTTGAACATTCCGCGGTGCTGCGGGTCGGGAACAAGCAGCATGTTGTTCTTCACGCCGCTGTAGCCGATGATTTCGTCATCAATTCTGACGAGACCGTTTACAGGAATATCTGAAAGGTCGATGTCATCGACGGGTATTTCCGCCTGTGCGTAGCCGATATTTGCTGCAAGCGTTCCGCGCGGCGTGAAGAATGTGAGGCCGTTCATCAGCCCGGGAACATTGCCGTCTTTTTCCTTGCTGTCGACAGCCTGCGGATAGTTTGTGTAGCCGATAATACGGTCAACAGCCATTACTGCACCATTTGTCCGGTAAGGGTGAAAACAACGCCCGCAGCGGATGCCTGCACCATGATCATGGTGTTTTCCGGAAGTTCCATGCCGGAAAGATTTTGCGTTTCGTGCGGGTACATGGGGCATTCAGACAGCACACGGCATCCGGTATAATCGGCATCGCCGTCACCGGATGTGTAATCGGGCGGGACAATGGCGACACTTACCGTAATCGCATCCTTGGCGGTATTGCATATATACAGGGAAGCGACATAGAGCGTGCCGCCCGTCACCATGTGCAGCATGGTTTCCGCGTTTGCTTCGGCAGTCTTGTGCTGTGCGATCATCAGGCTTCTCCTCGCAGATAGGGATGCAGGTACATGCGCTTCACGACTTCGCCATTCAAGGATACCAGTGCTTGCGGTGCGGTGTCCATCAGGCTGTCCGGGGTGTCTGCAAGCTCGGTGAAGAGCTGTGCTCCGCCGCCCCCGCCGATGAGTTTTGTGCCGCCCATGATGAGCACGCGCAGTTCGGCATCACCAGCGCCGATGTTTTTCACATACCAACTGTCGTTGATATACTTGATTTCGACATCGGTATTGAGCTGTGCGAGCTGCCATAAATTGGTGATGCCTTCACCGACAAGCCAGTAAAAATCGGAACATCCGGCCATGCTTCCGTAGTCGCCTATTCGCGGCGTCATGACGACAAGCTGCGTATTCTCAAAAAGCTGCCGCACGGTGGCACTGTCGGCGTTATCAAGCATGTCAATGGTTGCGCAGCGTTCCCATAAAAGTGTCTGCAACTGGTAAATTGATACTTCCTGTACCTGAAGCGTCACGCTGTCCAGCGTGTAGTACCTGTCATTTTTCTTGAACAGATACCGTTCATTGTCCTTGTTTTTCAGCCAGCTCTGCGGGAGCTGTATGGCGTTGTATGCCTTTCCGTTCACGGATTTCGGTATGGGCTTGTTCGTCACAAAGAAAACGTATTCGTTGTTTGCGTATTTTCTTGCGCGTGCCGCGATGATTTCCGATATCTGTGCCATATCCTCATTATTTATGGAACCTGTATAGGCATAAATGGTGTCAATGAGTACATCCTGCATATTTTCAGGGATGTTCACACCTGTCGGCGGGTAACTGGCATCGCGGTTATTTCCTGTATAGAACTGGATACGTGTGGCGTAACCATTTACATTGCAATCTATGTATTTGCCGTAGGTAGATGATGCGCTTTTACATCTGAAATTTGTAAGGCATATGTGCGCCCATTTTGTCGGGCCTTTGAGCGGCACAGAAAAACTTTGTGACGCGCCGGTTGATCTTGTCAGCATATACAGAGTGGCATCGTTCAGATAGTAGGTAACATTATATCCGCCAGTGTCGGTGAATGCGATTTGCTTCTGTGTGTTACCGACCGAAACAGCATTACGGATGTGCATGCCTATCGTATACGGGCATGAACTTATGGCATAGCCATTGTTCAGCGCATACAGTTTACCGTACCGTTGGAGCGTTTTTGAGTGGAATTTTGCTGTCGCGCCTGCGCTCAGTCTGAGTGCCGGGCCGAAGCATCCGATATCGTATTGCCACGTCCCTGTAAGGCGCAGTACGTCATCGCCGGGAAGTTTTCCCGGGGCCATGTTGCTCAGTGAGCCGCCCATGAAGTTATACCACGCGATAAGCTCGGATGTTCTGGGCCATTTGTTTATTTCCTTTCCATCAGGAAATACCTCACAGAACAGCGTATCAGGTATGAATCCTGTTGCTCCGTCATAGGCTTTCGCGTGTGTATACCCTGACGCACCCATCGCCGGATACGCGAATTGCTCAAATTCAACTTCTTCCCCCTTGAGTACCTGTATGGATGTGCGTGTCGGCGCGTATATCTGCACCGATTCACCCGCTGCGACCTTGGGAAAGTCCAGTTTGTCGGCCGTGACGACCACATCATCGCGGCCGGTGCCGACCGTAACCACACATGCGCCGTCATACGGTGACGTGTCCAGTGTCCATGATTCGGTGACATAATCGAACTTGCCAAGAAACGGTATTTCCTGCAGTCCGCCGCCGAGTTCCACGGTCAGCACCACCGAACTGTCCACGGACGGTGAATACACGACCTCCGTATCCGGCGCACCGTCGACTCCCGGAACAGTCACTTTCGGGCCGCACTTGAAATACAGCCAGAATGACAACCGCTTACCGCGCACCTTGGCAAGTGCTTCCGCGGTCAGATTGGCAAGCTCGCTCGGCAGGTTTCCCTGTGTGGCGATGGTTGCTGCGGAGCTTCCGATATACTGGAGCAGCCCGTCCTGCACGATGTATATTTCACCGTCGAAATCGAGCATGACACGCAGCGCAGTGTCCGAAGGGATATCCTCGCCGCCGAGTGTGATTTTATTGAGTGCAACAAGTCCGGCTGTGTCGTATTCCGTGGAGTGTACGGTGACTTCCTTGTTCTCCGTTGGATTGGCTACGGCGTATTTTCCGTCCTTGGCAACGACATCGGCGGAATCGAAGACAAGCAGGTGCTGTATGTTTTCAAGTTCGCTCTCGATGGGCTTGTAGACATGAATGACATCGTATGCGCTGCCATGCAGTTTCATCGGACGCTCTGTTGCTGCCGGGAACATGAACAGTTCGGAGTAGCTTCTTCCGACTGTCGGGCTGACCATTTCAATGGTCTTCCCCACGCTGTCCACGCGGAAGTAGCTTCGCGGCATGAGATAGTCCGGCGTGTCGATGAGGCCGACGAAACTCGTGTTCTTCTTGGTCTGCTCCCAAAGCCAGTTTATCTCGTCGATGGCGACAAGTGAGCCGAGTCCCTTGTAACGGCATGTTGCCATACCGCCTTCCTGTGAGTCGTGGAAGTACACACGGCCTGTCATGTAGTTCACACGGAAATCGGCAGGGTTTTTGGGGTCGTTGTAGACTTCATGATAGCCGTCGATGACAACCTGTCTTCCCGGTTCCTGACTGTATACCGGAACCTGTGACAGCTTGATGTATCCGTTCATGATGGTCAGGGTCTCGACAATATCTGTCTCGATGACATTGCCTGAAATATCCGTCTTGTAGGGCACAACCGGAAAATTCACGCGCCAGTCGCTCATGGCAGTTATCCGTTGTAGAGGTTGGCAAATCTGAATGTGCGGAAAGCGGAAAAGAAGCAGTTGCTGAAAGCGTCGAGTGCATCGTCGAATTCGCTGTTCGGCCAGTCGTCAAGCTCGTTTGCCAGCTCCTTGAAATCAGAACGGGCATCGAGCAGCTCTTCGCGCAGAATAATCGTGCCGTTATCAAGGTACGGCTCAAGTGCGCTGATGCGGTCTTCCTTCGGCGTGACGTTCATGATGGTGCGCGGCATGATGAGGTGCTGTGTGGCCGCCTTCATCTTCCAGTCCATGTCGCTGTACAGCTCCGTCAGGTAGCGTTTCAGCGCATTGATGTAATGAATCTGTCCGCCGTTCCCTTCCACCGTCATGCGGTACACGCGGTATTTGTGCAGGAGCTTGCCGATGATCTCGAACTGCTGTGACTGCCTGCACGCGATGGCACGCATATCCCACAAAACGAAGGTGTCGTCGTCCATCTTGCCGATGAGCAGTGCGCAGAATTTGTCCGGCCCACGGGTCGCCATTGCGGATTTCTTCGTGGAATCACCGCCGGTCGGGTCGACGTGCATGTATATCAGCGGATGCTGCGCGGCAAATTCGTTGAACTCTTCCTCGGTGGCGTAATGGTATTTTTCGGATGCGAAATACGCGGAGTCGGATTCGATGATCTGGTTCTGCTTTTCCGTGATGAACGCCCTGCGGCCTTCCGTGTAATATTCGCACATCAGCTTGTACACGGAATGCACATCCGGCCATCCTGACTCACCGCCAGCGTCCATTGCCTGTTTGTTCTGCATGTAGAAGGCTTCGGCGCTCTTCTTCCTGTCAGGGTCTTTTCTGTTCAGCAGGATATTGCCGAATCTGTCCCACAGCTTCATGTCCGTGGGGAACGCCTTCAGCGCACGGTAAATCATGCTGTTCCATGCGCCGTACTCGTCATTGTAGGTGAGCTTGTAGCACAGGCACTGCTTGGACAGCACCGTGCCGACAACGAGCACATCCGTCTGATCATGGCCGCATTTCAGCAGATCACGGTTGAACCTTTCCTCGAGTGCCGAAGACAGTGTGGGTGACAGCGCCGTGTCCATCGAGTCCACGTCATCGCAGTTATGCGACAGTCCGAAGTGCGTGATGTAGGTGTGGTCGTCCGTGGTAATTGGGCAGAACCGCGCCATGTCCGTATCGGAAATATTCCGCACCTTGTGCCACATATGTCCATCGGCGATATGGACTTTCGTGACGGCATATCTGTACTGGTTGCTGACGGGAAATCCGAGCAGATGCGCATTGTCGCGCATCCTGAGTTCGTATGTGGGACGACAGAAGACATTTCCGGCGTCCTTGAACGGCACACGATGCGGTTTGCGGCCTTTCCGTATCGAGCACGGTATGCCGATGCGCATGAGCATTCTTCTCGCGGAAAGAAGCTGCTCGAGGCAGACACTCACGATGCACACATGCTGTTCACGGGTATTGATGTGCCCGTCAGCCGCAGCGTAGCCGATGATAAGCTGCTTCTGGTATTCTACCGGGAGATGCTCGACCCATACCGGCGGAACTTTTTCGTTTTTTCCGACAACCCATGTTCTGAGCCATCTTGCCAGTACGGAATCATGAATGTGAATCTGGCCGCTCGCGTATTCGGACAGATTCAGGCCGACCTGTTTGGCAAGTCTTCTCAGTGTGCGGGTATGTTCAGGATGGCGCTTGTCCCTGTGCAGCAGTACCGCATGCGGAATGGTCGATCCGGTTCCCCACCAGTAGCCGACAATCCACCAGAACCGCGCATCGTGCATCGGCATGTATGGTTTGTCCTCGAATACGTTCTCCGTGGATGTAAATCTTCCGGCACTGTCCCGCGTCACCTTTTTTGCCGGACGGTACACGGGAACATCCGGAATATCCCATATGGACATGTCTATCGGATAGCCAATGTAATCGTGCAAACCGAGGGTTTCCGCTTCTTTCCAGTGCGGCTCGCTGACGCTTCCCGAAGATCGCGAACCTGTTTTGGGCAGAATTGTCCGCACCATGTAGCGGTGTTCGGGAGTTACCGTTTCCGCGAACGGCAGACCATATATCTGTACATTTACACCCGAGCATTCACGGTATTTTCTGAATGACGGATGTTCCTCGACGGGAAGCCACCGGTCGTCATGCAGAATGCGTGTGCCTTTCCGATGACAGAAAATGATGTCAGGGCGTCTGTCCTCGAACTTGATACCGCGCACGGCGGTGGTCATGCCTGCCGTGGCAATGCACACGTTGTTGTTCGTGAGAATCATGTCGGTACGCCATACCCTGCCCCTGCCGAATGCGTGCGGGTAATATTTGGCGATATGCGGATTCGATTCGAGGTTCGCCTTGATTGTGGCAAGGCGTGCTTCCGCCTGAGATGTCGTGTCGGAAGTTATCAGGATGAACTTGTACCGCTGGCTGTCGTCCAGATAGGCATTGCGGCAGATGACGTAAATGCTCCCGCCTTCGGTAACGGTGGTCGATTTTCCCCATCCTCTGGGGCCGATACGGCACTCCCGTCTTCCTGTCCGCTGGTTGTGCGACACGACATCGAGCAGGCTCATGTGAAAGTCGCTGAACGGGCGGTAGAACGAATCCGGCATAATCAGCGAAAAGAAGAGCTGTGCGTCGAACGCCGCCATTTTTGCAAGCTGGTCAATGGGAAAGGCATCAATGGCCTGCTGCCGTAACTGTTCGTATTGTTCACGGGTAATATCAGCCATTGGTCACATCCATGACAGGAACTTCCCTGCGGGCAATCAGGTCTATCAGCGTGGACTGCAATTCCGGGGACAGGGCATTGCTGCCAAGTTCCACCGGCTTCTTTGCGTCCATGGCCGCCTGTCGTGTCGCGTTCATCATGCTTACCGCGCTGTCTGTGGCGTGTGTGAAGGCGTTGATGGTATTCACCTTCAACTGGAGCGTCTTGACGCACCTGTCGTGCATTTTCGCGGCCATATCGAGCGATTGTGTTTCCACGCAGGTGTCCATGATTCTCTCGGCCTTGTCGAGCAGTCTGTCCGCATCACGCATGACCTGCGCCATCATGGGCGGAAGTTCCTGATACTGCATGGGAATGATTTGTGCGGCTTCCGTACTGGTCGGCAGAAATGGATTCACGCGAATGGGTGTTTCCGGGCGTGTTTTCGGTGGTGCGGGCGGCAGCACGGCTTTGATGGCTTTCGGCATGTCAGAACGCCTCCTCGATAATCTGGAGCTGGTCGGAGAGGGAGAACTCGGCAATGTCCGTATCCTTCGGCACAACCGCGTATCCGATAACGAACGGCTTCACTCTTTCAGGGAGTACCAGCGGTTTGCGCGAAGCGTAAAAATAGACTTCGGAAGATGCGAGCAGCGTCGTGTAATAGACGAATCCGCGTTTAGCGAACTCGATGCGGAGCAGCTCTCCCAGAAGCATGCCCTTCATGTTCGATGAAACATATCCGGTAACAAGCCATCCGGCATTTTCGCACAGCAGGTCGATGAAGCGTTCCGGTGTGACATCGGACAGCAGGTTTATCCTGTCCATGCCGAGCATGTCCTCGATTATATGCGGAGCCTTGGCCCTCCCATCCTCAAGCGCGGCAACGGCGTCATCAAAATGCACATGGGTTTCCCATCCGGCCGGTTTTTCCGGAATATGCGGGGAGCATACGTTCACAACTTCCGCGTCTATCTCGTACATATCCCATTCCGTAAATCCTCTCCGGTTCAGCACGGGAAGGCAGGTCATGTCACCGCCGCCGAGAATGACGAGTTTTTCACACCGCTGGTTCGGTGCGGTGAGGATGCCGTAATACTCGTCATTGGGAAGCACGGTCTGTATCGCGCCGTCCAGTCCGAGTGTCAGCATCCCGTTGTGTTCGGCCAGCATGATGTGCTGGTATTTCGAGATGGTACTGGAAACCACATTGACAATGCCGCTCATGCGGATAACTCCTTCAGGCCACAGGGCCAATGGCAACGAGAGAATAGGATGCCCCTACGGGGACAGCCACAGGTTGCCCGTTATCCGTGCGATATGCAACAATCTTGCATTGTGTCGTGGTGATATCCTTTGCGGAAAACTGCACCTTCGTATTGGCGTTCTGTTTCACCGTCGACACACAGACCACCGGCGGCACGGCAAAATCGCACTCGAACCGCACGACAAGCTCGGTTTTCGAGTTTTGCTCCAGACTGGTGATACCCATGCAGTTCGTGGTGTCCTGCGCCGATGAGTCGGCCATCACCACGGCGATGCCTTTGTTGGCATATCCCTTCATGGCCTTGTGCAGACACGCCGACTGCGGAATCCCTTTCAGCGCGTTCACGGCCCCGGATACGGCGTTCGGCATGACGACCGTGTTCCTTCCGCGCATGCCGATAGCTCCCTGCGGGGATGTCTTGTCGGAGAATTCATAATTGTCGATACCGACACCCGGCCCGGAAAAACCGACGTTTACCGCGGGAACATTGCCGATGACCCATCTGGGAACAAAGGATGTCGTATCCGTACTGGCGTCATAATAGGTGTCGTTCAGATAGCCGTAAGGCCAGTCTCCGGTGGGGTCGAACCATATGCCGGTGTATCCGAGAACCTTGTCCTTGTGTGCCGCCGTGAGTTCCGTCAGCGGAAGTCCGCTTGCTGCCGATGCTTCCGCGGCCATCGCGATATTTAGCCAATAGTCGTCGATATTCAGCGGCGTATTGTCACCGAGATTGAAGAAATCCGCTTCCGTGATTTTGTAGCATCCGGCCATGACCTACCTCTGTATCATGCACATGATGTCGAACTTGTATGCGCCGTTCAGGGCTTCCCCTGTCGCACCCCAGTATTTCCCGTCCTTGCGGCGGATATTCAGCTTGTTGCCTACAATGCCGCCTTCTACGACTGTTTCGTCCTGTCCGCGTATCCATGCCGAATGCACGGTCTTCGTCAGCTCAACAGTTAGCATGGATTCGTTGTACGAATATGCGCCGGAGACAAGCCCGTAGGAATTGAACGATGTGCTGTGCCTGTATTTTCCCGCACCCTGACTTGCCGCCCTGTGCGTGACGGTAATCCTGTCACACAGGATTGTCCTGTCGAGCTGCACATCACGGGTATCCGCGCCCATCATATGCGCAGGCATCCCGTTCGATGTATCCATGACGCCTTGCCCACATGACGAATGAAGCAGTGCCCATACAGCATTTCTTCCTGCCGTGGCGACGATGTTCCCTATGAGTCTGTCACTTCCTGCGGGTGTCGCCGACAGTACAGGCTGATAATCGTCGTCGATGTTCAGGTATTGCCCTATGACGGATGACGATACTGCAAAATCAACATTCACGCGTGCAAGGCCGTAAGTCTGTACAGGAATGGAGCCGAATTTTCTGTGCGTTGTGACGGCAATGCCCACAAACGGCCCGGAACGTCCCACGGTTATGGGGGACAAGTCCACAGCACCGACAGGCTTTCCCGGTTCGGCATGTCCGCGGCACATGAATTCGCCCACGCACGGAAGCTGCTTGATGCACTTGCGGATGTTGTCGTTTATCAGCGTTATCAGGTTCACATCATCCGCGCCGACAACTTCAAATTTGGACGGCTGGAGAAGATTGTATTCGCTCATATATTCCCAGACCCCATGATGATGACGTGCAGTTCACCCGACATCTGATCGGCGGGTACAGGGGTGTCGTCATTCTTGAAAAACGACACCACCACACCACTGCCGCTGTCCTGATAGTCCGCACGGAAACTTCCCGTGACGTTTGCCAGTCCGACAAATGGAATCATGTTGCCGACGCCATTCTCGAAATTCACCGACACCTTGTTACCGGCAAGCGTCGCTCGCGGTTTGTTCATGGACGGTTCGAGAATTTCCAGTGACGGCAGTTTCACTCTGGCGCATGAATAGCAGAGTGCAGCGCCGCCGGATGCGCCGGAGCGGATGAATTTCGTATCGACTTTTGTGCTCATGCTGGCTTCCATGCCCAGTCCGGCCATGACGCCTTTCGGGGAATTTCCGCCTTCCTGTCCCATGGCGACCCCGACGATTGCGCGGCTCTCCACATCGGCAGGACGACCGGCCAGAAGTTTTGCCTTGTCACCGTTTTCATCGACATAGACAAGCTGTCCGGAAGGTGCGCCGTCCCATTTTCCTGTAACGTACCCACTGAGCTGGACAAGCACATCGCCGCCTTCCTGCACTTCCTTCACATAACCGTAGACGAAACCTGTTCCGGCGTACCCGACAGCGCCGGAGTTTCCGCCGGTGTGCCGTACAAGGTCGCCGAGTTCTGCACCGGGAATGTTCAGCACGAGAATGTTCCCGCCACCGGAAGCCATTGCCAGCATGTTCCTCTGAAGTTTTATCCACCAGAGGATCTCCTGCTGCGCGATGAAATGGTAGCCATGTGTCGCCTTTTCCATCACGCCACCTCTTTTGCCGTATAGAACGGCTCGTCAATCCAGTCGATATTCACATCGGCAAACATGGTTCCGATGCAGTTCCGGACAAGCACCTGCAGATCTCTTTCCGGAATGTCCACGGGGCACAACGGCCGCGCGTGCACGCTGGCATGGCCGTTTCTCTCGAACCATACGGCTCCGCGATGCGTATTGTCGAAATACATGATGACAGTACCGGCCAGAAGTCCCTTTTTCAGATTCGGGCCGATAAGATGCCATCCCTGCAGTTCGCGGATGTCTGACGTGGATGTGAAGAAGAAGTTTTTGAGATAGAAGTTGGAGAGCATGCTGACTCCTAGGCGCAGTAGATGTCCGGGCCGTCCATTTCGATGGTGCGGCTCCGTGTGGGCAGTTCGAGCATCGAGTTCACGATGTCGTAGTACACTGTGATTTTTGTATTGATGGTTTCTCCGGAACGGTACGTTCTGCCGATATCGCTCATCCTGAACGATGCGGAGATATTGCCGCCATACACGCTCAGCGCGTTCAAACGTTGTCCCTTGTAGTAGAACGTGATTGTCGCCCGCAACCCGGTGATGCCGGATGAGCTGCCTTCACCGTTCTTCACACAACGAAGCTGCGACACGCGCGTCATCAGATCTATTCCCGCGCCGGATGCCGGAATGTCCGCTTCAGCCATGTCTGGGCGCACCGTGGTCGTGCGGAAATCGTGCGCACTGAACCATACGCGCATGACATCCGATGCAGAATGCGCGATGCACGTCTCATCTTCGCCGTACATCTTGTACGTTGCGGATTCATTGTGGATGAACGTGTCGAATTTGAGCGTATCGTTCCATGTGCTGTACACATGGTACTGATTGCAATAGGCACGCGGCCACGGTATCTCCTCTGCCGCCGATGCCACCATTGTCCTGAAGAAGTAGTCGTTATCCACCGACTGTTCCGTAAGCGCGTATCCGCGCGGAACAGGGAACTGCGATGCTCCGTATGTCTGCAGGTGGCTCACGTCAGACATGAGCGCGAACATCTGTCCGGCACGGAACGTGAGTCCCCTGCCGTAGTCTTCAAGGTACAGCCCTTTTATGGTGCATTTTATCGCGCCGTTCAGTTCATACACCTGATACGACTGGAAGCGCATAACCAATCCGACGCCGCCCGGCTCATCCTTGGAGCAGGTCGTCAGCATGAGGTGCCCTTCGGCGACATAGTTCTTGTCGAACAGGAAGCCGCCGGTGCTGCCTATGGAGGAGACATTATCGTTTATCAGCGCAATGACCTGCTCCACGTTTCCAAGTTCAGGCATCCAGTAGGTTCCTTCAAGCGTGACGCCTTTCAGGAATCCCTCGGCCTGATCGGGAATCAGCACATCCTCATCGAGTGTGAACAGGAATGCCGGGCCATCACCCATGTTTGCCAGCATGTTGTCTTCAGACCTGTCTGCCGCAGCATCACATGACTCTACAACATATACCTTGGCTGCCTGCAGCAGTTCTGTGCCATAGTTGACAAGGAAATGCTCGCATGGCGCACCGGTAACAAACGGGCTGTTCGCCACAGCAATCATCTGCAGCGAGAATATGCGCGGCTGCACAGGGCGTTCGGGTGGCTGTTCCACATCAGGCGGCGGCGGTGTGTCTGTTTCCTCACCACGCGGCGGTGATTGCACAACCTTGCCTTCAGGATCGTATACGGTGTTATCCGGCCATATGGTGTATTTTCCCGGTGTGGTTACGGAGCCGTCCGGATTCGTCACGCTGCCGACCGGGTAGGTGACGCTGTGATCTGCATGCAGCACGGTGCCGTCAGGAAGGATAATATCGTCATCATCGTTCGTGTATGACCCGTTCGGCGGATTGACATACCATTCGTTCGGATTTGTTCCGCCCGCCTGTCCCGGAAGCGGTGTCAGCACATTGTACCACTGCGCGTTCTCTTTCAGCGTGAATGTGATGGTCTCTTCCGGATAGTTGTCGATTTCCAGTTCCTCGATATCGAACACCCTGTCCAGTGTGATAACAGAATCCTTGTCCGGAATGATGAGCCGTATCGTATCGCCCACAGACAAGTCGTACATCCGCATGGACGCGGTGATTTCGCCCTCGAGATACGGACGGTCGTTTTTGTTCAGCGTGTCCTGCAGGTACGACGACACGTCATCAGGCCACGACAGGAAGGAAAGGTCGAGATTGTCTCTGCGGCGGATGCCTGTCGTGACAATATTTGCCGCGTTGATGACATAGGCATCGGCTGTCTTGTAGTGCCATTCGTTTTGTCCGACGATGGCCGCGTTGTTCCCTGCATGCGCCGCATCTGATTCGGAATCGTACCCGGGGAACAGTTCGACACGCTCATAAAATGTTTTGCCGACAAGTGCCGTGGCATTTGCCGCTTCCCATTCGCGGAAGGCGTCAACATACTGCGGCGGAAGTATGGTTTCTTCCCATTCCGCAGTCGATATTGCCGATGTGTCCGCACGGGCGGCGTTGTAGTTTGCGGATATCATGTTCAGCACATCGGATTCTTCAACGGATGCCTTGGACAGTGAGAATGTGTTCACTTCCGTCATGACATCGAGCATGACAATGCTCGCCGCGCTGGTGGACTGCGTTGTGCCCACCATTTTGATGCCGATTCTTCCGTCCGACTGGGTTTTGATGGCGAGATTGGCTTTCTGCAGCACTTCCTTGATGGCGCTTTTCAACGATGTTTCGCCTATCTGCATGGAAAACCACATGTACGGTTTTTCCTTGATGTACTCCTTGCCGACTTCGGCAAAGTTCAGCCAGTCGATGTCCTCGTTGTAGTTCTGGTCGAGCAGCAGGTCGAGCACAATCGCCACAGGGTTGATGCTGACGGTCTGACCGACATCAATGGTAGAGCGGTAACGTACCCACAGCGACATGTCGCCGTAATCCGGCCCCTGATCCATGAGCTTGTACACGGTTCCGGGAATGCTGTTCACAATGACGTTTGTTGTCGGATACGCTGCCGTGGACAATCCCATGTATGCCTGATTCGCGCAGTCCATGAACATGCCGAGCGCATGGCACGGATACGCCGGATTGTGGCCGCTCCCGCGCGTGAAGTGCATGATGGGATTCAGCCGTGCCATGATGACGCTCTGCGATTCCCAGTCTATACCCGGACGATAGGGAACATTGAACGCGGTCGTCATGTACGAATTGGTCAGAATACCATGTCCAATATTATATCGCTCACCGATATGCTGTGCGTAGGGCATGTGTGAGTACAGGCAGGATATTTCCGATGAACCGTATACACGCCCGGCCCACATTGCCGCTGTGCGTGTGGAGTAGCACGCAAGGCAGGTGATGGCGTCGCCCCAGTACCGCTTTCCCACAGAATCGTTGTACTTGTCCGCCTTCTTCTTCTGCATCAGCGCAAGGATGATGGATATCATGGAACACACAACGGTGATTATTGTTGCCGGATCCAAAATTGCCTCCGCAGCTCAGCCTGCTTGTTGTCAGTACCGCCAGTTGTCGGTCTCGTTTTTCGATGTTTCCTTGTAATAGAAATTTCCGAACCACGCCATGTTCGGCCCGAGTCTCACCGTTCCGTATACACGCGGCATGGGTTCGACGGTGCTGTTCGCAACATAGTTTATCTCATCCGTGCTGTTCTTCTTTTTCTTGTTGCGCTTTGATGCCCATATCATCATGCCGACCTGCAGGCCGAGCATTGCCACGTTCGTCACCGCCACAGCGGCGACCATCGCCGGAGTCTGGGCTATGCTTGAACCTATTGCTGCCGCTGTCGCCATATCAGCTCTCCTTCAGCATCCAGAGTTTTCCAACCGTGCACGCTGTCGCGTGAGTTACTGCGGACGGAATGACACGGCTGTTGCACCAGCGCGGAAGATGCAGCCTGTCCACGATGATGACGCTGTTCGCAAAACTTGCCGCAGGAGACACAAATATTCCAAGTCCATGCGTCGGAAATTCCTGTCCCGCATCCAGTGCTTTCACAGTATGCGGGTATCCGCAGATATCGAAGAAACTTTGTATGGGGAGCAGGCTTGCCGTGGCGACCGCGCGAGTCCATGCCGCCGTCTCCATTCCGGAATGAAGATTTCCGCGCAGTATAGCAGCGTACACTGTAAGCAGATTGCTGTACTGAAGTCCGGTATTCCGCTTGAACAGCAGCCTGAGTCCGGGATAGCGCCTGCACAGGTCACGCACCATCGCGAGTTTCTGGCTGTTATAGAAGAATGTCTCGAGCTTCTTTATCGGCTTCGCGCCGTGCATGCTGATATTCATACGCTACGCCTGATGGAACGGACTCGGGCCGGGCATGCCGACAGGCCCGCCTTCCGCGTGTTTCTGGGTATTGGAAATATCGTTCGTGGACGGGTTGGTCAGCGGCATGTCCGGCCATCCGCAGGCACGTGCAGTATTGCCGAATACCGACTGGCACCGCTGGAGTGTCAGGTTGCAGTTCGGCGCTATGACTATGGGAATTTTCCACGGCTTCACAAACACAGGAATGGCTCTTTTGGCGATGATGGTGTGCGCACCCACGGTGCTTGCCATATTCTCGCCCTCATACCAGAGCTTGTTTATACCGTCCTCGATTTCCGCGTTGTACAGGATGATGCAGCTTTTCCAGTAGTTCGGATCGAGCGTTACCGTGGCAGGGTCGAACGCGATGGTTCTGTTACCCTGTATGCTCCATTTTCCTGCCGGTATCTCTACCTTGTACTGGTCGAAATTCAGCCCGCAGAACGTACCGTATGGGTCGTGGTTGCAGTGCGTCTGTGTGTAATATATTTTCACCAGCGCACCGGATGCCGCATACGAACTCGAGCATTCAAGCGTGATGGTATTGTCACTGAACGAGAAATGCCCTGCCACGCCCGTGAACATGATGATGGCATTTTTCACTTCCTCACGGTAGCGGAACAGCCTGACGCGAAGTTTTTTGCAGTCATTCAGAAACAGCGCGTTCATCCAGAGCTGTGTCGCGGCAAACTGGACTTTCAGCTCCTCATCGGATTCCGTGCGCTTGATGCTGTTATGCTTGCACGGATGCGGATAATAGGTGTTTCCCTTCCAGACAATTTCTTCCGTGCCGGTGCAGTACCTGCTGATGGTGTTCGTCACACGTCCGGGAAGTTCCAGTTCGTACAGGTAGCGGATATGCCCGACGACACCGGCCTTCTCATAGGCATCCCATTCCTTTTTCTCGTATTCACTCAGAATGTAGTTCGCCATATGCCGTCACCCTATACATAATACTTGAAGCCTTCGGAGATGCAGCGATCCCTGTCCGCATACGGGCATACGCCTTCTTCCTTTCCGAATTTTTCCCACCATGCGCGGAGCGTCCAGCCGTCATGCTCCGTGACGTACTTGTACACACCTTCGATTGTTTTCGGGTAGCCTTCCGCAAGAAATTCTTCAGGCCACGCATTTTCTGCAACAAGCTGTTTCAATTTTGCTTCGAGCATCGAGTTCTGGTCGTATCCGCCGTCATCCGGAAGCAGCGGGTATATCGGTGGCGTTTCATCCCACGGGTCGTAGCTGTGCTCCACATCTTCAATCATGGACAGTTTCGCGTCCAGAAGGTCGGACGTGATATACTCAAACGGTATCTCGTCCACCTGATTGTGCATGTAAAGCTGTTCGCAGATGACATCGACATCGTGGAAATATATCGCCGGAAAGTTGTGCGCGATGTTCACCCGGATGATGCGCGGGTCTTGTTCCGGCTCGATGCTGGTGATGCGTGTCCAGTAGCAGTCCTGATATCCGTTGCAGTAAATGGTGAGCAGCCTGCTTTTTGCAAGCTCCCACATTTCGCCCTGACCCCAGTTCAGCGCGAAAAAGAAATTCCGCCACGTCCCGTCCGCAGCCTGTCCGAAAAGATACTGCATGTCGTCGATATCCGGGAAATACGGTTCGGCGTACATGAGCGGCTTGAACGCCTGTGACATGTTCGATACCCAGAACGACAGGTATCTTCCTTCTGTCATCAGCGCAAAATCGACGAGCTTGTTGTACTGCTTGCGGGAAAAACTGGCGAGATTCAGCTCGGATGTCTGCGTGGCTCGCGGATTCAGCAGGTATTCCGCCACGCTGCCCGTTTTCATGTCCACGAGCGCGGAATTGAACGAGATACCGTATCCCGTGTCATCCGGTTTGATACACGCGGGAAGCGCCTGCAGGATGATGTCGTAGTAGGGCGGAAGGTTGATATTGTTGACCTTCGCGTCATCATCGCCGCCAATCGTGAACACGGCGTTGTGCAGGAACTTCTTCTGGCGTTCAATCTGGTCTGCGTTCACAGGATGGCCCTCTTGTTCTCGTCAGGATGCACAAGCGCACTGAAGGAATAGGAAATATCAAAATCGCTGCCGTACTTGAACTCCAGCATGGCAGTCGTCATGACCACCTCGATGGGATAATACGCATACATCAGCATAAGGATGCTCATGTCCGTCACCGGAATGGTTCCTTCGAGGATGCGGCAGTACACATAGGGAGACTCGACGGGATTGCCGTCGAAGTCAATATCCGAATCGGTGTCGCTGATGAGCTGATCCTGTTCACACACCAGATACGCGGTATGCACGGTGAACTGCGTTTCCTCGACAAGTCCTATCTTGAACTTGCCCGTTTTCTGGTCGGTATTGGCGCAGTAATTGTCCAGTTCCGTCTTCAGCACCTTCAGCCTGTTCCGCTCGATGGCAATGATGTCGAAGCGCCGCATGGCATGTGTGATGTACAGTTTTTGCAGCGGCTCGGCCGAGAAGCGCCTTCTGATGCCGGAAAGGACGTTCACCATATATCGCTCATACATGAAGATGCAGTTGCCGCTCAGGTCAATCTGCCCGTCAGGATTGAAGTGCAGGTTCACCGAGTTCTGCAGCGCGGTGCGGTAGTTGCTCTTGACCGTGGCGTATTCCGCAGTGCGTGCTGTTTCACTGACATTCTTCTCCTGTTCGTCCGCCACACCGACATGCACCAGCGGAACGACAATTTTTCGCGGCTCATTCAGGGCGTTTGGCATCAGTCAGACTCCAGTAGTTGGGATACGTCCAGTTCGGCATCGCTATGTTCGGTATGGCCGAATCCATGCGCCAGTCAAGCAGGGAAGGATCATCCGGCCATGGTGTCGTCACGTCCTCGATGTTCACCCAGAACGTGCCTTTTACCGATTCCGGAAGTACCTCGAGATCGAACGTCCTGCCCATGACCATCGGCACAAGATAGCACGCCTCGCCATACTGCCACGAGTCATACGCCCTGTCCGTGATGATATCATACGGCGGGTGCGTTTCCCTGATATTCACCACGCCGCCGTAAATGGCGTTGGATACTACAATCATGCACTGCGTGGCCCTGTTCCACGAGCGGAATCCGTACATGTCTTCCAGCACAGTCCAGTGACTTGACTTGCCATACAGCTCCATACTGCTTACCGTGAGTGTGTCCAGCCTGAACGGGAACGGCATGGGTTTCACTTTTCCGCCGAAGTTCATGCGCTTTACGGCGGAGAGAAATGCCCAGCTTTTTGAATACTGCCCCATAAAGCCCGTGTCGATGGTGATTTCCATGTGCGGCTGGACTGTCATGGCAATGCGCCGGTTCCCCCGCATGAACTCGTGCATGGTGCTGTAGAACGTATATTTGAAGGACATCTTCGTTTCGACTGTCATGTACGCTGCTACCTCTGTATTCCGCACCGTTGACGGCCCATGCGCCGCATATTCTCTCGCCCCGTCCCACGTTCCCGGAACCTACGAACTCCGCAAACCCGTTGTCATCATCAGCGGCGATGTTCTGCATACCGTGCACAGGGTTGTTGTGCATGAACCGCACAACATGGTTGTCATCGAGACGCTTCGAGGATGGTGTGCCTGCGGAGAAGAAGCGTTTCCGGCTGATGTGAAGGTTGAAAGTCACGTTGGTTTTTCTCGCATGGTGGCTGTAAAAAAGCAATTACTGACGGACAGGCAGGTCGCGCTCGATGCGCTCATGGCGGCAGTCTCTCTTTCCGGGCATAGTTACAAGGTTATCGACGAATACTTCAGCAACATGCGCTTTTTTGAGCTGACCGTTCAGCCCATGTCTCCAACGCTGTACCGGAATTGCGGATTACCTGTGCGGGATTGGTCGCAGTACACGGATTCGCAGCTTCTTCTCTGGCTGTATGTGTGCGTCTGCACCCTTACACGCATGCGGCGGTTTATCGGGTCGAACCGGAAGAAGGACAGGAAATTCGGAGAACCGCTGTATTTTCTGTACCTGCAGAACAATCACTGGCGCGATATGTTCATCATGCTCATGAACGCTTTCGGCACAGGCATGAACGTCAGTTACACCAGAGAAAGAACGACAATAACCTTCAGACAGACAGAGTTATCGGCGTTTCTGCGTGCCGTGTTCGAGAAATATCCCGAACCGCCGATAGTCGAACCGCGGCTGCTTACAACCATGTCCGCGCCCATGTCATTCAGATTGCGCGAAAATGGGAGTGTCATATTTGACGAAAATGTTGACACACTCCGCATAGCGCATGTAGAGAACTTGCAGGGCAAGTGCTTTCCTGCACTTCTGCGAGCCGTTTCCTTCCCGGAGAAGGATGATATTTTCCTCGAACATAACATGCTGCAGGTGATAGCCAATGAGTGACGGCGAAGTTTACACCGCAAAAGTCGACCATGCTTCCCAGAACAGACAATACGCAAAACTGAAGCTGAAGCAGGGTGACGACAACTCCGATATTCACGTTTTCTCGTTCGAGATAAGCGGAAGCCGCCGCAAGGGCACAATCACCCATATCGCCAGTCAGGACTTGATCGACATGAAGTACGGCAACGGCAACCCTGTCGAGGGTGATGACGCGGTTACGCTTGCCGACGCGCTGCTGCACTGGCTTGCCGATCATGACTATCTGGAAATGGCGGAGGCGGAACGCAAATGAATATCGTGCTTCCGGCGGAAGCCAATCTTGACCTCTACAAGGCCGCATACGTTATCTTCAAGGAACGGAACATGCGGCTCACCAATCTGACCATCGCGTACCCGACAAAGAGCTTCGCGGTTGGTCAGCTCGATATATGCCTTGGCATGGATATCATTCGTGAGAACCAGCAAGGCAAGAATTTTTCCGGTTTCGAGGATGTGATGAAGAATGCGGTGAAGAACTCCACCGCATACGCCTTTCTCAGGCACATCCCGGAATCAGTCATGTATTGTTTCCGCGAGTTCGACAAAACCATTCTCGCGTGGAACATATTTCAGGCTTTCGACAATTTCGCGGCAAACATGAAAAGCATTGCCGAAATACCCGACAAGACCACCGGCCGCGTCGAGTATCATGTCGGAGGTTATCGTATCCTCTGTGCTCCCACGGGGGATACCTATCTTACCCCGGAAGACAGAATCATCCTGTTCCGTTCCGGGTATCACTATATTGTTTTTGCGTCGGGAAACACCGTAGGCGTGCAGAAAAGCCTTATCCGGCACATCCCCGCGCTCACGGATTTTGCCAAGGACATGGGACTTGATCCCGTTATCTGGTTCACGCATCGGATGGGGCATCTGGTTATTTCCAAGAATAACCGCACGCCCAACCTGTCCCCTGAAGAAATGTGCGAACTGCTGGCAAAGTTCCTTATTCAGAAGAATGAGGCGGCGGATGCCGTCTCCCGGCAATGACAAAAATCTACATGGAGAAATAATCATGGCTGACAATGCTGCCAGCATGAAGCAGTACCATGAATATGCCGCCGGATACCGGCAGGCGCTTCCCGGTATCGCTTCCAACAATGGTGAAGGTTTCTGCCACTGGATTACCCTGACCGCGGACATCACGGTTCCCCGTATGTCTGGCGGATTCATCGGTCTGGCCTCTGGCAAGCATGCGCTGGTGAACGCCGCGAATACCGGCGGAACCATTCTCGGATGGCTTGACGCGCAGAAGTTCGAGCATTCCGAACTCGGCCGCGCCAAAGACCCGCACATGTTCGCCCTGAAGGCAGGCGACCAGCTCGCGCTGTGGAACAACCCCGGCATGGAATACCGCATCAAGGTGGATGGAACCGACAAGGCTGATGCCATCAAGAAAGCTGCCGCGCTGGTTGTGGGTCAGACCTACGGCTTGAAGGTGGACTCCGCCGGAAATCAGGTGCTCGATTCCACCAATACCGCAAACAAGCATGTTACCGTGGTCAGCACTCTGCCCGGACTGGACATGGTGCGCGTCCAGATTGCGCGTCCCCTGAACGTCACGCAGGCCGCCGGTTAGTGCGCCGACTGAACAACAACCACAAGAGGTAACATATCATGGCACTTCTTCGTTCCGATTTTACGCGCCTGCTGCAGCAGCAGTTGGTGGACATTTTCTGGGAGAATTATACCGAAGTCGGTTCGGTATGGCGTTCCCTGTTCACTGAACAGAGCATCAATACCCCCTATGTGGAACGCCAGAGCCTCCTCGGCATGGGCGACCTCGTGGAGAAGGGTGAAAACGAACCCTTCAGCTACGATCAGCCCACTGTCGGCTGGCCCATCCTCGGTTCCGTGAAGTCCTTCGGCAAAGCCATGGCCTTCTCCCGCGAACTGTATGATGACAGCCAGTTCCTTAACCTGTTCGGTGAGTCCGTGGCCCAGATTGCGCAGAACTACGACCGCACCCGCGACCGCTACTATGCGCAGTTCCTTAACTACGGCGCACTGACCGCCGGACATCGCGTGTTCAACGCGACCGTTCCCGGTGTCATCGTCGACCCCACCGGTGACTTCATCTATGATGGCAAGCCGCTGTTCGCCGGAACCGCGCAGGCGCATCCGTCCCTGATGAGCGACCGCACGTTCACCAACTACGACACGCTCGATCTGACTCTGGAAAACATCCAGAAAGTCTACACCAAAATGACGGTGGACAACGCCTACGACGAGCAGGGCAACAAGATCGTCATCTCCCCCGACACCATCGTCGTGCCGCAGGAGCTTGAACTTGAAGCCCTTGCCCTGATGAATCAGGAGTACATCGCGCAGGATGCCACTACCGGCATCGGTGGTGCTTCTGCCCGCAGGAATCCGTTCTACCGCAAGTTCCGCATCATCGTGTGGCCGCACCTGACCACTGCTGATGGCTGGTTCATGATTCAGCGCGGTTACGGCCTGCGTGCGCTCATCCGCCAGCAGCCCGAAATCGAAGTGTGGGAAGACCCCGAAACCAAGCAGATGCGGGCTTCCGTGTACTGCCGCTTCGGCGCATATGCCGACAGTTGGCGGCACATGTTCGCCAACAACATCCCGCAGGCCATCGCCTAGACGACCCTGACGTAGTGTTGTAACACTTGGGCTGTACGGGACATGTTCTCGTGCAGCCCTTTTTCAATTTACCGATAGGAGACTTGTATATGGCAGCTCGCAGAACAAAGGTTGCTCCCGTACAGCCGCCCGTTATTCCTGCAGGAAATCTTCATATTCCCGAACCGCTTCAGGGCGGCGTTGAAAAACTTGCCGAAGAATCGCGCGAGTCGGTCATTCCCCCTGTAGTTCCTGCTCCGGCTGAAGCACCCGAACAGAAACCCGTTCGTGTCGCGCGGGATATTTCCGATGCCGAACTCGGCATTACCGATGCCACGGAAGAGAAATCCCCTTCCGCGGTAGCGAAGAACAGCGTGGTGAAGGTCGCGGCTCCGGCCATCAAGCGTGTGGACATGAATGCCGACCACTACGACCTTCCCGTTTGCCCGCAGAACAACATGAAGGTACAGGCACTCAAAAAGGAAAATCCCAATCTGCGCGTGTTCAGGATTCTTCTGAACGGCGTGCATACTTGGCGTATCATGAAATAACCGGAGGGGGTATGATGTTGCCGCTTATCACTACACCGGGGCATCCCAAGGCGAATTCGTATATTTCGCTGGAAAGCGCGAATGACATCATGCCCCTGTACGACCAGAAATGGGACTGCCGGAGTGATGATGAAAAAATCGTGCTGCTCCGAAAGTCCGCAATGTCCCTGAACGCGCTTCCGTTTCTCGGTGTGCCGATGTTCAGGCGGCAGCCACTCGCATTTCCGCGCATATACGATGCGCTGGTACTGTCCGCCACCTCGACTGGAAGTGTTACGCATGTCACGAAGACAGAGCTTGTGCCGGTAAAGCACATCTTCAACCCGGACGTATCGCATCTGAAAAATACGGATGAGGAAGATGTCATTTCATGGGACGTGTCCGAATACACCGGGTTTACGTCCCTGCAGACCGGTCAGACCCGAGAAGTGCATGTCTTCAATCACGTCAACCCGGATGACCCGACGACGCAGGAATGCGAATACGTTGCGATGGTGAAGGATGACGGAAGCTGTCTCTGGATTGGGTATTACCTTATCCAACCGGGCGGAAAGAAGATAAAGGTAAAACTTCCCGCCGAATCTCCCACACCGCATTATGATCCGCTGACCGGTGTGTTCTCCATTACGGCATATCGCGACCCCAGTCTCGCGCCCATATCCACTACCGGTGGCGCAGCCATTATGCCTGATACCGCCAGTGTTCCCGATACCGGAGTAGGCGTAATAACGGAATCAGTCGAAAAACGCGAGTATCCGGAATGGCAGGCTGGTACTGAAGACGGCATTATTTCCGATGCGACACTGGTGCTTGATTTGGACAAGGAAGGTGTCATCTATCGTGGCACGGCACACATTACAGATATTGGTGATAACACGATGGGACTGGTCATGCGCGTGCAGTCCGGGCCGGAACTGAAAGGCTTCGACAAGTGCTTTCTGTACTACACCGCCGTGATTGACGAAGAAGTGACAACAGTTGTGCCGAATCAGCTTCAGATAGCAGACCTGAACTTCTCCGACCGCACAGATTTCCTTCCCGATTTCGCTGTTGGTGGCGGTGTGCATGTGTATTCCGGCGGAAACAGGCAATACTACAATGTTATTGCGCACGATGTTTCCACGGGAATCGTGACGCTTGACGACGACCTGCCCGATTGGGACGGCATGCAATATTACTATATCGACCCGTATCCGGCAGATATCGTGAAGGCCGCGCAGGAAATGCTGTTCAAATACGCCGGAGTGTATCCGACAGACCCGTATGCCGGACTCGGACTGTCGAAAATCACCATCGGCGACACATCGCGGACATACGGCTCTGTGCAGTACGGGCAGATGTCGGTGAAGAACATCGCGGACAGGTTCGGCGTAACCGAAAAGGTCATCAGCATTCTCGGCAAGTATCTGGTGTACGGCAAGATGGAAATCGCGTTCCAGAGCAGACTTGAAGAGGCGTTGAACGTCGAGCTTGAAACGGCAAACGCATGAAGGTCATGGAGAACGGCGCTATCGGCGTCCCCAAATGGATACCGCGGGTCAATCTGGCGGTGCGGAGCATCGAAATCAACAATGGTGTGCGCTTCCAGATTCGCAAGTATTTCATGGTGCGCGAACTCGACAAGGACGGCCAGCCGACCAAGCACAACTATGGCCCTGACGGGGTCATCGTGCAGAACGGTAAAAACTATTACAAGGAAGACCGTTACCAGTTCTGCAATTTCACGAAAGATGAAGAATCCATTTTCAAGCCACGCGAGTTCTCATCAGAACTGCGCGTATACGGGCCGTTCGGAAAAGCCGAAATCATCGACTGCGAAACATTGGAGGAAGACCAGTTCTTCCGCTGGAACTGGGGCGCGAAAGTCATTGAGCCTGATGCCGACAAGATGTTCGGCAAACCGGTGATTCAGGTGGCCGGAACCATCACGGACGATGGCTACCCCGCAGCGTACATTTCGCGTGACGAATGCTGGAAACTTTCGTCGTATTACTACTATGTTTGCGTCTGGGTCATACAGGCCATACGGACACAGGGTGTAGCGTGGAGCCAGTCGGTCTTTCCCGCGCTTCCGGCTTTTCTTGTCTATGTGCAGGATTCCATGTCGCAATTCCGCGACGCCGACATGCACAGCATGCCCTTCGGGTGGAGTGGAAATGTCTTTGACGATTCAAGGTTTACTCCGGGATAGCATCACTATCTGCGACTCCGGAAGCACGGATGCGTTCGGAACACGTCCGCCCGAAATCAGGGCGGCGAATGTGTCGTGTCGTTTTGTGGAATCCGGCGAGCAGGTCTGGAACAGGAGCAACAATGGCGGCGGTGTCGTTATGCTCGGCACGGCACAGGTCTGGATTGATGGTGATGCTCCTGTGCAATACGGGGATACGGTTATCGACGACACTACAGGAAAAAAATATCGTGTGGTGAAGATCAGCAAACCGAAAGACCTGTTCGAGACCGGTGTAGACCACACAAAACTTGTGCTGGAGTAGTCCATGGCCGAAACACGTTTTCGTGTCCGCCGAAGATTTTCCGGTGTGCTGCAGCAGAAATTCAAGGAAATGGCTGTCGCGGACGTGCAGGCATTTCTGCAGAATTACGCCGAGGCCGCGTTCGCCTCGTATGTTTCGTGTCTGCTGTGCGAGACCGGAAAAATGCAGCTCAATGCGCACGCCTATTTCGACGCATATCCCAATGCGATGACGGCAAAGGTGCTCACGCACGCCAAGGGTTCTGATATTCCGCTGTTCGGGCATGACCGCATACCCCAGCAGGGTATGCGAAGTCCGCAAACCTACCGGCACTCAAAGTACATAAAGGCATTGCCGGACAACGTGAAGGTCAGTGTCCGCGTTGCTGACGGGCTGGCGGAACAGCTCATGCAGAAACCGGATGACGTGAAAATGTCCATGCGCATGACCACCACCCGTATGGCATCTGAAGAACCGCTGGTGGCAGAGTATCTGCGGCAGCACGGTTACGCCGACTTCTCGCTGACGGCGGTTCACCATAACCGCATCCAGTCACGCTACAGCGCAAACTTTCAGCAATATTTCAAAAGCCGTTTCGATGCCGCTGGTATGCGCAAGGCCGCGAAACACAAGTCCAGAGGTAAATCATGAGCCAGCGCATGTATGACGAACTGCCGTACAAACTCCTTGTCGAATATGTTGCCGAGGCGCTGGACAAACTACCCCCGTGCCATCCGGCAAATCGTTTTTTCGGACAGAAAATGCGCTACGGGCGTGAACTGGATGTGACGGAACAGAACGTGTACCTGTTCAGTTTCCCTGCAAATGCGGGCAAGGAAAATGACAACCCGTTTGACATACCGTACAATATCACGCTATCCACAAAACCAGCCGTATGTGTCGTCCCTTCCGGAGGAAGCGCACCGCGCTACGCCATGGGAGCTGTCGACCCCGGCTTTGAAATACTTGTGCGGCATACATATCATGGGCGTGCTATGGGAACCGCGCAGAGCCTTCTCGAACATTTCAACCTGCGAACACAGGTTTTTCCTCAGAATGGGCAGATTCTCGCCACCCAATCGCAAGCGTATCACATGTTTTCGTCGAGCGGAGACAAATTCACTGTTTATGTCGCTCCGTTTCGTGTGATGGCTGCTGAAAACATCCACTAAGCTATGCTTGGAGGAAGATATGCCGACTTCTCGTAATCCCGAATTTTATACAGTCGGGATACCGCAGTTCTTCTTCTATCAGGTGACGAACCCGGATGATGACCGCGCTGTCGACGTTATCGCGTTGTGGCGTGCGCAGGCCGGGATTGTCGACCTTGAGTCCGGCTGTGTCGTGAACGCGGATGACGTGTCCACCTGTCTGACGCCTGAACAGATTATGGAAGCCGCCTACATCGGCAACATCACTCAGGCCAGCATGGGCGGGGAAGTCACCTCCGTCGAGCACACCGCCTCGGTTGAAGGACGCAAGGAAGTGGACAAGCAGGTGCTCACCCGGCGTTCCCTGCAGTACACCCTCGGTTTTGACGAACCCAACAAACAGAACATCAAACGGTATTTCTCCGCGCAGTCCTTGGCGTATCCTGCCCATCGTTCCGCGCTCGGAAAAACCACCGCTTCCGGCAATCAGTCCGCTGCCGCCGATTTCGTGACCGGGAACATTTCCATCGTCGACAACGGTGTGACTGCTGTCGGTGATCAGTGTGTTTCCATCGAAGAAATCATGACGAACACGCTGCTGGAACAGGGCGCGTCCTTCTCCCCCGTGGAAATCAACAAGAAGGACGTGTACTTCGCGTCCGTCCTGTATTTCCTCGTGGCCGACTCCCAGCGGTTCCCTGACATCGACGAGGAACTGAAACCGTACAGGAACAAGATTCTCTGCGGTTTCTTCAAATACGACCCTGCGCTCGGCAAGCTGAAGATTCAGGCGTGGCCTGCCGGTATGGACACTCCGGAATATGCGTATTCCGAGGTTTCCTTCGACAGCCGTCTGCGTGTCTACACCGACCTGCAGGCCGAAACCATCGTCGGCGTCCGTACCCATGCGACCATCATTGACCGCATGAGCGCAAGCGGCAGTATGGAGAACGTGCGTTGGGCCTTCAACGAGGGTTCTCCCGCGTCCCAGAAGCTCACCATTCAGCTTGCCGAAAAAGTGCTGCCCGGAACCGTGCAGATGACCATCACCGGCAAACGGTACAGCCGCACGTTCGGAACGTGGTCGAAGTACAGCGAATCTCTCGCTGACTACACGCAGTTCCCGGATACTGGCGTTGACAAGACCACGTTGCGTACCGCCGATGCTGGTGCATCTGCTGCCGTGTTCCGCCGCACCGTGCTGCGTGCTGCTGCTCTGGCTGAAGGTACTCCCGCAGCCACTTGGGGCGGTGCACTTACCGGCGATACATCCGGCAGTGTTACTGGTGCCGTGACCTGCACGCTGACCGGTCAGAAGGACAGCACGGACATCAATTTTGTTGCTGATGTCACCGACGCTTCCGACTTCACTCCCGACACGCATTACACCATTACTGGTGTGCCTGCCGGACTGACCGCGAAGCTGACGAAAACCAGCGCCACCGTTGCCACGCTCACGCTGACCGGCACAGCTACCGACCCCAATACCGCCGCCACCATCGGCGTCACGTTCCTTGACGCGGCGCTGGCGAACGGTGTCACCGTTGCCGAAGTCGACGGAATCAACAAGGCCGATATCGGCCTGATGTTCCCCGCCGCCGTCACCGGCAAGGTCACTTGGGGCAATACGCTGTCCGGCGCTGCCGATGGCAATGTCACCGGCAACATCACGGCCACGCTGTCCGGAACCGGCGCGGCGTATGCTGCGGCCATTTCCAATGGCACTGAACTTACCGTCGATACGCATTACGAAGTCACCGGCGTTCCCACCGGCCTTACCGCCAAAGCGGTGAAGACCAGTTCCACAGTTATCACCGTGACGCTGGAAGGCACGGCCGACACTCCCGATGACACCAACATGACCGTGACGCTGAAGGACGCCGTTCTGGAAACCGGCATCGTGCCCGGCAACATCCAGAATCTCGCTTCCGGCGACCAGCTCATCGACTTTGCTGAACTCGGTGTCGTCACCGGCACGCTCGCGTGGGACGGCGCGTTTGTCGGCGGCGCTGATGGTCAGGTTACGGGAAGCATCACGGCCACGCTGTCCGGAACCGGCGCAAAGTTCGCTGTTGCTGTCGGTGACGGCACCGAGATGGTCAAGGATACGCACTACACGCTGACTCCCGACACTCCCGAAGGGCTTACCCTGAAGGTGACGAAGACCAGCGAATCCGTGGTGACGCTGTCCTACACCGGAACGTCTGCCGATTTCGCGACGTTCAAGGAAAAGATCACCTTCCTTGACGCCGCGTTCGAGGCTCCGCTGACCGCCAGCAATGTGACCGGGCATGCGCAGGAAGAGCAGACCATTGTGTTTAACGTTCTGCGTGCCAGCGTCACATGGACGAACAACCTGAAGGGTCAGGCCGACCAGAGTGTGTCCGGCTTCCTCGTTGTCGAACTCGGTTCCGCGGCGCGCGCCGGTGGCGTGAAGTTTGCCGATGCCATGACGCTTCCCGTCAAGGACACGCACTTCGCCTGTTCCGGCGTGCCTGCAGGATTGACTGTTGTTGCGGCCAAGGATGGTGACAACAAGATCAACTTCTCGCTGTCCGGCACGGCCACCACGGGAACCGCCGCCACGATGACATTCCAGCTTTTGCAGGCCGCTTTCGAGCCGCCGCTGCTGGTCGCCAATGTCAACAACGTGGAGAACAAGAACGTCGCCCTGAGCTTCACTCAGCCCGATGTTCAGGTCGGTTCCTACTTCACCACGGACACGGAAACCTTCATCGAATACGCGAAAGGCCAGATTACGCTGACCGCCAATCCGCAGTTCATTGCGGATTCCAGCACAGGTATCGGCGGGATGCCCACGCAGGATTTGACCATCACGGTGAGCTACTACGCCGCTACCGGCAAGGACGCCATCTGGACGGGCATCACATGGGCACAGGCCGACGATTTCCTTGCCGCCATGCGTGTGAACCGTGGCCGCAGCGAAGTGAACGGCTGCGCTCTGGTGTGGCATCAGAACGATGTCGGCGTGTCGATGGTACATGCCATTCCCAAGGCCGTGCTGCGGCCTGACGGCACGATTGACTTCGCGAAGGATGACTGGGAAGCCGGTTCCTTCGTCATGGATGTCATCAAGGACAATACAGCGGTCATGCCGAACCTTCCGCGCCGGTTGAAGATTCCTTTCGGTATCACGATGACGTACAAGTACCGGAAGAACGACTACTAGGTCGAAGGAGCGCAATGCAATGGTAAAAATCGCTGATCGTACTCCCGACAACTACAGTATTTCCATACCGCAAATTCTGTTCAATCCCCTGCCCGACAACGGCAACTTCTCGATGTGGGTCGACAGCCACGCGCTCATCAGCGCCCTGTACGGCCTCACGAACGATGCCGGGATGGTGGTGAACAGTTTCGGCAATCCTGTCGGCACTCCCGACAGCATCATGGAAACCTGTTTCCTCGGCGCACTGGATACGGTGTCGCTGGGCGGTGATGTGGAAACTCTGGAACATACCGTGTCCAACCTCGGTTATCTGGAAGTCGACCGCTCCATCGTTCTGAACCGTCCGTACCAGTACAACATCACGTTCGACGAACCAGATGTGCACAACCTGAGCCGCTACATGGTGTCCGAGCAGACCAACCTCGGCTGCCCCATCAAGCCGCTCTCCCTCACTGGCGTTGTGTTTCAGGGTTCCAATACCGAACGCGTCACCATCTTCAACCGTGCCATCGGCAATCCCGAGCAGGTCATCGAACAGACCCTGCAGATCTGGACTGCCGCAGGCGGCATCGGCAAACCGCCCAAGGGCATCTACGGCTTCATCATCGGCGGAACCAACGAGGAAGAGTGTGTGGGCGAATGGGCAAACAAGCGGCACTGGATTGCCTACGCCGAACTTGACTTCGAGAATGAGACCGTCGGAACATGGAGCTACATGCGGCCCACCGGCACGGCAGCTCGCGGCAACTACGGGAATTACCCGCAGATTGGCGTGAACCAGACCTGCGCCAGCGTTTACGACACTGACCCGCCCGTGGTGAACTGCGGTGACGGCAGTCAGTGGAACGTGAACGCCACGCTCGCATGGTCGAACTACGGCTGGTTCGGCGCAGATGAAGGTTTCTATGCCTTCTCTGTCGTTGGAACAACGCAGTCATTCCAGCGTACTTCCGGCTGCGCTGTACTCGCCGCAAACACCCGTATCGGCATTTCCATGGTGCATGTCATTCCGCGCTGCACCCTGATGGCCGACGGGTCGATGGACTTCTCTGCCGACCAGTGGCAGCAGGGTTCCTTCACGCTGAATGTCCAGCGTGATGCCAAGGCTACTCTGGTCGACAGGAAGCCCGCGCTTCCCGTGCCGTTCGGGTACATGCAACTGTTCAACATGCTCATCCAGAAGAACAGTTAGCATGTCTTGACATTGCCGGTGTCAAGACCGGCAGTGGACAGCACAAGGGTCACAGGTTATTTAGCACCTGTGACCCTTTCTCATGGGAGTCTTCACAATCACATTGTCAATACTTTTTGAGGTGCTTCATGTCTCAGAACAATCCGACACAGGAAAAGGCCAACGACGATATTCTCATGGACGTGCGGAAGGTAGGCAAATACACCATCACACCCATGTCGTTCGGCCAGCTCGCCACCATCACGCCCATGCTCTCGCCGCTGGTCGACAGGGTATCCGAGTTCTTCCCGTCCGGTACGCCGAATACTCCCGATGTCATCAAATGCGCGATGGTCATGCTTCCCGATTTCATGCCGATTATGGCTATCCTGCTCAACGAGGAAGTGCGGGAACTGCAGAAGCTCTCCGCGCAGGAAGGTCTTGAACTGCTCATCACACTGTGGTCGGCAAATGCCGCCATGCTCGTCAATTTTTTTCAATGCGCCGTCACCCTCGCAAGGGTTCAGACGGCGGAATAGACACGACCGAAATTTTTTCGGATTTGATCGCTGCTGGTCATACTTTCCACGATCTCATGTGGGTATACCCCACAGAACTTGTTTACCGATTCCACGAACACGCCAAACTGAAGGAACAGCGCGACACGGCTAGATACGCGAATCTGCTTCAGCTTGTGGGTTATACAGCCCGCGGGGTGGACAAGAAGGGCAATCAGAGCATCAACGACGCATGGAAACGTCTTCACAGCGGTTTTGCCGAGGCGCAGAAGGTACTGCGGCGCAATCCGCAGACCGGCGCGGCAGGCACAGGAAAGATTGCTGCAAAGGTGGCCGAGAAAACCAGAGAGGCCATGAAGGAAGACAAGTTCATCGAGCCTGACAACAAGCCCAAGATTCGCACGCACCATCTGGATACCGGAAACTCCGCCGCAAACATTTTCATGAACGTGGGGCTTCCGGTCAGCTTCTAACAGGAGCCGGTTATGCCTCAGTTGGAGTCCACTTCCGCTGTCCTCGATTTCTCCATCAACGGTGTAAAGAACGCCCTGCGCGAACTCGCCAGCGTGGAAGACAAGCTTGAGAACACCACACGTCTTGTCCGCAACATGGACAAGCTCCAGATAAAGAACCCCGTCAATGTCGAGCGTGTGTTCGGCGGCGTTGAAAAGAAGCTGAACGATATCCAGAAGCAGGCCGAGCATCTGCTGGACAGACTTTCCTTCGACAAGCTCCACAAGGAACTCGGTGCCGCTGCTGACGCGGCGGACTTCAGCGCGGCCATCAGGAAAACCGATGCCGAGTTTTCCAAGCAGATTGCGAAAGTGAACGACCTGCTCGCTGTCGTGAGCAAACTGAAATCCGAAATGTCGCACCTTCAGTCGCGGGATGTGGCACTGCGTCTGGTGGACACCAATTACCTGCTGAAAGACAGGGATGCGCTGAACAAGGCTCTGCGCGGGATGGCGCTCGACGCCAACAAGACTGCCAATGAGGTCTCCGGTGCGCTGTCGGGCATGATGGATTCTCTCCCGGCAAGTTACAAACAGAGTTTTCAAACCATCTCTTCCGGCATGAAAACCATGGCGAACACCGTCAGGGAAAATGTCGGAAAGAGCGGTGCCCTGCTCGAGTCTCTGGCAGACAATCTGCAGCATGTAGACACGGCTGCCGATGGGGCACTTTCCGCCATCAAGGTGTTCAATCAGCAGGTCGGCACGATGAATATCGGCGGCATGGGCAACGATGCCGCACGCACTGCCGATGAAATCACCACTGCGAAGAACTCCCTGCTGTCCTTTGCCGATGTGGCTGGTGCGGTGAAGGGCAATATCGCATCCCTGTTCACGGCGTCTCCGAAGCAGCTTCTTTCCGCCATTCGCGATGTGTCGGAGACCATCGGCAATCTGTCCACCAATACGGACGTATTTTCCAAGATATTCTCTCCCGAAGCGGCGCAGCAGGCCGAAAGAATGAAGCAGGCCATGGACAAGGTGGCTGCGGCGAAAAAACGGCTTGACGCTGCGATTGAAGCCGGTGCTGGTGAAGATACGCCGCCGGATGCCGGACAGGACGGCACGACTTATATCGGCGGAAGCCAGAAGGCACTGGATGCCATAAAGGAATTTCGCCGTTCCGTGCATGCGGCACAGGAAGAAAATGTCAAACTGAGCAATACGCTTCTCGCCACCATGACCGCTACGGAAAAGGCTACCGACGCATGGGGCAGCAAGCTCGCCGGTTCCGCCAATGCGTTGCTGAACATCGCCACCATCACCGGAGATTTGAAACGCAATATCCAGAGCTACCTTTCCATGACCGGGGAAGGGAGCAATGTGCTGGACAACATGAAGAAGCTCCAGCAGGACATTGTGAATATCGTGAAAATGGGCGGGGAAGCCGAATCGGACATCATTGCCGACAAGCTCCGCGAGCTGAACATTTCCTCACGCGCCATGGAATACAGCAACAAGATGCTGGCAAACGCACGCGAAATGTCCTCGCTCCCGGTCAATAAATTCACGACCGCGGCCCAGAAAGCTCTTCTGAACGAGGCACGCACAGGTTTCCAGATTTCCGCTCTTGCCGCGCAGAGTCCTTCCGATTTCGATGCGGCACAGAAAGGCTATTCCGAGGCGTCTGTCGGTCTTGAAAACATTCAGGCCGAGGAACAGGTCAGGTCTTCTCTCCTGAACGTCGCCACGGCCATTCAGACAGGTCTGAAACCGGCATACGGTGAACTCATTGCCGCAATGGAGAAATATGCCGCTGTCAGCACGGAAGACTTCGGCAAGAATCAGGTCATCCTGAAGGCCACAGCACAGACTGTGGACATGCTGAAGGAGAAGTACGCGCAGCTTTCTTCCGTTGGCACTTCCGGCAGTATCAAGGACAGGCAGGCGTCGCTGGATGCCATGCGGCAGCTCACTGTTCTGACCGGAACGCAGACTGCCGGAATGGAGAAGTATCTCCAGAAGGAACAGGCTATTCTGAATGCCGAGCGCGAACGTGAAGCGGTCAACAAGCGCATACAGAGCGACATGGACAAGCTCACTGCGCTTATCGGCGCTGGCGTGAATGTCATCGGCAACCGCAACAAGCTGGAACAGGCGTATGTCGAGGCCATCCGCAATGAGGTTCCCGTCGAGCAGGCCATTTACAGCCAGTTGAAAAACAAGCTGAATGTGCTGCGTGATGTCTGGCGCACACAGCAGAACGTCAAAAAGACCATTGACGAAAGTGTGCTGTCTGCCAAGGAAGAGCTGAACTACTACAAGATGCAGCGTGACCAGCTCACATTCGTGGCACAGGCGCTCGAAAAACGTGGGCGCGGCATCGACGTTGATGGCAAATCGGTCACGACAACCAAAGCCAAGGAAGAGCTGGAACTCGTCAATCAGCGTGTGGTTGCCCTGACTCAGGCTGTTGTGCAGGAAGAGGCATATGCCAAGTCCGCGCAGTTTGCCGAACAGGTGGCGCGTAACGAGGAATCGGCAAGGCAGAATATCCTGAACACATTGAAACTTGCTGTTCAGCAGGTACAGCAGGGTGCATTGGGTGAGCGCGAATACATGGCCGCTGTTCGTGCTTCGATCGATGCTCAGGTTGCCGGTGTCAACGTAAACAGGGCACGATTGAACCTGCAGGAAGCGCACAATGCCACACTCGCAAAAACGCTGAGCGAGGAACAGGCACTTCGCGGCATCATGCAGAACGGTGCGCTGTCGCTGGAACAGCGTGCGGCGGCTGCCGAACGATGGCTGAAGGTCGAGCAGTCCGCAAAAAGGCTTACTGCTGGCGGCGTCACAAAGGCGACACAGAACGACAAAACGTTCGTCATGCCTTCTGCCGACAATCTGGTGGAATCGGAAAAGCTGGCAAACTCCCTGATGGAAGCGTTTACCGGCAAGGTCGGTGCCGCATCCGCCAAGGCGAAGGATTTGCAGACTCCGTTCATGCGGTTGCAGACTTCCATATCCGAAGCCGTACAGGGCCTTCAGAAAGGCGAAAATGTTCTTGCCAATCTGCGGACAGTACAGAACGGCATTGTGCAGCTTTCCCGTGAAGGACATACCGCTGAAGCTCAGGTGCACGCCGAGCGCCTTCGTGAGGCACAGACTCTTGAAGCCATGCAGGGTTCCTACCGGAGCCTCGTGCAGCTTTCCGATACGCTGCGCAATGGCGAAGCCGTTGTAAACAGCACTATCGGCACCCGTGTCGGCCTGCTCAGGGAAGCCCTTGAAATCGCCAGACAGACAGCAACTGCTACCGGAGAACGCGCGGGCAAGGATGGCACGCAGGCGTATGAGTCTTCATTGGAAAATGTGAAGGCCATTTCGCGCAATCTCCAGCAGCTTGAAGGTCAGGAAAAGATTTTCAATCTCATGGGCGAAGCTGTATCGAAATTCGCTTCCGGTGCGGCTCCGGATGTGGATAAAATCGTCTGTTCTCTGCGGTCGTATGTGGATTCCGTGCGGGTAGCTGGAGAAACAAAACCAAGTGCCGATGCGATAGTGAGCTTCAGAAATGTTGTGCTCCGTAACGTGGAAGACATGGAAAAAAAGATGTCTGCCATGCCGGGGCTGGTATCGACGGCATTTCTGAAAAATCTGCGTGAAGCCATCAGACTCGCCAATGAACTCAATATCATTGCGAACGGTCAGAATGTACTCGACCGGCGTGACACAGGGCAGCTTGAAGCGCGTATCGCTCAGAGCGAAGCCATGGACAGGCTCCGTGCCGCCGCTGACGCATACGTTGCCAAGCTGGACAGCGGTGCTGACATAACACGCGAACTTGAGTCACTGACACGTTCATGGGTCGACGCTGTTTCTCTCGGTATTCCTGTATCTGAAAGAATCGCACAGATTATCGGTGATGAATCCGCACGCACGAAGGCGATGATTCAGCAGGTGCTCAACCTGAATACCGCGCTTCGTGCGGGCGGCTTGTCAGTATCTCAGCAGAATACCGCGCTGCGGACGATGAAGACGCTTCTGGAGCAGATTTCGCAGAACAAGTCCGCACTCCAGCATGGCGTTGATGTCGGCGGCAGGATGTTTGGCGCATCAGACATTTCCCGCATGCAGGTGAACACAAATACGCAGTTCGCCCGTCAGCAGGCTCCGGACACATCTGCGAAAGCGTATATCGACACCTACCTGAAGCAGCTTCGTGAAGGGAAAGACCTCGCATTCGACACGGTACAGTACGAACAGGAACAGCGTGACAACGTGTCCGCGCTTCTGTCCGAGCTTGAGCGTGTTCAGAACATCAGCAATGACCTTACGCAGTCGAATTACGCCCGTGCGCAGGCATTGGACAGGGAAGCGGCCATCTGGAAACAGATTGTCGGCCTGACGAATGCGGTCGGCGTCAACGTCAACGGAAAGAATATTTCCACGTCCGATGCCGTTACCGCAATGGCTGATGTCGGTATCCGCAGAAAGAATCTGCAGGGAGAAATGACTCCCGCGCAGGACAAGGGCAATGCAGGCTTCCTGTCTATCAGGCAGGCCATTGCCGACACCGAATCCGCGCTTGCCGACCAGCAGCGGCTCATGTTGAACAGGAATGAGCTGGAAACAAGCTACGCGCAGCGCATCCAGAAAACCCGCACGGAGATGCTGTCTGGCATCAACGTGTACGAAAACTTTGTAAAGCTCCAGAATTTGCTCAATGACGCAGCAATACGCGGCGTTGATGTCGACCGTGAAAGCGTCGCCATTCTGAACAACAAGGCGGCGGTGGCCGAACGTGTGGCGAACAGTGTCCGCAAGACGCTCGACTATGCCATGAATCCCGATGTGTCCGGTGCGAGCGCGGCTGTTGCCGTACAGCGCACACGTCCGGACATGGCGTTTCTGCGCGAACTTGGTGTACCAATGGATGAACTGGACGCCAAGCTGGACGCGGTCATCAAAAAGGCCGGAAAGGATTTGCCCGGTTCGCTCGCGGCTGCAGCGGCAAAACTTGAGGAATCCGTCAACAAGGCGCACGAGCTGTCCACTGGTATGGGTTCAGCGTCCACGCAGTCCGCTCGGCTGAGTGAAGCGAACGAGAACACGGTTATCCATATCCGGGCGCTTATTCCCGCATTCAGCGATGTTGCCAAGGCACAGAGGAACCTCATCAATAATCAGGAGTTCCTCACCACTGCGGCAAGCAAGACAATCAACGAGGAGTACAAATACTCCGCTGTACTGGACAAGATTGTCGCAAACATGGAAAAGGCCATGCGCCTGCAGGACAGAGCGTCCACGAGCTTTGCCCAGATAGGCGTGAACAATCTTTCAGACTTTGCGGACAATCCGCGTGCCGCGGCGTCTACGGCGAACAGGGTGTCCAGACAGCAGAAAGACCCGAAGTCGTTCATACAGGGGGCCGGAGCAGTCAGCGAACTGAACGCGGTACTGCAGGAAACCATCAGGCTGTACAATGCGCTTCCCCCTGCACAGCAGAAGGCATTTTCCGGGCAGATACCGGATATCGAGGCGATGGCGCGTGCAACCGATCAGGCAAACTCCGCGCTGAACAAATACCTCGACGGCCAGAAAAAACTCGGAGCGAACAGCGCCGGTGCGAGTTTTTTCGATACCATGCGCATCAAATGGTTCGCCATGCTCCGCATGTTCTGGTCGATGTACAACAGCATCTTCGACCTCATCAACCAGACCGCCGAATACAATCATACACTGAATGTTCTGCAGGCAGTCACGCAGGGTACGGAACGCGACGTGAGCCGCCTTGCCGCGGAGTTCACCAACCTGTCCACAACCGTACCCATCGCGCTGTCCGAAGTCGCGAACGCGGCGTTGGAAGTTGCCAAGGCAGGTTACGGTGTCGAGGACACGATGAAAATCGTGAAGGCGTCCTCACGGCTTGCTGTTGCCGCGCAATCCGATATCAAAACCGTATCCGACCTGCAGTCGGTCATTCTGCACGCATGGCAGGGAACGGCAGATCAGGCCGAGGTCATTTCCGACCAGCTCTTCAATGCCGTGGCAAAATCCCGCGCGGACATCGAGGGACTTGCGGACGCCATCGGCTACGTTGCCGGTATCGCGCCGCAGGCGAACGTTTCGCTCGATTCGTCGCTCGCCATTATCAGCATCCTGACGAACGCCGGTCTGACCATGAGCAAGGCTGGTACATACACGCGGCAGTTCCTCAATGACCTGATGAACCCTTCGGAAAAGCTGAAGGGCATTATTGCGTCGCTTGGGCTTACCGCCGCGGATATCGACCCGCGCCTGAACGATATTGCCAGCATCTTCGAGCTGCTCGGCGACCGCGGCATGAACGTCGCCGACGCCTTTGAAGGCATGAGTATTCGTGCAGCATCGGCATTCTCCGTCATGCTCAGGAACAGGCGGCTTATCCAGTCCTACACGGATGACATCAATCAGCTCGGCGTGGTGAATGACGCCTTTGCGGTTGCCACGGATGACGTAAAGACGGCATGGACGGAGTTTCAGAATTCCATCATGAACGTCTCCGTTGAAATCGGCAATCTCCTCGGCGGCCCTGCCAAGGAACTTTTGAACACCGTTACCGGATGGATAAATGGTTTCCGTGAACTCGTGTTCCAGATCAAGGACGGCAGTAATGCCTTCGTCGCGTTCCAGCGCGGCGTGATGTCACTGCTGACCATCGGAACACTGGCGCTCTCCCTGCGAAGCATTGTTGGCCTGTTCGGCAAGCTGTTTGGTTTCAGTAAGTCGATGGGTGTGATGGGCAAGGATTTTGTTGTAGTGGTGTCTTCCGCAAAGAAGGCGCAGGAAGCCATCAAGGGCATCACCACGGCAACCACAGGCGTCGGCGCGGCCATGACCGGACTTGGTGCACTGGCCGGGAAGTTCGGAAGTTTCGGCGTTATCGGGCGCTTCCTATTTGGCCCGCAGGGTGCGCTCATCATCACCCTGATAGGCACGGTCATGTTTGCGCTGTCCGCACTGTGGGATACAGAGCGCAAGAGCCTGCAGGAATACAATGATGCGCTTGATGACCTGAAGCAGCAGATTGAGGATTTCAAATCCACAGCGGCCAAGGAAATTGATGTTACCGTGCGTTACGTGGAAGCGCGGCATATTCAGGCATCCGCAGCGGCATCTGGGAATGAACTTCGCCAGATGAACATGGAAACGCCGTCAGAGCGCAATTATGCAAGAATGCTCATGCAGCAGACTGCCGCGCTGTTCCGAAGCTCGTCGAATACCGATGAGCAGAAATTCGGCAACGAACTGGCAAAGATGATTTTCAGCACAGGTTCGTCCGCTGAAACCGCGGCGGAATCTCTTGCGAAATTCCTTGCCAAGCTCGATGAGGCACCGAGTATCACGGGCAAGGCTCAGCAGGGCGTTGAGGACTGGGGCAAATCCATGACGGACGAGGCCAGAAAGCTCTCGACATCCATTGCCAATACGTCGCGCATTGTTTCCGGCATGGTGAAGCAGAGTTCGGCAATCACCAGACGTTCCGGTGAAGACGTGATAAAAGAAGTCATGCCAATGCCCACATTCGGCATGATGCTGAATCAACGCGGCATGCAGGACCTTCTGCAGCACAATTTCGGCAATGCGCAGGACAAGGTGCTTGAATCGCTTTCCGACCTGCATCGTAATTATCTTGCCGAGCTTCCCAAAGGCATGGGTGAAATGTCGATGATGGATAAGATGATTTACACATCGCTGTTCGCACCCAACGCCATCCGCAGTGATAGCAAGTTCAATCCCTCGCAGGCGGTAAGAACAACAAACAGCCTGTCGAAAGACCTCGAAGAAATGGGCATGGCGCTGACATCCGCCGAACACAGCATGCTGCTGAATGCGGACAGCACGATAAAATTGCGTGCCGCCATCGAAAGTATCATTTCTTCGCGATTGGAGAATACCCGCAGCAATACCGGATTGACCAAACTGGCATCTCCGGAAGATGCGCAGCGTCTCCAGCAGGGTATGCAGAAGCAGATGTCCGGACTCATCACGCTCATGTCCACTCCGGCACCGACAGACGAGGCCGCGCAGGAAGTTGAGAACGCCTACGGCACGGTTGCGAAACTGATGGGCGAACTTAAAAACCTCGGACTTGCCGACAGCAGCATGTTCAAGGGACTGTTCGGCACGTTCGATACGCTGACAAAGAAAATGGAGGACTTCCGCGAAGCGACGAAGGCCGCCAAGGCCATGCTGCAGGACATGATCAATGCCGACATGTCGAACATGACCCCGGAAGACATGCAGCAGCGCAGCAAGCAGGTTGCCGAAGGTGTTCGCGGCGAGTTCCAGACCGCGCAGCAGATAACGTCCCGTGTCGTGCAGGGTGACAGCATACTCGCCATGTCCTCCAATGCGCAGGCGCAGATGCGCAATGTACGCTATGACCAGACACAGAAAGCCATTGAACAGATTTTCAAGGCTTTCGGTTCGTATAGTGAGGCGCTTTCACGCGGAGTCGATGCTACGGAGCTGATGACAGCCGAATTCACAAAATCCGCGAACAAGGCATTTGCGGATTTGGCGAAGGTTATCGGCAACGACATCAAATGGAACAGCCCCGATGTCATCAGTCAGATTGATACCGTCAAGGCACGGCTGGAAGCAGAAAACCAGAAGCAGGGAGCCAATCAGAACATCGACGAGTTCATGAAGCTCATCGAGCCGGGAAAGAACCTTCTGGCATCATGGCGGGAAATGGCCCGCAACAATGCGATGGACACCATGACGGACATCTATGACGCCATGGAAACCATGTACTCGCAGATAGGCGAAGCTACCGCCAAGGGGTATGTCGGCAAGGAGCTGGATGCGGCTCTTGAACTCATCTTCGAGAAGCAAAAGCGCATCAATCGAATGATGTCTGACCTCGACAAGACCGTGAAGAAGGTCAACAACTCTTCACGCGCATTCAATACCGTGCAGAGCAACGCACGGCTGCTGTTTGCCACCATGGATTCCCTGAGCAGTACAAACCTTGACATCATGGAATCTGCGGAAGCGTGGACGGAAGTTGAAGAAGCCACGAAGAACGCCGGTGACGCGATGGACGATGCTGACGTAACCATCAAAACCGTTAGCCGTTCACTGGAGATGCTGAAAAATCAGGTTCCGTTCACGTCGATGGAACTCGATGCCGTGGAAACTGCCGGAAAGGCTCTGGCCGACAATATCACCACGGCAAGGCAGGAAATGGAGAAGCTGCAGAAAGCAGCTAAATCCAATGCGCGTGAACTGAACAACATGAAGTACGACAGCGGCAAGGATCAGCTCGAATATCGTCAGCGGGTCGCCAAGCTGGACAGGTACCATAATTATAACAACTACACGTCAACGGATGATCAGGGCGGAAATCAGTTCTATACGGATATCGAGCTTTCCGAAGCGTATGATCGCAACAATTTCGATTTGCTCAGCACAGACAAAAAGCTCGATGTTGCCAAACAATGGCGGGACAAGTTTCTTGAACTTGCCGAACAGGCTCCGCGCGGCGGGGAGCACGCCAACGTACTATATGCCAGAAGCCTGCGATACAACGAGGTTGTCGAACAGCTTGAGCAATTACAGCAGCAGCAGAAGGAGCTGCAGATTCAGGCCGAACTCGAGGCGATGCAGAACATTGCCAGCAATACCGCAGATGCGGTGAATTATCTCAGGAGCATAGAAAGCTATCTCAATAACGCAAAGTCCGCTGTGGCTGACAGGGAATCCACATACGCGATTCCCGGCAGAATCGAACCGAAAGCGGGATACTCCGGAAATGCGGCAAAGGGACTTTACGGACTTGCCGCACGGTATGAGAGCGGCAAGGCTGGTTCGCGTGCTGTGGGATGGGATGCGGCAGGTGGAACTTCCTACGGCACATACCAGTTCTCCAGTGCAAATGGCACATTCGCCAAATTCTTGAACTTCATGAAGGAATTTGACCCTGAACTGTTCCGGAAATGGGAGGAAAATCTCCAGAGTGCCATCGTCAACGGCAAGGACAACCCCGGCGGATACAATGTCGGTTCCAACGATATGCGCTATGCTCCGGTATACGCATGGAGCCGCACGGCGGGGAACATGCCCGACAGGATGCTTGCTGCCGAGCAGGCGTTCATGAAGTCCACGCATTTCGACCCGGCCATGAACAATCTGGTAGCCAAGACAGGAAAAACAGACTGGTCTGAAGCTGTTCAGCAGGCCATCTTCTCCGGCTCGACACAGCACGGCGGCATAAACACCATCGTGAACAATGCGCTGGCAAGTCTCGGAGTGAAGAAAGGCGACGCCATCGACGAAGAAGCATTTGTACGGGCATTCTACAATGCCCGTACAAAATACGTTGAGGCTATTCCCGAAGACAAGATGGATGCAAAAACCAGAAAATCCATCATCACGAACAGGTATCCGTCCGAACTTGCCGATGTGCTCGCCGCCATGAAGCAGGAACAGCTCGCGCATACGCCGAGCAGTATTCCGCAGACGCAGGTTGTTGCCGCACAGACTGATGGTGCGAAAGCTGCCAATCCTCAGCTTGCCTCACCTGTTAATGCCGAAATTACTACCTCGTCCGTAAAAATCGAAACTCCTGAAGCCGATGTTCCCGAGGCTGTTACTGCTGAGGTCAAACGACAGGCCGACGAAACTGTCGCTGTGAGCGAGCAGGTCAAGCAGGCCGCGCAGCAGGCTTCCGAGGCGCAGGCGCAAGCAACCGAACTTGTGGATACGGTACTTCCGGAAACAGTCAATCTCGTCACACAAGCTGCGGCAAATCTTGAATCCGCACTTTCACGACTCGTCAACAAGATTCTTGAACTTCTGGCATCACTTCCGCGCAAGGATAACGGTGACGATACCGGAGCAGGCGGCGGAACGGGGCAGTCAAGCAGGCTTTCCGAATACACCGGCGAGGCTGCAGCCAGTACCGGTGACGCGCGTGGTATGGCGGCAGTTGCGAATGACACGGCAAAAAGTACGCAGACGATGGGCAGAAATATCACTGTAACCGGTGCGCAGGCTGCCGACAGTGCGCGACAGCTTGGTCAGATGGCTGCAAGTGCCGGGTCTGCTGCGAATACGCTGAATGCGGTGAATAACAGGCTGGCAAATATTCAGCTCCCGAGCACAAGTCTTACAGGGGACATGACCAACGCCGAAATCAACAGTCCGCAGACAACGACAAGCTGGCTGCAGGGACATCTGAAAACAAAATCACAGGAAATGTACAGTAACCAGTACGGCTCGTTGCCCGGCGAATCGAATACGACATGGTACGAGCAGTACATGCACAAGTTCGTGCAGACGCAGACCGACACCATCATAAACAGTATCGGAAATGCCGCACGCACAGGACTCATGGCCGCGTTTACCGGCGAGGAGTTCGATTTCGAGGAAGTCCTGTTCAACCTCGGTATGGAGCTGGTCATGAACTGGGTGCAGCAGAACTTGCAGCAAATCGGTGCGGGCATGCTTGGGGGTCTGGCAGGCATAGGCTCTGAAAAAGGTTTCCTTGGCGGCTTCTTTTCCGGGTTCATGGGACTGCATGAGGGCGGTCTTGTCGAACGGCATACCGGCGGACTCATCCCCGGATACAGTTCGGGCGGCAAAGTGAGGGACGGAAACATCTTTGCCGACTCTACACTCGCCGCACTGACGAAAGGTGAATACGTCATGCAGGAACCTGCCGTCAGGGCGTTCGGTACGAACTTCATGGATGCCGTGAACAACGGCAATCTCGGCTCCATGCGGGACAAGCTGTATGCCGGAGCGAAGACTGCCGATGATCAGGCGCGTGCCGGTGGTGCGGCCATGATGTCATGGTTCAGTGACTACATGAACGGCGGAAACATGGCCGCAGAATACGCCAGACAGCAGTCCGGGCAGAAGTCGTCCGCGGCGCAAGAAGCGTTCAGGGCAGTGTTCAAGGGGCAGCAATACAATCCCGAAACCTTTACGAGTATGGACAAATCCAGTACGGTCGCGGCAGGAGCCGCAACTTCCGGCGGAAACCAACGCAGCAACGGAGGCCGCGGCATCAGCATCGTGAACTTTACTGACCCGGCGGACTTCAACCGTTATCTCGCCACATCGCGTGGTGCGCGTACCATCACCAATTTCATGAACCAGCAGCAACGCAAACAATCCGGGGAAATCTGAAAACCTTTTTGAAGCGGAGGCACTATGGCGACTGCCGACTATACGAAAGGCACAGCCAATGGCTACGAGGAAATGCTCAAGATTATCCTCGGATGGCTGACAAGTACCGACAACGCGTCGGGAAAGTGGACGATTATTCAGGACTATGTGGACACCGGGCAGGCCAACAATGACGGTGAGCGCAACGTCATTTTGCGCAGCGAAATCGCCGGTGAACTTCCCATCTACATCGGCCTGCGCACTGCCCGCGGCTATCTCGGCAAACAGCAGCAGTGCATACAGCTCAATGCGTACACCAACTATGATGCCAACCTCGCATGGGACTGTCAGGCCGGAAGTATCGCGCTTCCGGAAAATTATGTGGCCGACAGCCACTTTTATGAAGGCTGCCCGTCCATTCTAATCGGCGACGAAGTTGTCTGCTACTGGCTGACGAACGACGACAAACACGTCCGGTGCATCATCAGAACGCCTACCGTGCCGATGGAATCTCTGGATACGAAAATCCGCAAATCCGTTGTGTACGAAGCGTTCTATCTCGGCTGGCTGCGCCGACTCGTCTCCAAGGAAGGCTACCCGTATCCGATGAGCGTTGAGGGAACCACCTTCACGCTCGGCAACGAGGATGACGGCTATGTCCAGCGCAACTTCGCGTATAACAATGTTCTCGGCAGTATCAGGCACATCCCGCCGTTCCATCATGACTACATGATGTACGAGGCAATTTCGCCGCGTGTGCTATTTGCGCGTCCAGCACCCCTATTTGAAGCCGCTCCGGCATGTGATCTTACTGGCGGCGCACCTTGTCCGGAAAACAAAAAGACCCTGCCACTGTACAATACAAACTATGCGTATAAGTGGCCTGTTGCCAATAAAACATGCGCAGCGCAAACAGGCGGCCATGTAAGCTACTGTGGTGTGCACCCCGATCCTATTCCGGGTGTATCCGATACAGCCACGCTTTGCGGCCCAGAGCTTACAACCATTCCTGCGTGTATGGACTGTAAACCAGAGGCTCTGACTTCCGGAACAGACCTCACTTTCCGCACGCGGAACAATAACCTGATTGACCTTACCGTCAACCAGTACGACACGGTGAACCTGTCCAACCGTGTGCTGTATTTCGACGGCACATGGGGATGGTCTGTGAAATACCCTGTGCGCAACGCATGGGTGAAGTCCCTCTGCTGGTGTCTTATCCGCATCAAGCAGTGCGGAAGCCACAATACCTTCGAGAATGACCCCGGTATGGCTCCGCCGCTGTCCGCGTATGCTGGCGGTATCACGAAAGACCAGATTCCCGCGCATCTTGGCTGGATTCCCGACAAGATCGTCGAGTCCCTGTCTGGCCATCGTCTGCTGGTTCCCTGCTACGTTGCCTGCGTCGGGTCTCTTGCCGAAATGCAGTCGCACATGCGCGAACAGTTCGGCAAGCCCGACTACGATGCGGAACAGCAGCGTATCCACATCGCCGGTCTCATGGAAGGCTGGTACTATGTTCCCGGTCTCGGCCTGACTTCGCAGGACGTGCTGAAGATTCCGGAAAGCAATCAGACCGTGCAATACATTGTGGTGGAAGACATTTACCGGAACGGCCCCTTCAACTACGCCGCCATGAGACTTGGAGTGAAGGAGTTCCACGAAACAAACCCAGATTCGGAAACTCCGATGGCGTAAGGAGCAGCATACATGGCACAAATATCGCACAAATGGTATCTTGAAGATATCACGTTCCAGACCATGGTGCGCAAAATGCGCGATTTTCTGGTCACGGAACAGGCCAAGGCCGGGTACATGTGGACGAAGGTGTGGGAAGATGACGCCGATGTGTCCAACGAGTTCACGCAGACCAAGTTCGGCTTCATCCTGTCGCACGACCTGAAAAAAACTGCCGATGCTGGAACTGTCCCGAAAATGTACGTCAAGGTCATCTGCGACCCTGCGGCAGGAAGCGTTCAGATGCTCGCCTCGTGCAAGCATACTCCCGAACAGGACAACAACCTTGACCTGAAACTGACGGAATCCATCGTCAGCCACAACGAAGACGACCACAATACCGTCATCATCCGCGACGACAAGGGCGTGGCGCTGAATCCTGCGGGAAACACCATCGGCTATTCTCCCAAAGCACAAGGCATCCTTGTGCCGACGCTGTACCTGCCGCAGGGATTCAATACGGCCGAACAGAAGCTCTCGAAAGTGTGGCTCATCCGCCGTCTTGCACCCATGTTCGATGAGGTCGAGCTGACGAAGCTCACCGACATTTATGCGTGGTGTTCCTTCTGCATCGAGGAAGCTGGCGGCACGGAAAGCACGCCGCTCGACATGATGGGCTGGTATTCCCATTGGGGCTTCGGCATGTGCGGCGAACAGCTTGTTCCCGATGCCACCTTCACGAACGGGGCCGGGCTGTATACCTGCGTGACGAGCTTTGCCAACAAGACCAAGAACGTGAAGGAAACCGACATCCGCGTATACGCTGGTGGCGGCGTTGACCCTGCGGCGAAACCGACCAACGTGGGCGCGGTGTTCTGCGCTGGCATGCTCGACCAGCGCATCCCCAAACAGGATGTCGAAAACGACGACATGCCCATTCAGAAGCTCACATGGTTCTATGTCTGCCCCGCATACGGACAGGCGCGTTCACCGTTTGACGAACCGCTGTTCGGATACAATGACAACCACGCTGTCGGCGACCCGCACAACGTGGGCTTCGATTACACCGAGCTGTGCAAGTACAGCCCGTACTCCGGTGTCCGCGTGCTCACTCCGGCATACGAATACGGCATGTACAACGAGCTGTACCGTGTTCTCGGACGCATACCGGTATTCTATACACAGCTCACCGGTCTCTATGCCGGTGACACGATTTCGCAGGAGGTTGATGGGGTCACGAAGGACTATCTGATCTTCCCCTTCATCAATTATCGCTGCCTGCAGGAAATGCAGGCCAAGCGCGGACATGCCATCTTCGTGCCCGCGGCTGAAACCGTGTAATGGCGCATGAGCCAGTCAGGTAAATTCAAGCCTTCAAACCCGCTTGATAACGGGAGGGTTCCGGTCACGCCGAATGACGGCAGGGCCGACCCTCCCGAAATAACCATGGATTGCTACGCATATCCCGGAACCAGCGGCCCCCTCCACGCTGGTGACGGAAGCGTTGCTTTCCGTGGTCTTTTTGATCGTGACGCGGCATCCGAACAGCAGGCCATGCCGCAGCCGCCGAAAAACAATCCGTTCGAGTCACGCATCATCGCCAACTTCACGCCGTTCATCTACGACATGCACAAGTACGAAGAGTACGAGTACGAGCAGATGGACGGCTATATTCGCGTCATCAACAAAATGTTCGGCGCGGATGCCGAAAATCCGAAGAGCTTCTTCCCGTACTGGAAAGATATCGGTGACGCTTCCGTAGCACATGAAGCTGCTTTTATAGGGAGCTGCGCTGTCGTGGTGGAAGGTGCTGCTCCCGGCCCGGTACAGGACATCCATATTGTCGAACTCCATGCGCACAAATTCGAGCTTGTTCCGGGCATGCCTGCGCCCATCGACCAGTTCCAGTACGTGCATGTTCTTGGCGGCACCGAGTCCGCATACCAAGAAGATTTCATTGCTCCGGCGTATACCGATGACGACACCGCATATGCCTCCATGATGAACATGAGCTGGCTCACGCTGAGCGATCCCATGTACACCGGACTTGTCGGCAACATCGTCCTTATCGACGTGATGCAGGGTTACGGCAGCATATGGTCGTATCGTCCCGGCGCAGCGCATGCGATGGATACCCATGTCGAGACCTATCTCGGCATGCCGCATGACTACGAGGGCGAACCAATTTACGGCAATTTGACCATTATCGAATCCGTGTTTACGCCGCCGTCATGGGAAGAGGTCATTATTTGGCAGGATGGCCGCCCGTATTATGCACAATACCCGTTTGTGCAGCTCTACAAGTCGTCACATGATTTTGTCGGTGAAACAACTTGGGAACACTGGGGTGCATTCGCATCCATGGTCGATGTGCTTGCAACGAACAACTGGGATTACACATTTGAATACGGCGTATTCGACGGCTGGATAACCGATGCGCGGTCTGCCGTAAAAACTGACGCGTATATTTTCGTTGCCGACTTGTCACAGGATGCGAAAGGGTTCGAGCTTGAATCCATACTGACCGCGGTGTTCACTGATGGTAATGTCGCATGGAACTCGCCATGTGTACGATACGCTGATATGCCTGATACACTGACGTGCACATGGGAAGATATTGTTCTCGTGCCGCAGGCAAACTGTGACTACGGCAAGCTGTCAAATCTTGTCGAATACGCACCCATCATGGAAGGGCCGTCCAGAAAGGGCGACCAAGCCTTCCGCACAGATTTTTCGTTCTTTGCCGGACATACCGAGGCTGTCACCTGCACATGGGATGACCAGATGCGTGTCATCCCGCAGTTGAATGTGGATTATTATCACTGCCAGATTATCGACTCGCCCCTGCTTGGCGAATCGCGCAACCAGCTCGGCCCATACTTTGCCACGTTTGCGTTCAGTGCCGACATGAACGCCGTGAACGTCTCTTACGGCGATATCGACATTTCGCCTGTCATACCGTGGCCGCATGATCAGGTCGGCATGCTGGAGAGTCTGTCGTTCGCCATTGTCCCCTATATTCAGAATAACGCGGATTTGTACGCGGATATGTGCAATACCATGTACACCGCAAATATGCCGGATATGGGCTGGACAATCGAAACGAACCAGTTCAGCGCGGAAGAAGTATTGCTGCTCATGCCGGATAACAGGAAGCTCGGCTATGATCAGGTGCTTCCCTATACGGCAGATGAGATTCCCGGACTCGAATGGGCAAGGTCGGAAGATCAGGTTCACGGCGACCGCATCGACACCAGAATGTTCGTCGACGACAATACACGGCTGACGTTGACGTATGACGGCACGTTCATGATTGTTTATTATGATGCCTACCAGTCGACACTGCTGAACACTACATGGGATGAGACAAAGTACATCATTCCGCATGACCCGAACGTACAGCTCGGCTACGCCCGGCAACTTCAGGAAATCAGTATGGCCCCCATTCTCGACCCGTTCGGGAACAGGAATGACTGGCTTGTCCTGCCGCCGCTTGACGGCATGGAGATAACGTGGGAACAGGATAGCATTCTTACACCGCAGTTGAACTTTGACTGGAAGAAAACACAGGACTTGGAAAGTTTCAAATTCGCCATCGAACTGGACAAGTTCTCCGGATTCAGCTTCTTCCTTGCCGACGAAACACCCGGACTGGAAGTGACGTGGGAGCAGGACAGAATACTCAATCCCGACAATGATTTTGTAAACGGCCATGTTGTCGTGCTGTCCGAACCCAGCCCGGTCATTCAGGCCATGTGGTCGCATTTCGACAGCATCGTTGTCGGTGCCGCCTTCACACAGGATGTTCTCGAATGGGGCATGGAAGAACACGCCATGTCGCTCGGCATCAACAAGTGGTTCCTGTTCAGCGGCTACGAGGTATGGTCGTATACCGCGTATCTGGACAACAACCTGCCGTTTTCCTATCTCAAGGCATTCATGAAGCCCGCGCTCGACCCGCAGGAGGCGTTGTCGTCACATACCGCGCCCATGCACATGCCGTCTGTCGGCTGTCACACGGAAGCTCATGCTGTTCAGGGCGCTGGCGAGTTCACATTCTTCCCCGAAACAACGACCGTATTTGATTTCCTGTTCGTCGACGGCATTATTCCGGTATTCGATGACGGATTGCATATTCCGGCCATCCTGCATGAACCGCATGCCGTGTATATCTGGTTCGCCTCGAGTCTTGGTCGCGGATACAGCACAATGTCATTCGGCACGCAGTCCGTGACGACAATGGTTGTCTGTGCCGATGCGGACACGGTTCTTTCAGGGATGGCCCCGAATTCGCCGTATCTGGCATGGAGCGATGCCGACATTACCGAATACGGCATGTGGGGCGGCAGCAGTGTCATGCCGTTTGATGCCGATATGCCCACCGGCGTGCTGTGCGACGTTGGATTCTTCAATCGCAAACCGAACGATGAATTCGTGAATACGGCGTGGGTTGCCGAAGCACTTGTTCCGCCCATTCTGCTGTTCGATGTGCTGATATTCCTCGCGGATGAAACCGAGGCTGTTCTGCATGACAAGGGCTGGCTCGAATCCACGGAAAATGTGCCGTCACGGAATTTTGTCTCTGTCATGACATCTCTGAACGGCGAGTTCGATTTCGACAACTGGCCGTCATTTGATGCCGATAAAGCCTTCACTGCCGATGCCGGTGTGGACAACATGTACGCGACGCGTGTCATGGATGAAAAGAAAGCGCACGGTTGGTGGGATGCTGCAAAGTTTACCATGGACTATTCCATCAGCTTCGACTGGAATGTCGGCGATGTCTGGTATGCCGCAGACAGAACCGGTTTGCACTGGAACATGTCAAGCCAGCATACGGTTGCGCACGGCTGGTGGGATGCCGCCAAGTTCACGCTCGATTTCGCACTGCTCAGGGATGCCTTTGGCGTCGAAACGTATTATGCCGTAGATTACGCGTCTCTCGGCAAGGTCATGGAAAACTGCTTCCACTATGCTCACGGCTGGTGGGATACTGCGGAACTTTCCCTCGACCCCATGTGCATCCTCGGCGCGGACATGGTCGTGTCAGAGTACGCATCTGGAAGCGTGCTCGATGTCCCGCCGTGGCTCAATACGGAAATACACACGGCCTACTACGAGGAACAGCTCGATGTCACACTTGATTTGAGCAAATACTTCGGCATTGATGGTGCTGGCGGTGATGCGTGGTATGCGCCCGACCCGAAACCTGTCGATTGGGACATGGCGCTCGCCGACAACAACCGCGCCGCACATGGATGGTGGGATACGGCGTATCTTGTCACGCTTACCATGCGTTATGTTCCCGGCGCGGAATCAGGTGTGTGGTATGCCGACAATTTCCTCGAGCTGAACTGGTATACGCCGCTGGCGAATAACTATCTTGCCGCAGAAGGAGTCGCCGTCAAGGTACCCGAGTTCACACTTGAACCGGCAATAAACCGTATCGGTATCATTGCTCCCGAATCGTTCAGCTACCTGTACAGGGACAAGAACAACGACCTTGTGTACTTCTCCCATACTTCAGGCGGCATGGTGTGGGTGTTCAAGGAATACCAACTCGGCCCGGATATCGTGCTGTATCAGGATTCCAGATATGCCCTGCTCAAACAGCCGTACAGCATCTACAAGGGTGTGTATGGCTGGTGGTATGTGGAATACACCAACCTCGCACATGCGGCAGACACGCAGCTCTTCTCCGTGTACGACTGCCGCGACCATTCTGTTGTTCCGCGCGAAACGAACATGCTGAGCAACGGAACAATCGACATTGTGCAGCACGGGCCGAATCTCGGCATTTTCCCGCCCACGGGAAGCACAAAATTCCGCAGCGGAACACCGCACTTCTACAATTCGCAGAATTTCTATCTGGACAACCAGATATACGGCGGGCCACTTGACCCGGACACGCTGCTGGCTATGGGACAGGAAGCGACCGTCATGCTGTCGCCGTGGAACAACGATTTCTCCATTATTCCCATATACGCCACACATGCTCCGGAAACGCATGCCAAGGATGGGGAAAACAATGTCGCTCCTGACCCGCGTGCGGACATGCTCACGGGGTATGCACTCGTCACGCAGGAACATCCGTTCTACAACATCCAGTTCAATATGCTGTTCGACTGGAACGTGTCGGATACATGGTACGCCAAAAATGGTGAGCATGACATTACTCCGGATTCCCATGCAGGAATTACGGAAACATATGCACTGACGGATACCGCGTTCCCGCTGTACACCACGGATTTCAATACCATCTTTGACTGGAATATCTCCGACGCATGGTTTGCCGGGTACAACACCATATTTACCACACCAAACCTGCGCAGCGGCATGCACACGGCGTTCTTTGACGAATTGAAACTTGCGGCATACGCCCCGTATACACACTGCGGTGAACATTCGCAGCCGGATTTTCCCGGTTCCGTGGAAAACCAGATCAGCGTCGGCATATGGGACAGCATCTACAGTGGTGTACATTGGAACGAAGAAAGTCATCAGAACACAGCGCATGCTGTCCATGGGCTGCCCTTCGAGTCCACGCTTGCGCCTGCACTAACGTTCGACTGGAACGTATCGGATACATGGTACACGCAATCGCGGCCCGTGCTTGAACTCGCCGACATGACCGGATTCGCCACCGGAGCATTTGCCGAAGCAGGCAACAAACTGGCCATGCTGGACTGGTTCCCGGACATCATGACGTTCAACGCCACAGCGGCCCCTGCCGTGCATACCGCTGACCGGGTATTTGACCCGGGATGGGCAGACTATCCGTGGGTATCCGCATGGGCATCCGCGGAAATCGAGGTCATGTTCCATGAGGCCACCGGCGGACACATACCGGGAACAGGTGCGGATGCGTGGCAGACTTTCGATGGCGACGCCCTGACGTATCCCATGTGGCCGTTGTTCCAGTTTGCCGCGCACACAGCGGACACCATACTGTTCTCGTCCGAAATTGACTTCACCAATGGTGTACTCGAGGGCCGTCTCGGCGATGGAGATGAAGTTATCATCAATGACGCCATGTGTGCGCATCCCGCCATGGAGGGCTTCATTGAACTGACCGGCTTCATTTTCGGCGATTTCTGGCTCAGCACCATGCAGCCGATATCTGCAGAGATGAGCACCGTGCTCAGTGTGACCGAGGAAATGGTGGCCGCCGTCTACCCCGATCAGTATCTTGCATTCTACGTTTCGCAGGAATTCCCGAACATCCTTGAAGTGGAAAGTACAGCCACGCTCCAGCCCGGGGTGTTTATCGAAATCTCCACGTTTGAGGAACAGCAAATCCTGCCCAACTGGAACGTCCATCTGGCGATGCCGGTTGCCGACCATCCCTATGGGTACATCGACACGCTCAACAAGGAAATTGCCTCACAATTGGCGTTTGTTTCCTACGAAATGGAGCCGTCCGTTATCGGTAATATCCCTGCCGCGACAGATTGGGAAAAATACCTGAAAGCATACGGAAGCTGTGCCGCGACCGCAACGCAGTATGCCGGTATGCTTGTATGCAAATATATCGGCTGCCCGTATTGGGCAGTGATTGTTGACGGCGTCATTGTGGTGCAAGACCCGCCGTTCGTGTACATCCCGATGATTCCGGAAATCGAATTGTGGTTCGACTACCAGACCGACAGCCAGCTCGATATGGCGTTCGTGTTCTGATATCTGAAATTGTCTTTACAAAGCTCATTTTCGTTGTCACCACTTTTGTCTTTACAAAGGTCATTTCGTATGTCAACTCACCTGCGCATACGTTCTTTGCGCGGTATTGACAATACTTTACAATCATGGCTGATGTACTTACAAAGCTCGTTTTCGTTGTCAATACTTTATTCCTTACAAAGCTCATTTTCATTGTCAATACTTTCATCGTACTTTTACTTATTTCATTGTCAATACTTTTTGTGTTTACAATCGTAAAAACAAATGTCACCACTTTTGTCTTTACAATGAAATCTAGCTTTGTAAAGACAAAAAGTGGTGACAATGAAAATGAGCTTTGTAAAAACTAAACCGCAGACTGCATGCGGAATGCCTGCTCTTTCAAAAGCTGGTCGATGATTTCCTGCGCGTACTGTCCCTGCATGGCACGGTTGTCGAGCGCATCAGGCACCACCTGCTGATGGTACTGGATAATCCCGATGCCGCAGAAGCCGTGACCGAACCAGACGGAATATGTCTGCCCCTCTTCCATCCACGCAATGGTTTCTCTCGCGAACAGGCTGCGGATGTACGCAGGGTTGTCGACGAACTCGACGGGAACGGGCGTCTCCAGTTTGGTCAGCACGTTGATGCTCCCTGCCATCCATTGCACGGTATCTCCCGACGCCACCCTGCCGTCACTGAATCTCTCCGCCAGTGCCGACGCATCCCGCGGTTTCAGCATGAGCGGCATCAGTGTTTCCGCATGCGCCGGTGTGGTGACGTAGGTATAGTACGCCTTGAACACCTTGGCCGCACTTCTGCCGCCTGTAGGATGGCAATGCGGGCAGAGGAAGTTGCATCCGGCTGTCCCGCACCAGTCGAGGCACGGTATCTTCGCCTGAGTCGCGGCATTGCCGTCCACGACATCCATGGCGGTCAGCCCCATGTTCTTCGCCGTTACATCAAGAAAGCCTGTGCTGCTCATATCTGTCCCTGCCCCCACGGCTGCTTCAGCATGTCATCCAGCTTGTTATACCGCATGAGCTGTGCCCGCATCTGCATGTTGTAATCGGCAGGGCCGCCCTCACCCCTGATGATGATGTTGGAATCGAGCCGTGAGAGCGCGATGAGCATTTCGCCGCGACGGTTGAAGATATTCATGATGTCCGAGCAGAACTGGAGCGTGTTCTTCAGTTCCATCACGCGGCGCTTGAGGCTCTGGTATTCCGGCATGGTCTGCACATCATTCTTGGCGTAGTTCTGCACTGCCGTGGCGGATTTCGCCGTTGCCGCATACGCGGCGGTCTTCTGCGCCACAAACAGGTCGAGTTCGTTTTCGGCCTGCCCCAAGTCGGTACGAACGCTCCGGACATAAAACGCCCATTGCGCCTGCGAACCTGCATGCCGCTTCATGTCGTCGGCCATTGCCGCGACGGACTGGTCGTGTATGGCGAGGTCTTCCAGCACTTCCTGCAGAAGCATCCTCGGAGCGCGGTATGCTCTCCCCTGTGTCGTGTTCTCCTGTGTCATGTCGTGTTCTCCAGTATGGGTCAGAGACAAAGATATGCCTGCTCTTTGCGGCATCGGATATGGTAGAAGAAATAACTGGTGTGTGTCGGGTGCACGTCGATGATTTCAATGTCGTCCTGCGGAAGCATGGCCGTGAAATTTTCGAGATACATCCGGGACAGCGGCGGCACGCTGTCAAGGTAAACACTCAAATCACCGGCGTACATGGATTCGATGGGGTTTTCCCAATCAATCGTGTCGTTGTCGAGTTCCTGCTCCTTTACGCGCATCCTGCGGTGCAGGTCGCCATCCGCGAGTGCGAGCATCTCCGTGGAGTTGAGGATGTACGGATAGGATGAATCGCATGGAACGGTGTACACCGCTCTGGACGAGTAGAATGTGACGCGGGAAAGAAACGCCGCGCCACGGAAGTCCCTGATGTCCGCCATGTGGAAGATGAGCGCGGACAGCAGGGGATACGGCTTGTCAGCCATAGAGGGAGAGAAAAGTATCGCGTTCCTGTTCATACGGCATCATGCCCACCTGCGGAGCAGGGAATGTTTCGTCCGGGGGAAGAAGGTGTGCTCCCGGAACAACGGGATAGTCCGTCACGCCGAGCGGCGGTATGACGAGCCAGTTGCAGTCGACCAACGGTGCCGGAATGGACAGGATCATATGTGGACGTTTCAGTCCTATCCTGCCCCATGTCGATGTGAACATCCGGCTGTGCATCGTACCGGCCGGGATGATGAACCATGTATCCGGCTTTTCGTTGATGGCCGCGCTGCCCATGCTGTCCAGCCGGTTGACGTGCATGTAGTGGAGCGGCGTGGCGTTCAGCACGCACTTCGCGTTCCTGATGAACTCGTTGACATGCTTCAGCGGATGCCAGTCTTCGTGCGGACACTTCCATGCTATGCGGTTCAGGCTCATGAGCTGCCGGATATAGCTGTTCGTCCAGTTGACCTTTTTCGATACCTGCCCATTCAACTGCCCGTCCACAATCATGCCGAGGATATCGTCGATGACCAGCTTCTCGGAAAAGTCCACGGGGATGGCCTCGAAGAACTTTCTGAGCGTCGTGTACATGCCAAGCGTGCATACGCTGCTGAACGCGATGGAGTTGTTCAGCATGTATATGGATTCGCACATTCCCTCGTATATCTGGAATGTCAGCGGATGCGCCGACATGTACACGCGCTTCTTAGTATTCAGGTTCAAATTGTCTACGTTCACCGCGTTCGCTCCGAACCCATTCCGTATTGATGTCCATGTACTTCTTGTATGTGCGCGGGCACTCTTTCGGCATCACATGCAGCGGCGTCGGCTTGAGCATGACATGCCGCACAAGCACACACATGAGGTCGTTCGGCTTTACCTTGCATTCCTGCGCATAGAAGTAGGTAGGGATGCCGAGAATGAGCACCGCCATCTCGTCGATAATTTCAATGACAGGCGGCAGGATAATTTTTTCCTTCTGGTCAAGCGTCACCTGCGCGAATCCCTGAAACACCGTTTTGGAATCACTGAAGTTCCTGAACTCGATGTCCGTGGCCGCCTTGTCGTACACGCTGTCGGTCATGGGAAAGTCAACGACAAACAGCTTGCCGAATGTTTTTGTGATGTACTCCAGCGACACACACGTCACGGATTCCGCCTTGAACATAGGAAGACCGGATTCTCCGCACATGCGCTCGCGCAGAAGCTCGCGTGTCTGCGGCCAGTCGAGGCTGCGCCATGTACTATTCATGCTCCGGCCTCCTGAAGCTCTTTCGCTTTCTGGCGATATGGCGATTCCTCACCAATATCGAATCTTCCCACGGAAACGGAATTTGCGTCGACACTCATAGCCTTCGCGGTACCTTCCTGCGGAAGGTGCCCATGCTTCTCGACATACTTGGCGACCAGTGAAATGGCGTCCTCCGGCTGCATCCCGGAACGTGCCGGAACAGGCCGCGTGAGCATCTTCTTTTTCATTTCGGCATTGCGAAGTTCCTGACTGATCATGGAGTACAGCGAACTCACGACAATGGACGGCATGTTCAGGATTTCATTCAGCACCTTTGATTCCGGGAATCGACAGGTCTGCACGAAACCGCCAACAGGCGAGAACGGGCGGATGTTGTGATTGATTTCCAGCGCATTGTGCACCTGTCTGTCCTGATCCCAGAACCGCTCCCCTTCAATGGCCTTCCGCACGAAGTATGCGCCGGTGATCTCGTAGAACACCCTGTTTCCGGCCTGAATCTCCTTGCATGCCCCGAATGCGATATTACCATCGGACATGTTGAAAAAACGCATTTCGTCCTTTCTCATACATAAGGCTCCATCTTCGGTATCCACCGTACACGGACAATAACTGGCTGCGCAGACGTGTTCTGCAGAATTGTTCCGTAGTAATCCGGTGTTTCCGGGTCACGAATGATAACGTTGATCTCCGGCGGATTCATGAGCAGGTTCCCGTCATCCTGCTTTTTGAACACATGCGTGACAATCTTCTGTGACATGAACTTCGTCGCGTTCCCGTTGATAACGATATCGCCCATGTCGTTGTCGGTCTGCTCGAACGTCCACTCCTGCCCCACACGGCGGCAGATGTTCCAGAGCCAGTTTATCTCTTCCGCAGCGATAATCGAGCCTCTGGCCGTGTAATTCACGAGAATTTTCGTGTTCAGGTCTGAGTGGTTGAAGAACAGGAACCCCATGTACGGATTGTAATAATACGTTTTCGGGTTCGGCGGGTACGTCAGCGTGCCCTGAAACTGTTCTGAATTCGCGGTATTCCTGACAATCAGACCTTTTCCGCCAGCCTCGGCGTTGGCCGCCTCATACAGCCGGATGAACCCGACATTCCTGTCACCAAAGTATTCTTCAACAATGGAATAATCGCTCCTGCTGACATACAGGGAAACGTCTGTCGGGCGGATACGCCGGTTGGCAACGGGCAGCCGCGGCCCATTGTGACTCATGTTCGACGTTGTATCAGGGGCGTAATGTATTGTTGCCATTCTGTACTCCTCTGCGGGCCAGCATCGCCAGATCACAGCACAGCGCAATAAACTGGGTTTCCGTCCTGACCTCGCGGCGCATGATTTCGGTAAAGCCGAGTCTTGAGGCGTTCGACGGAGATGTCAATGCGTCAGCGCACATGCGCTTGGAAATATATTTCGCGCCGACCCTGAAATGGTTGTTTTCAAGGAATCTCTGCATGGCCGGAGCGACTTCGGTATCCATATCCTTCGTGCAGTCGGTCAGCAGGTCGTACAAGGTATTCGCGTCGGCCCTGTCGTTCGGCATCTTGTCCACGGCCATAAGCCAGTCTCCCTTTTTCGTAATGTGCATGTTCAGCATGATGGTACTGAGTATCAGCTCCGGGCATCCCATGGAGTATTCGTACAGGACTTCTCCCATGTATGAATCGACCTTCCGTTTCGGCTTGTGGAACGCCATGACTTCCTTGAAGCCGCGTACCGTCTCCTTCTGTGTGAGCCAGCGGAAATGATATGACGGGAGCGTGGGAACGACATCAGCTTCCTCGATGAGCAGGAACGTGATGGCATGCGTGAGCTGCGGATATACCATGTCCCACAATTCTGGATTGTCCGGGTCGTACATGATGACATACACAGGGCAGTGCCCCCTGAACACGGAATCGGCACCTATCATCCTCGCAAAGATATCCGGACGCCGCACGGTCGAGAGGTCGAACATGGGCGCGTTGCGCTGGTTCAGAAGCGACCACGCGATAAAGTTTGCTACCTGCAACTGGAAGCACCCGGTTTCCCCGGATATCTGCACAACAGCTCCTTCCCTGACATCGCCATGCTCCACCGCGGCAAACAGCCTTCGCGACTCAGGCACAAGCGCATCTATGTCTTCTCTGCATACGTTCATTTGTCGTCCTCTGTGCTTTCACGCATATGTGAACCTGCGGCATCCTTCCAGATGGTCACGATATGCTGTGGCCTCAGAAGGGCAGCAAGCGTCTCGTTATGCGTGATGACCACTATCTTGTCGTAGAATCTCCGCATGGTCTTGTTCAGCAGCTCTGCAAGCATGGCGATGCCGTCAGCATCCATTGCCGTATCGAATACTTCATCAAGAAACAGCGTGTCACTCCGCACGGCCAGCAGCGAAAACGACAACGTAACAGCAATACGGACACGCTGAAGTTCACCGGATGAGAGCTGGCTCAAGTCTTTTCCGTCCACCTGAATGAAAATGCCGCCACCGTTTGCCGACATCTCGATGGACATGTCGGACACGGATTGCAGAAGGTGATTGCACGCCGCCGTGAGTTTGCGGAGAAACACATTGAAATACATGATGGGAAGCGTCGTGTACGTTGTCCCTGACGCTTCCTCGAAGCTGGAAAGCAGTCTCGCCGCGATATCAATCGTTCTGCGCTTCGTCGTGAGCGCGGCCTCGATGGATGCCTTTCTGTCTTTCAGGCTGTCTACCGTGGCCTGCATGGCGTCCATGGAACTCACGGAAGCCACAGCCTTCTGCGCCTCACACATGTTCCGGTCTGCCCGCTCGTAGTCATCAATCTGCTTTTTGCAGAATGAAATCTGCGCCTCGATGTCCGGCATCGTATTGGCAGTCTTGTTGTACGCCGTGCGCGTTTCCATGATGACATTGTCTTCCGGGATATCCCTGTCGGACAGGTATTCCAGAATCTTGCCCTTCTTCAGCGCAAGCGCCTTCAGCTCAGCCTTCTTTGCGGCAAGGTCGCGCTCGACGGCCTGTTTCCGCACATCATCGGTAATCGGCGTATCGCATGATTTGCACACAAGTTCGGTATGGCAGTGCGGGCATGCCGTGTTCACCCCATGCGCAAGCTGTTTCTCGTACTGCGTAATGGAAAGCTCCGCGGACTGAATCATTTCCTCTGTCTGCTTGAGCGCGTTCGTCGCGGCGGATACTTCCTGCACAAGGCTGTCCACCCAGTTCAGATACGCTTCTGCTTTCCGCATGTACTCCATGTGCTCGTTGCGCATCCGGATGTGTTCCTGCAGCGACACACGGTACTTTTCATACTCGTCATGGGAGAAGGGAAGGCTCTGCCTGAGCTGGAGCATGATATTGTTCTGACGCTCCTTCTCGTACAGCAGGTTTTTCTCCGCTTCGGCAATGGACTGCGCCAGCTCTTCCATCATGGTCTCGCTGGTGATGATGTTGCGGCGCATGGTGATTACACGCTGCGCGTACTTTTGCATGATTTCCTTTATCATGCTCGTCGCGTTTCCGCGCAGTACCGCGACTTCGGGAATAAGCTCTTCCAGAAGCTCTCTGCGACGTGATTCGACCATATCCGTGAACGCGGTCACGTTCTGGGACAGGAACGAATACTCTATCGACCGCTGAAGGTCGGCAAGAAACGAACTGTCACGCACACTGACGGTCTTGTCTCCGCATGTGACGGAAAGCCGCTTGCCGCGCGACACACTTACAGATTCTCCGTTCATGGTGCAGTGCAGTGCGGCCTTCATCGGCTGGTTGCTGTCACGCTTGTTCAGCGCACTCAGCGTGAGCTTCGGGAGCTTGCCGTTCACCGCGTACTGCGCACCCATGCGGATGGATGTCTTGCCCGCGCCGTTTCGGCCGGAAATAACCGTCACTCCCGGTCTGAACCTGAACACGACAGATTCCCAGCTCCGGAAGCCTCTCAACATGAGTGATTCAAGACAAAGACAGCTAGAGTCTGACACCTTCAATTCCTCCGGCAGCACGCCCTACAACACTTCTGATGATATTCTTCACCGGTGCGGATATCTCCAGTCCGTACAGCGCACGGTCGAGCGTGATATCCGTTTCATCAATATCGGCCATGATGCTCTTTATGTTGTCCACGGATACTGCCGAAGATTCTTCGGATGTTTCCCGGGTACGCTTGAATTTCGCCGTATCCGCATAATCCTTGTCAGCATCAACTGTGATACACAGGCTGCGCGTGGGCGTCACGGACATGCCGTTGTACACCCACATCCACTGATTCCTGTCACAGTCGTCACTCCATGATGTGGGATACGGAGACCCGAGCTGGTAGTATCTGGCATCGACAGGAGCATCCTTCGACATAAGCTGCACGGCATGAACGGCCGCGCAGTGCAGGTGCCCATTGAACACGAACGGTGTCGGCGGGAAGTCCGTCATGGACTGTGCGAAATCCTTGTCGGCGTAGCTGTTCAGTTCAAAGATGTCCCTGTGGGCGAACACGGCGTTGAACATATCCGCGGATACTATTTTCCCGCAGAGTTCGCGGACTTTTTCGGTCGGTGTATAATAAGGAAGATAGCAGACGTTGTCCTCGATTTTCCGACCGTTGACATTCGCATTGTAAACACACTTCCCGACAGAAAAAGTATTGACAATGTGCACCTGCGGGATGAGCGAGAAAACGTCAAGCTGCGTCAGCGCCGTGCCGCGGACAGGCGTGTCGTGGTTACCCATGAGCAGAACGACGCACTCGAATGTCCTGAATACATCAGCAAGATGGAGGATGTTTTCGACCTGAATGGCCGCGTTTCTGTCCAGCAGGTCGCCGCAGATGACAAGCGAGGGAACGGCCTGCTTCGACTGCATATCCTTTATGATTGCCGCCAGCTCTACAAGCTCGTTCTGCCTGTTCTGGCCCAATCTTGAATGTATGTGCCAGTCCCCGGTGACAATCGCCGGGTATGGAAGCGTGAAATCGACAGTCTGCATGGAAACCTCACTACGTTTGAAAGCTCAATATACGACAACTTTCTCGATAAGTCAAGCATGTAAAGACTTGACATTTGACAATTTTGTCGATATATGAGCTTTCACTAACGAGGTTCTGGAAAAATGAGCAAATTATACAATACCAAAAGTATCTGTGAATATCTCGGCATCACGCCCGAGCTTTTGCGGATGCTGACCAGACTGGAGTATGTGCCGGAGAACAGGTCGACACCGTTCCAGCGAAACAAGTTCAGCCTTGTCGATGCCCGGTGCGGACTCTCGCAGTACATGTTCGACATGACCGAAAGGAATGTGGACATGTCGTCTCTGGATGGATGGGCAAAGGCGCTCTCATCGGAAATGGTGATGCTGAAGGAAATGGATGCCGACATATCTCCGGAAGTGCTCGGCAGAATGCTGGCGTGTCACATCATGCACCTCATGCGTGAGTCTCTCCGGCAGGGAAACGCCGTGACGCTTCCGGTCGGCAAGCTTGAACCTGTCATACGCAACAGCAGGCAGGTGTATGTCAGGGTCAAGGATGAAATAACAAACATTGCCTCGCGGCGTGATGTGGCATTCAGGCGCGATACCCAGAAAATATCCGCACTGTTTTATGATGTCGCGGGCGAAACAGAGGAGACGCAAGACGATGCTGAAGGCATTGAGGAACAGCCTCAGACTGCTCCATGCGATTGACGGCAGGTTCTACATTGCCGTCGAGGATGAAGGCTGCTACGTCGACCCCATCGGTGTGCATCCGCAGACACGCGAAGTTGAGCTGGAAGAGCTTGACGATGAAGGGAAACCGAAGAAGCAGATTCAGTTCGTGTTTCCGTGCAGTGTGTCGTACATGCTGGAGCCGCTGGTTGACAGGGAGAAGATGGGCACGGAGAGGATGTCCATCAGATTCGAGCATGTCATGATGGCGTGTCCGATTACGGATGACGCCGCGCAGATGTATTTCGACACCATGCAGCAGTTCATGAACATGCTCATCAACCGAAGTGTGAACCAGCGGCAGCGTGCGTCCGAACAGGCCGACGGGAAGTTTGCCGAAGCCGCGCCGAAAATCGGCGAAACCATCAAACAATAAGGAATACTGTCATGACCAAAGCTGAACTTGTTTCTGCCATTCGTGATTACAGCAAGCAACTCGGAAAAATTGCGCTCACTACCGATCAGATTGATGTCTGCATCCACGGCCTGATCCATGTCGTGAAAAACGATGTCATGGTGCGCGGCGAGGAACTGAAAATCGCCGGATTCGGCAAGTTCGTCAAAAAGACCCGTCCTACGCGTGTCTGTCGCAATCCCAATACCGGCGAAAGTATCAATGTGCCTGAAAGGGACTGCCTCGAATTCAAGGCGTTCAAATAATGCCGCTCCCCAGTTGGTGATGCACAGGCAATAAAAAGACTCCTGCCGGGAGAGGGTGTCGAAAACTCTCGGCAGGAGTCGCGCGTATCGGCTGTTCACAATCACGAGTCGTGCATCATGTTGGACAACCTGAAATCAGTGTAGCCTAGGTGTGTCTGGATTTCAATATGCGAGTGCGCATCGGACATGTGTCACCGCATCCGATGCGCACTCGAGGTGTGGATGAAACCATCGGCAGCACACTTAACGGGAGATGTCGTATGCGGCAGGAAGCTTCACAAGGAAATATAGGCACACTTTCCGGATATGACAAGTGCATATCCGGTATGTCATGAGGAGAGCAACCATGCTGTATGTCAGGAAGCCGGAGCGTGTGCACATGACACAATGGATGGGCACACGGAAAAGCTGCGATGCTGTCGTGAACATGTTCGTTGATGCTGGTGCGAATGTGCGCGTCACTGCCGAGGAAGGCTACAGGACGCTGTGCATCGTTACGGAAAATCAGGGCGTCATGATGGCGAATATTAATGACTGCGTGTGCTGGTGGGAAAATGAAAGAAGGGTCGGCGTGTACCAGCCGCACATGTTCGAGCGGGAATACGAACCTGTCGACAGGGAAAGTACCGAATAAAAACAAAAAGCCCCCGGAGATTCCAGCAACCGGTGGCTGCTCAATTCGAGATATCTCAAATGTCGCAAACAGAGACCCTCACCGCGCTTGCCTTCGCGGTGAGGGTCAACAAACATTAAGGAGCCGCGCATATGTCCAAGACACGGCAACAACGTCATGACGCGACATTACCGCAGGTTTGCCATAAACGTCAAGAATGCAGGCGTACTTAAAATTTGACAACCTGTACCGGGTGTAGCTAAGGTTTGGCAACAACGTCATAGTGCGCCAGCGTACTCATCATATCTTGCCTGAATATTGGTGATACGCATCAGCTCCCGCACAACATAACGCCAGCTCACGATGGCACTCACTGTTGCGGGCAGAAGGTTATCCAGTAAAAACGAGAATGTTCTCATTTACGCTGGAGCGCAATGACAAATATTAAGGAGCAAACATATGTCTCCCACTTCTTCTAACCAGTCCTCAAAGAAAAAACAGAAACCCGTAGACCGCGTGCGTGTCATCAGAAATTATATTCTGGACAAGTACGAGGCCAAGCTCATTGCCGACGCGGAAAACCGCTGGATTTACCTGCGCAGTGGGCCGCTGAAAGGCACGATGTGCGATTACAGAAAAGCCGACTTCGCCTACGTCGTCGACACAGCCTGTCAGGAATTGCGCATCGCCTATTCAACGTCATTGCTCACGGCTGTCGTCGGGCCGCTGAACGGTATGGCGCACACTCAGGTCGACCCCGTGTACGGCAACATCAGATACGGCCTGTTCGACGGCGGTGTGTGCGTCAACTGCGGCAACGAGAAAGTCCTGACCGTACTGCGTGACGGCAGAGCGTCATGGGATACGCTGATGACAAGTCCCGTGATGTTCAACCCTGATGCACTCAAGACAAAAGCTCCATATCAGGTGGAGTTCGACAGACTTTCCGCCACCGACATGAAGCCGTTGTTGTCGGAGCTGTTCGGATACATCAGGGAAGAGTTCCATCCGTTCCTGTTCGGCTGGATGGCCGCATCTGTTATCGCACCGAAGGTAAAAATGCCCATCGTCGCCATTCTCGGCAACGCAGGTTCCGGAAAGTCCACCATCGCGGAAATCATGCAGGAAATAGTCGACCCGTTGCAGGCAGGCATATGCAGGCTACCTGAAGACCAGCGCGAGCTGATGACCATGCTGAGTGGGAGTAGTCTGTGCATATTGGATGACCTGCGCCGCATCTCTGCTGATGCCGGGACAATCCTCAAGGTGGCGACAACAAGCAAGACTGTGCACATGCGCAGGCTATACAGCAGCACAAACATGGAAGCACTTGTTCCCGGTGCAATCATCCTCACAAGCACAAGCATGCCGAACTGCGCCGATGACCTTCTCAGCAGAATTGTGCCCATCTACACAGGAACAAAAAAAGGCGCGAACACCATGCTGCTCAAGAAAGCCACGGAAGAGTACGCGCCGAGCATACGCGGCACTATTCTTCGGATAGCCGCCGCGACTGATTTGCGCATTCTGTACAGCAAAGAGGCACATCCGCTGATTGACCCATTCCGGAACCATCCGGCCATCAGGAGATTTCCCGAGTTCTTCCTGCTTGTCTGCATGTTCGCGCAAATGGGCGGATACTCGCAGCAGGAAGTCATGGACGCGCTGGATGCCATTGTTGGTTGCAGCATCGAGTGCGCCGAGGAAACGGGCATGATGGTAAGCAGGATGCACGACATACTCGACAGCGTACCTGAAGAACTGCAGGTATGGGACACTACCGCGCAGGAGTTGTGGGATATGCTGGTCAAAGATATCCCTGCCGAGATGCTTGTCGCTGACAAGTCCATGCCGGTAAACGCAAAATTTACCGGCAGGAAGCTGCGCCGCATGGCCGGAACGCTGGAAAAATTCGGATGGCAGCTAAGTACCGAACGCACACATACCGCACGAGTCATACGGTTCACGCGGATAAACTTTGATTAAACCGCGAACGTCCAGAAAGAGTGCCGGTGGATGACTGAAAGCACCGGTGGATGCACGAAATAACAGGAAATAAACCGGCGCGGCCCGCACAAAGCCGCGCCGGTCGGCTTTGTAACTGGCAAAGCCGCTCTCCCCTGCGTGAGGGGGCGCAGGGGAGCGGCAGCTCCCCCATACTTAAAAAGTGACGATCTAGATCGCGTCAACAGATCGTTTCTTGTCACGTTCATGACGCGCAAAAAATCCAATTATATCAATGCCGCGTCATGAATGACATGAAACTATCACTAAAATACAA